ATCCAAGGCACGACACAGGCCGGCACGCCCTACGGAACGGTCCTACTGCTACGCAACGCGCCGGCGCCCGGCCGAGTTCTGACGAGCAAATTTGCAGGGGCGAATTCTGGGGGGGTCAACGGTGCTCCATTGACCCTGGCGTTTCCGCCGGCCGCCATGACCGGCTACTCGACCGCTTTGAACAGCGGGTACGGACAAGGCACGTACGTGGCGAGTGCGTCGACTGAATATCCTGGAAACGTGGCGTGGCAGGCATTTGCCAAGTCCGGAGTCTTGCCTACAATTTGGTCGAGTACCGGTGCCTATACTGCCGCAACGGGTCTGTATGCCGGAACAAACGTTACTGTCGATGTCACTGGCACTTCGTACTTAGGCGAGTGGCTCCAGATTCAGATGCCATCGTCTATAGTTCTGTCCAACTACGTGATCGCCACGCGGACCGACACGATTACGCAAACGCCGAACAAGTTTTGGATTCTCGGAAGCCGTGACGGTTTCAACTGGAGTGTGGTGGATGCTCGGTCAGGCGCTACTTGGTCGTCGAACGGTCAGCTCTTAACGTTCACGGTCACTTCGGCTCAAGCCTTTTCGTATTTCAGATTGGTGGTCAATGCAATTAACTCTGGAGGAGTTCAAACAGTAGCTACTGCGGCGCAATTCATCCTCAACGGCACCATCGAGGGCCCGAACGTGACCGCAGACGGCCGCCTCGGCGTAGGCGTCGTGAATCCTACTCGAGCTCTGGAGGTGGCTGGGGACTTGGTCGTGAGTGGTACGGTCTCGGGTGGGGCGGGCATGGGTATGTTCAGGAACAGGATTATTAACGGTGATATGCGCGTGTTCCAGCGAGGCACAACATTCTCACTTTCAGGTACGTCTGCTACATACACGCTTGATAGATGGTTGCAATACACAGCAAGCGGTACTACTCGCACAGTGTCAAACGTTCTCGACGTTCCATTGCGTTCTGGATTCATTTCAAGTGCCAACGTCGTTGCGACCGCTGCGACAACAACAACAGAATTTTGGCTGAAACAGTTGATCGAAATGTATAACGTCGTAGACCTTATCGGAAACCCCGTAACTCTTTCATTTTGGTACAAATCAAACAGAGTTGGAAATCATGGAGTCCGTTTCGGTTTACAAAACCTTCCAGGTGCGAATCCAACGGATACTTACCAGACATTTACAGTCAACAATGCAAACACATGGGAGTACAAGGTTCTCACGTTCACGGGCCTTGTACAAGCAACGGCTCCTACTAGCACGACGGCCTGGAACGATTGGGGAATTTCCCTCAATATAGGTCCTGTTGTGTATAATATGGGTTCTACTTCCATTGCGAACGGCGACTATTTCACGTTGACCGGCGTCCAGCTCGAGAAAGGTACCGTGGCCACTCCTTTTGAGCAAAGGCCGTATGGAGTCGAGTTGCAGCTGTGTCAGAGGTACTATGTGCGTTTCACCGGTGACGGCTCTTACAAACCAATAGGTGTAGCTACCGCTATAAGCACTACAGCGGCCACGGGTATTATCGTGGCGCCAACCTCTATGCGTACTCAGGTGCAAACTATAGACATCTCATCTTCTTCAAACACGTGTGGATACACGTCATCAATGATTCAGGGAACAACAACATATACAACGAATGACGTGTACCTATATTCAGCCGGGACGAATTTTGGATTCACCACTATAGGTGGTACAGGTAATGGTATGGCGAGTTTATCATGGAACCTTATTGGAATTAACTTGACTAATGGTTCTGGTATCACTGCAGGTTGGTCGGGCATGTATTATATACCACAGGGCAAGTATATAGGTTTTTCAGCTGAACTTTAAACTTGAGTACTAACAGAAAAGATGCCGTGGCGTATCGTTGTTGATTCGACCGCCGCTGAGATTTTCAGATATCCGACGACTTTCCCAGAGGAGTACACGGAACAATATCCTCTGGACGTGTACACCCACCTCTTGACCGAGAACGGAGTCGACCCAGACTCCGTCAAGCCCGCCCTCAACTCGGCGGACGTTCCTGTTCTCGTCCCCAACGTCGAATGGGGATGGTCCCAGGTCCGCGCCCAGCAACGCCAGAAACTCTACGAGTCCGACTGGACCTGTTCCGTGACCGACTACGAGGTTCCCAACAAGGCTGATTGGATCGCGTACCGTCAGGCTCTCAGGGACGTCACCAAGCAATCGGATCCTTTTAACATCTCTTGGCCTTCGCCTCCGTCGTCGTCGGCCTAGAGGCCTCCTCCTCTGTCGGCTCGGCCCGTCGTCGGAGTCCTACGGACTCCTCCTCGTGGCCCACGCCGCCTCAGTAATTTCAAATGAAAATTCACACAGGATCGTTAAGGTCCATAGACTCCACGAGGGAGGAGCTCCGCTCCGACGGACCCGTGGATATGTCCCACCCGTTGGAAATTTGGAATTCCAAATAGAATACTATATACTTTTCAACTTTGTGATAGAAAAAAATAAACTTTAGTTGAAAAATATATATATGTAAAGGGTGGAGATGGCCGGACCTTCAGGCCACCCTCTGGATTTCCAATTTTTTTCTCCAACCCCAGTAGGATGGAACGGATCTGCCCCAAGTGTGGTAAGGACTTTTCGGCTGACAAGTTCTGGACCACGAGTCTCAGGAGACACTTGGCCCGCAAAAACCCATGTGACCGTCCGGCCGACGCTCAGTACGTTCGTGGGGACGTGAACCCACCTCCACGGAATCCATTGAGATGTCTAGACTCGGTGGAATGGGCAACGCCAGAATCACCACCTCCAGAGACTCCAATGAGATTCGTGGCGCCTTGGTTCTTCAGGCGCGTATTCAAAGACCAAGCAAACGTTTGTTTCGTCAAGCCGAACACCTCCAAGAACGAGATATGGGTCAAGGTGACTCGCGACGAGCCTGTAAGACTCGTTCGGGTTGACGAGTTCATCCGGCTCTTTGTGAATCACGTTTTGGCTCGTCTGTGCCCTATGGATGGAAACTATACGTGCTGGACATTGAGCGAGTGTAGTGTCGAAGTTGATACTGGAACGTGGGACGGATCATTTTACGAGAAAAAGAACGAGTTCATGTTTGGTATGCGTGACGTAATCAAGGAATTTACACACACTTTCCCAAACAAAATTCAACTTAAAAATATGCTTGTGAATTTTACATAATGGACGACGAGTTCATGAAATCCTGGACGCTCACGCGGGAGGGAATGACGGTAACGGAGGTTCTCAGAACGTACCATGCCCAGGGGTTTCCTAAGGTTCCCATTCCCGTCAAGGACCTCTTTAAACAGTTTGAAAAGTACGGGTGGTCCGTGGACCCAAAGACGGCTGTCGTCTCCCAAAAACCTCTCAGCCCCTAGTAGAGACTCATGTCATTTAACCAAGGTTCGCCGGGCGTCAGCCAAATTTTAAACACGGCCAACTGTCTCGTCTTTGGCAATACCTCGACCGGAAACGCCTTGAGTGTCCAGCAGCTCGGGGCGGGGAACGTTTTTGTTACGAGCAACACCAACGGGACTATCGGTCTCTTTGTCAATCCTTCATCAAACGTGGGCATCGGGATCACGAGTCCAGCTCAGAAGTTCCATGTCTATTCCGCGGCGGCGGGCAACCCAACGAACACGGGAACCGGTGCCGACTCTAATGCGCTCGTACGTTTCCAGTTCAATACGATCGGTCTGGACTTCGGATGTCTAAACAACGGCAACACCTGGATTCAGAATCGCCAGCCAACCACGAGTCTGGGAACGTCATACCCTCTCCTGATTAATCCTCTAGGTGGAAACGTCGGCATAGGAACGACGAATCCTGGAAATTTGCTTACTGTAAACAACGGCACGACGGACGGTACGGTCTTGCGTTTGGTCGGTGGCAATGGGGCTTCAACGGCCGTAGGACCTTCTATCGACTTTTCTATTTCAAATCTTCCTACTTATACGGGGGCATCTATCAAGTCTCTAAACCTATTTACGGATGGCGGCGGTCAAGGGGCGCATCTTGCGTTTTACACTTCAAACTGGAACGGGACATCAGGATCCAATTCGGAACGTATGCGAATCACGAGCGGTGGCAACGTCGGCATCGGGACGGCGAGTCCTGGTTACACACTCGACTGTTACACGGGAACCGTCCAAGCCACCACCTTCAGGTCACTTTCTGGAAATTATCTGTACTTGGTCAATGGAGCTGGTGGTTCAGCTATTACTTTACAGGGTACGACGACGGCTATATCGGGTGGGGCTGTTATCATGACCGGTGGCAACGTAGGAATCGGAACGACGAATCCAACCTTTACACTTCATGTCAACGGGTCTATAGGTAGTGCTGTTGGATCTAATATACCAATTACACTTCCCCCGGCTGGTTCTTTTATATCATATGGTATAACTTTAGCCACTTCTGGTACATGGTACACAATAATCAGTGATGCCAGAATAAACGCGACTATAACAGGCGCGATCGGCACGTCCGATCTTACATCTACTGTATTTATAGTAACACTACTTGCTACTGGACAGGCAAGTGCAAACATGACTATAGTGACTGGTAGCGCATCAAATATACGCACAAGCGGTGCTGCTTTACAGTTTTTAGCCAGTAGCAGTTCTTATGGTCTCGCGTGTAATTTTACATTACTCAGACACAGTTAATTGAGTCCAAACTAACCGCTTAAATTCCCAACCTAAGTTAGGAGAATGAACGGAGTTCATTCGACAGGTCAGGCCCCCAGGGCTCACGAGTCGGCAGGGCCGACTCGGTTGATTTTCGCCGATTCCCGTAACCGTGACCTGACTTTGTACCCATCAGGAAACAGTTACGTTCTACACTTGACCAGCCCCATCAAAAACATCGAACGTGTTGACCTCGTCAGTGCCCGTGTCCCAAACACTTTTTTCAATTGTACAGACGGCTCAAACGTCCTCTCGGTCGGGACCGGAGGTCCCTCCTCCTCAAACGTCTCAATCAATCCAGGATTCTATTCCGTGTATGGACTTGCTCAGGCACTGGGAATCACGAGTCCTACCGGACTCGGTCTTGATTACGCCCCCGACGAAGGCCACTTTCTTTTTTCAAGTGCCACGCCATTCACAATCTTTGTCCATTCACATGAACTTGCCACCATGCTTGGTCTTTCAAAGTCTACTCTTTATACAGCAACACTCGCAGGTGCAACAGACCCTGCCTACGCGGGCAAATACATACTGAGGTCCGTGACCCTCGTAAACATGAGTCTCAACGAGTACATTTGGCTTGATATAGACGAATTGAGAACGCCAAGCCATGTCGATGCACGCAAACTCGATGGTTCATCGGGAACTGTTAGTGGTTCGAACGCCAACCGAAACTTTGCACCAATCATGATGGATGTTGGTTCTGCATGTATAAAAAATTTTCACGAGAACAAAGATTACCGGGTCAGTGTCGTCTATCCTGAACCCATTGCAAGTCTTCAACGCTTAACAATCAAGTGGGTCGATCGCGACGGTACACCTTTGAATTTTAGAGGGTGGGACACCAATGCTTTTGTTCTCCGTATTCACGTCAAACAAGACCCCGAACGTACCCTACCACCTCCACCACCGCTCCAAGATGTTGAACTTAAAAGAATCATAGACGCAATGACTTTGGCGCTTCCTCCACCGCCGGTCAAGGATGAAAAGAAGTTTAAAATTCCATGGTTTCTTTTGGTTTTGGCCACGCTCATAGGTTTGTTCATTTGGAGGACGTTTGGGAATCGTTCCAGTCCCGTAGGGACTGTCCCTCCTCCTCCCCCTCCCCAACCACCAGTTCAATTTCAGAGGTGACTCCTCGCTTTTCCCAAAATGGAAAGAGAGTATGCCAAAAAAAAATAAAATTAAGTTTAAAATTTCTAAACCACCCGTACACATATATAGGCAGTTGAGAGCCTCTGACGGGTTCTCTCTTTCCATTTTGGGAAAAGTTTGGATGGACTTTAGGTTTTCCCAAAATGGAAAGAGAGTATGCCAAAAAAAAATAAAATTAACCACCCGTACATATATATAGGCAGTTGAGAGCCTCTGACGGGTTCTCTCTTTCCATTTTGGGAAAAAACTTAAAAACACCAGAGCACTAATAGGTAATCATGACCAAATGTGAGGTTGAATGGTGTTCAGAACATCCATGTGAACCATCAACCTTGTGTCGTCATCACATTCTTGAGCTTCCTCCAGGCGACCCACGACGTGGCCCATCCATTCAATATTTTTCCCAAAATGTTAAACCAGGCCAGCTCGACCGGAATTTGGGAAAATTTTTTTATTTGACTACAAGTAGCGATGGTTACGATCAATTGTCCGAAGTGCCACAAAGTTTTTACGCACCCCAAGTACCTGTCGAAAGCGAATGACCATCTCACCAGACATCTTGAACGCAAGAATGCATGCGACGGTTCCACAGGACCGTACAAATTTGAACATAAAAAGACAAGAGACACCGTTCCAAGTATAGATTCTCTAGACCTCACAGGACTCGTTGAAAGTCTCGAAGGAAACATACGTTTTTGTCACGTTGCCAGTCATATATTCAAGGTTCTGAACGACCGGAACTGTTTTGCCGTTTGGCCAAACAAAACGATATACGAAATCTATTACATGGATGTCGACAAACCAATGTACGCAACGCCTGGTATTTTCATGTTGGAATTCTGGAACCGTGTTTTCATCAGACAAGTCAAGCCTATACTCGCTGAAAAGTGGGACAGATATATGAAATATACTGAATGGCTGGCTGAGAAAACAGATATTGGATTATCGATATATAAACCCTCTGACTTTCATATAGTAAATGCGTTTATGAGATCAGAAGTGTATGTTCAGATGAAAGGCGCGATTACCGGTCACTTAAAAACCGTTCCGAGAAACGAGCGCTTTCAACTCCGTATTGATATGGGTGTCGAGGTTCCAGAGACGCGTAATATTTTGTATGTAGCACCCGAAACCTGTTCTCTAAACAATTGTTCGCGACCCAAGTCTTTGTGGGGCGTATGTGAATTTCATAGAGAAATTTGGCTCAATACACATCCTAACCTCCAAAAAACAGGTGTTCAATAACAAGTTCACGTTCAGGTTCAGTTTCAAACCAGTAGGCCAGTCGGTCCCTAAGCGCCCCGAGACGTTTACGCCACGGTTTCCCCTTATCAACGAGTGTACCATTACGGGTCCAACACCCTTTAACATCTTCGTACGCGTCCGGGTTGAACCGAATCATAACCATTGGTCGAGAACCCAAACCTTGAAAAATACTCATGAGTCTCTTGTTTTCACAAGATGTGTCGTACGTTTCGTGTTGGTACTCATCAACCTCGATGACCACCACGTGACTCCCGAAATCGTATACAAAGTCTGGGCGGTACAAGTGACACTCGACCCTCTTATCGTGTATAAACGGTACGTCCGGGAAATTCTCTTTCAAAAAGTCCCGAACCGACATTTCCTTCGTTTTATACCGTTTTGTTATCGGCGCATCCGGAAACGTATACATATAACACCGGAAACAGTACCCTTTGTACTTGTCCATTGCTGACGTATAACACATGGGTGTTTGGCAATATTTCTTACTCAAACAAATCATGCCCACCTTCTTATGTTCGGAACAGTACAAACGTTTCGTGTGTCCCTCGTAATTGTACGAGGCTTGTTTCGTACACTCGGAATTTGCGCACAGTTTTTGTATGTCAAACATACCGGGCTCTTTGTGAACTTTACAAAACCGCGGAGGTTTCGTGTTTGGTAAATTATAGCTGGCCTTTTTGTCACACTTTTCACACTCGCGAACTTTTACGACGGAAACCATACCTTCTTTTTTGTGTTCGGCACAAAACAGGGGTTTGAGTCCGGGATGGTTAAACCCAGCGGAGGTTTCACACCCGGGTTCTTTACAAAAGGTTCGAAAAACAACAACCATACCTTCGAGTTTATGTTCTTTACAGAACCGACCCTTTGATTCGCCTTTGAAATTGAACGTTGGTTGAATAACGGAACATCCATCGTGTTCACACCTTTTTGTAAGTAAATCAACCATACCCGACTCCTTATGATCTTTACAAAACCTTGGTGGCTTTTCGAAACCAAAAAAAGGCGTTTTGGAACACTCAGAGTGTTCACACGTTCGGTGGCCAACGAGAACCATTCCCGGTTCCTTGTGTGTTGTACAAAACAAGCGTGTTGTCGTACCCGGAGGGCCGAACGTAGCACTGATAGAACACCCATCGGCCTGACACGTGTTTAGAGTTCCATTTCTGTAGACGTACCCTTCCTTTTTGTGTTTTGAACAGAAATCAGGGGGTTGGCCTGGAAGTTTATAACTGGCCTGGAGGATACAGCCTTCGGCTTTGCACATACGTACTTTTTCGTTCTGCATACCGGGTTCTTTGTGAGACCCACACCGCCAATCCGTCTTTTGACCTGGAAAGTTAAAGACAGCCTGGCGAGGGCACGAAACACAAAGGACCATCCTATAAGATGGAATGAATTTTTTAACAGCATACACTAAATTTTATGGCTTACGCTCTTGTAACTGCATATACAGGGGCCTGAGGTTCGTTGATCTTCACATTGAAAGCCACCGCCTTGATGGCCATGTACACGACGATGGCAAGCAGAGTGGTGAACAGAGCAGACAGGAAATAATACTGACCACCGTTCTTACCAACCTGAACCACCTGCGAGATACACCAACGGCAGAAATCCATCCAGGCCACTGCACCTGCAAACGCAAAGCCAGCCACCACAGAGTTCAGGGACTGGGACTCGAGCTGGAGAGCAACAGAAGAAAGCATATCAGCCATTTTTATTATCTGATGGGAAAAAAATACGAAGGTTGCCACGGATCCCAGGTTTCAACTTGGGAACGTTCTGGACCTCGATCAAAGCCCTGGGGTTCCTCGCCTTCGCCCTCGCTCTCGTACTCCTCCTCCTGGAGGATCGTGGAGTACTTGGGTTTGGTACGAGAAAGATCTTCGTACTCCTCGTCCCATTCCCACATCTACTACTAATTTTGATCCATTTTGTCAATTGCGTTTTTCAACGCACGTTCGGCTGGTGTTTCCGGTTCCCATGAGGCCCAGGAATCTGCGCAGGCATTCATAGCAAGGGCCTGTTCATCGTCCTGACCGTCATAGCGAGTCCATGCGAGTTCGGAATCGGAAACGGTTTCCCAGGACCCGTCCGAGTCAGAACAAGATTCTGACTCTTCTGAATCCCGGTCTGACTCTTCTGACTCCTCATAAATTTCAGGAAACAAAGAGCCTACGTGTCGGCCTGTGACGTTGCGAGCCGCAAACATCATGCCCATGTGCATATCCTGTGAGAGAACGACGTCACGACCACAGGCCTTTGCATAGTGTGCAGCGAGAACGGCTGCAGATTCCATGACTGGTTTGAAAATGTCCAAAGCCGAACTGATAATTGCCGACGTGTCTAGATCGCCCTGACCTGTCTGCATCTGGAATTTAAAAACAAAATTGGGATGGAAAAGTTGCGCGTCCCGGACCGAGTCGCGGAGCGACTCTTTGATCTCACCGGGTCCCATTTCAAGTTTCAAGCTTGTTCTCACGAGTCGCTCCGCGACTCGGTCGGGTCACTGAAAATTGGAAAACAAGATGGATGCAGAGCCGTCCTGGACTTGTAAAAAGTTGTAGTTGATGGCATAGACCCTGATGTTTCTGTTGTATACACTTGGATTCAAATTCAATCTCAAAATTTGGTTCTGAATTCGGGACATGTTCACGCCGCCTGAAGGTGTGCTTGACTCGGGGTCCAGACTGAACGAGTACATGTAAAACCGGTAGTTGGGTACGCGGGTATGAAACTCAAGACCTTGAACGACCCTCAAAAAAAGGGGCGTACCAACGTCAACGGAAATACGTTCAGTGGAATTAAAAAAAAGTTCGAGTCTCGAAAGTTGTTCGGTCAATGACACGTTACTGGCGTAAAAGTCGTACCCGGGTGCTGAATCGTTTTGAATAACGAAATAGAGTTCCTTGACAACATTGGAAAAGTTGAGGTTACACTTGACGGAGTTTGTGCCGACCGGACAAAAAAACTCGGAAAGTTGAACCTGTTCAATGAGATGAATCTGCGGAATCCGACAAACGTAATCACGCTCCTTTTGTCCGAGGTATGTGTACTCGACATGAAGATATGCCGTGATTGGTTCGGTAATGATGGTCGGGGGCGACGTGAACGTGACGGACGGGTTTGTGACGATTCGGAACGTGACGGGCTCTTTGAATGAACACACGGGAACACCCTTTTTGAGAATCGAAAAAGGGAGGGGCACGGTATAATTTGTAGCTGTGACGATGGTACCTTTACCGATGAGAGGACCGAGCGTCCCCTGTTTGCCCTCGGGGACTTCAATGTCCCATTTGAGCGCCAGGAATTCGCCGTAGATGCGTTCTATGAGTTCGGACCCTATGTATAATTCGATGTGCGAAATCATTTGGGTCATGACGGATTCTTCAACAGAAAGAGCTTGAAGACTTGGAGGGGTTTGAATTTTGAGGTACATTTCGGTAATGAGATCACCCGAACGGGGGAGTTCGATGTAACTTTCAGAGCCAAGGGTCAAAGAACCAGTCTCAAATTGAACTTTGTCAACACGGGAGGCGAAATGACTGGAACCTTCGTATTTTTCTTTGAAATATGTGACTTGAGGATCTGCACTCAAAACGATATCCTCCTGACCGAGAAAGGTCAAACTGGCACGGGCGGCCATCTCTAGTAAATCGCTAGGAAAAAAGAGGAGCGCCGAAGGCGCTCTTTCCTAGGGACTTATTTATGCCGAAGGCTCTTTTTCCTAGGGACTTATTTATGCCGAAGGCTCTTTTTCCTAGGGACTTATTTATGCCGAAGGCTCTTTTTCCTAGGGACTTATTTATGCCGAAGGCTCTTTTTCCTAGGGACTTATTTATGCCGAAGGCTCTTTTTGAGCATTCAAACCGGTCCCTTCGGGCCCATGGATCACGAGCCGACTCGGTCTCTAAGTATTAAAAAGCAAACCGCCGAGACCGTCAGCAATACGCAAAATGTTATAATTTACAGCCAAAATTCGAAGTTCCTTTTCGGGTAAATACGCTTGTCCGCCACAGTTGAGACGCAAAAGAACCTGTTTGATTCGACTGAAATTGATTTGGCCCGCGGGTTTTGGTGATGTTGGCTCGGCCGTGAATGCATACATGAAAAAATCACGCTGAGGAAAGTTTGGGTAGTGATTGAACGGCTCGATCGACCCGGTATACAAAACATCCGTCGTATCGTTTGTGAAAACCTCCTGACCGTTAAAACTTAGACCAAAACTCAAAACGGCATTGTTTGAGTAGTCATAGGGCAACTGGTTCTTCGGCTGAACAACAAAGAACATTTCACGCACGGGATTTTTAAAATCAAGGTTAAACACGGCCGATTGGAAACCAGGTAAAAGGCCGATTGATTGGTATTGACACTGGGTAATCACGTACTCGAGTCGAGCCTGTTTGAACCAGTTGATTTCGGGGTCCGAGAGGTAGACGTACTCTGTGATGATTGTTGCATCGAGCGTCGGTGAGTTGATTTGGACCGCCGTGAGTTCGTTAAAGTTTCTAAAAGTCACGTGAACTTCAACGTCGTGTCTATCCAGCGCGACGAGCGGAAGGTACAGGGACGGGTGACCATAGAAATAAAAGGGCAAATTCACGAAATAGGTTCGGCCCGGGGGATTGATTGTGCTCACGTCGTTTTTACCAGTCATGATTGTGAGTCCGGGCTGATTTTCGTAGGGAACGTGGAGGTCGTTCCAGAGCTCGATGAATTCACCAGTCAGAGACTGAATCGTTTGACCGCCAATTTTGAGGTCGGCGCTCTTAATGGCCCAGGTACCTACAGAGTCATAGTATGGGTACGTGACGGTCGTCGGATCCGGCAAAGCCGACGTGATTGGGTACACGGAAATGAACGTGTTTGAAAATAGGTTTGGGGCGAGACTCGACCCACTTACAGTCAAAGAGACGGGGTACGTTGCTGACGTGTCCCCAATATAAATGGGAACCTGGAACGTATATGGCGGCAAAAGTCCAAGACTGACTGTATACTTTTGCGGGCCAAATGTGATGCTTGTGACTGGGTCGGTTGTACAGATGGCACCGGTCATCATATATGTGCCTGCATTGCTAAACTGGAACCCGCCCGACGTGTACGAAATGATTGCCGAGTTTCCAGAGGCGACAAAATCCGAAGTAAAATTGAGGGGCGTCTTGAGCGTTGTTGTGCCTGGTCTGAAACTGATTCCGTTTTCAGGCAAAATGTTCGGGTCAGCCTGGTCTGTCGTGAGGACACCGATACGGTTCACGACAAAGTATGTATTCCCGGCCAACAAAGAAGTGGTTGTTGTTGTGGTTACATTCATGAAGTAATTTGCCGTGAGTGACGTGACGACGATGGGAATGGAAAAAGCAAATGTTGGATCTCGGCCCTGAACGCGCATGTCATAGTCGTACACGAGTGTTGTATCCTGAAAAAGAGTCACGTTCGAGACGTACCCGGACGCGAGGGCCACGACGCCCGTCAAAATGTACTCGCCAGTTGTTAAAAAGTTGATGTTTGAGGTTGGTGTAAGTACCATGGCTGAGCCGCTGGTCGCGGCGACGTTTCCATACAGCTGAATTTTACACGGACTCGTGTTTACGACGACGGGACTCGTGAGTTTGTAGACTTCATCAACCTGGTTGATTGAGACGTACGAATTTGCCTGGAGCTGCGTTCCCGTACTCGTCACATAAAAATAGTATGTGTTTGAGACGCTCGTGACATTCATGGGAATGACGGCAGGCATGGACGGGTCGGGCGAGACGCGAAACGTAAATGTCGACTCAAAGTTTGGGACGGTCGGCGCACTTCCCTCGGTCGCCTCGTTCGTACTTGATCCGAAACTGAGCGTCTGAATCGAGCCTGCTCCGAGTTCAAAACCAGCCTTGATTGCATAGAGACCAGGTTTTTGAAACTGAATTCGACCGCCGGGTGTCACTGCGATTTTCGAGTTTTGATTCGGAACGGTCCAGACTGTACCTGTTCCTGACGTTCCCGAAAAGTTGAGAAACTGTTGGCCCGAGACGTTATACGGCTGATTGAGGTACGAAAAGAAACCCGCCTTGCGATTTGCAGCAATGGCACCGATGGATTGAATCCAGCCCGCCTGTTCGAGCGTAAAGTCGCCCGTTCGGGAAACGGTCGAAATAAAGTTGGCGGCTGTGTTTGACGGTGCATTGTTCGCCTGTAAATTTGATGTACTATTGACGGTGTACACGAGGTTTCCGGACGGGCCGATAAAAGACGAGGCTCTTGGATCGAGGCCCCAAAACACACCCGGGGCGAGCGAATCGCTCCGATTCTCAACCTCGACAGATGCACAGTTACTAAACACAAACTTGTTCTGGACCTCGTCATAACTGACGTATGGACTAAACGTCGTGAACCATTTTGGAAAGTTGTTTGTGGAATACGAAGAGACGAGAATGGTCGTGATGATTGTCGTGTTTGAGCCGCCCGATGCAGGACGATTAATTCGTATATGTGGCTGATTTGTCGTCGTTGCAGGTTCGGTCGGCCAGGTCCAATCGGTACCGGGGTTATTGAGTGCCGGCAAAGACAGTTTGAGCGTCAGGCCGCGTATGAGGTCGCCCTTTGCAGGAATTCGACAGATGTTGTTTTGACCGTAGCGAACCGATTGTTCCAGAAAAGGGATATCGTACGCCTCGAGAACAAAGGGTGTATGTCTTCTATAAACGCCCGAAAAGTATGTCACCTGAGGCGACCCTGTGAGATATGCATCTTGTTGACCAATTGCGGCCAACTGAATGTATCCGGCGCTCATTCCTAATAAATGCGAAGCATTTAATTAAGCGTAGCATTTCGCAAACTTCAGGCTGCGCCCCAGCCCCCTTTGAATTTTGCGTGAAAATACCAGGACGATGACGCTTCAATTACGAAAATTTGATCCGTCGCGTATGGCGGATGATAAGGTGTGCGTCTTTATTGGAAAGCGAGGCACAGGCAAATCGACGCTCGTGACTGATATTCTATGGAACAAGAGACACATACCGGCCGGAATTGCAATGTCAGGCACGGAAGAGGGAAACGGGTACTATAAACAGTTCATCCCGGACCTTTTCGTGTATGGAGACTATAACCGCGATGCAATCGATAAGATTATCGAGCGTCAAAAAAAGCTCTTGGCGGTTGGTCGGTGTCAGCCCGTTTTCATACTTATGGACGATTGTATGTACGACCGAAGCTTTATGCGCGACACGTGTATCCGTCAACTCTTTATGAATGGACGTCACTGGAAGATTTTTTTTATGATGACGACCCAGTATTGTATGGACATGACACCCATGATTCGTACCAATGTTGATTACGTGTTTGCCCTACGTGATAACGTACGCCAGAATCGCGAAAATTTGTACAAGGCGTTTTTTGGTGTTTTCCCTACGTTCGACCAGTTTTCACAGGTGATGGATGCATGTACTGAAAACTATGAGTGTCTCGTATTGGACAACACAGCAAAGTCGAATCGAATCACAGACTGTGTGTTTTGGTACAAGGCGCCGATTCGGCGAAACTTCCGGGTCGGGTCACCAGCCTTTTGGCAGTACCACCAGAGACACTATAATCCCCGGGCCGTCGCACAGCCTCTGCAGCCACAAGCACCGCGGCGTGGAGGGACTGTGATTGTGAAGAAAAAGGGCGCGTAGTTGACGAAACTTTCTTTTCCAGATGAAAAATAGATGCTTACATACGACCCAAACGTATCGGATATTGCAACGCCCATGCCAGTCGCCGAAGCGTCGGTCGAACAGCCAAAGGTGGAAAACAAGAGGACCGTCCCAACGGGGCTGATTCGCGAAGAAAAAAACCTCGACGAATCTCAAATGGCAGAGTTTTCTTCTGCGATTGACGAGGTCATGCCAGGTCCAGGACAGATGATGCAGGACGAAGTCCAGGGGTCGCCCTATGAGCAGGCGCCACCAGCACCAAAAAAGGCGCGCCAGACGAGCTCAGCGGCGAGCAAAAACCCATTCGGCCTGACGGATGAGCAGTACTATGCAGCGCTGGCGGGTGTTGCTGCCGTCATTGCATTCTCCAAGCCGGTTCAGGGCAAACTAAGCACGATGGTGCCCAAGTTTCTTGGTGAAAGTGGTGACCTGTCTCTGACGGGTATGGCTGTGACGGCACTCGTCGCCGCCATCGTCTTTTACTTTGCGAGACAGTTCCTCTCTGAGAAGGCGTGAGGTGTCCTAGTCCCTCACCGTGTCCCCACAATACTTCCTCTCCCCTGTTTTTATATAAAGGCCATTGTCTATACACAACTTCTTGAGTTTTTCAAAATTTTCCCAAAATTTGATTGAATGGTCATACTCTGGCACAGTCATATGTGCTAATTCATGGATAAGCACGTACAGAGCCGAGTTTACATCGTCTCCATCCAGGCAGATGTAAATTTCGTACCCCTTATTCACGTTTGATCCAATGACACCATCCTTTTTGCCTCGCAGACCCGTGAGAATTGCAGGTTTTAGGACTGGGTTCCATAGCGGGTCTCTCGTGTCCCGAAGCATTTCCAGGATGGCCCAGTACTTTTGTTTTAGTTCAACCAACATTTTTGGTTCAGAATGTGCGAGAACCAGAACCAGGAACATGACGATGGCCGGTACGATCCAGGACCACATCTCTGCTATTACGAAAGACAAATTTTGTGTACACATCAGACACGAGACCGTTTGGACTGGGAAGCATGGGTTCCCAAACCAACTTATCAAACCCTAAATTTTTCAAATTTTGGATCAAAACTGAACCGTCCAGGAGGGGTTCCTCTTTGGGTCCGTCGGCATAGAATGGTCCATCGGCCAAACGAACCTTGAGTTTGTTCCCGCACATTTGAAACTCGTTCCCGAGCGTATCCACAAACCGACCATGTTCATCAACCATAGACTCGGCCCGAGCCTTTTCGGGAACGATACCAATGAGAAGACCGCCGGGACTGACCGCCACCTTGATTGCTCTCATGGACTCGACAAACGTCTTTTCGTCTTCAAAAATGTAGTGGAGTGAAAAGTTATAACACACAACGTCAAACGGGCCAACAAAGGCGGCATGTCGAATATCACCCTGACCAAGAAACCAAACACCAAAGTTCATTTCGAGTGCGCGGTCCTCCGCCTCTTTCAGAGACTCTGGGTCAGGATCAATGGCGGCAACACGGGCACGGACCGCACGCCATTTCCACCAGTCGCCACCACGGCCACACCCGCAATCGAGAACAAAAGAACCAGGATGAACCCAGTCCAAAATCAATTTACGTTTACAATTGTTGTGAAGTTTTCTGAGCTCTTCCATTTCGTCACCTAAACAATGACACCATTCTTTATTTAACACGTCCTGACTTTTCCGAAAATAAAAAACCTCGGGACGTTTTCCAATTCCGAAAGGGGGGTAAGGGGGGAAAGTACAGATCAACTTGATCATAAATTTCCAAATCTGAAAGAGGAGTACCCCCCTTTCGGAATTGGAAATATAGGCTAACGTGTCGAACCACTTTGGGTGTCCACCCCCCTTTCGGAATTGGAAAACCTAGACGTTTTCCGAAAATAAAAAACCACGGGATTTTTAAAGCAAAAAGACGGGACGTTTTCCAATTCCGAAAGGGGGGTAAGGGGGGAAAGTACAGATCAACTTGATCATAAATTTCCAAATCTGAAAGAGGAGTACCCCCCTTTCGGAATTGGAAATATAGGCTAACGTGTCGGACCACTTCGGGTGTCCACCCCCCTTTCGGAATTGGAAAAAATAATTTACAGTCCAGACCGATAGTGGAACTTAGGCCCGCGTCATTAATAACTTAAAGATGTATTTCTATATATAAACAAATGGCGTCGTCTGGCGAACTAACTTCTGATTACCTTACGGTCCCAGGACAGCTTTTTGCGTGCATTTCCTTTGTCGGCCCCGACCTGCCCCAGAAGAATGAGCAGCTCGGCATGAAGATTCGTGGGTGCTTCCCAACGCGCGAGGAGGCGGCGACCCATGCAAAGCGTCTCCAGAAGGATGATGCTCTTGTGGACATTTACGTCGTGGACATGTACAAGTGGCTCCTGATTCCTCCCCGTCGCGAGGAGATTGACGACGTGCACTACCAGAACGACAAGCTCGAGGAGATTATGCAGAATTACAAGAAGAGTCAGCAGGCGGCTGCTGCCATGTTTGAGAAGCGTAAGCGTGATATGATGGCCAAGCCCATTGACGGGTCGTACATCGAGCCCGGGGACGAGAATAGCAAGTTTTACAACAAGCCCGACGTCCCACCAATTCCCCACCCTGCAGACCTGATTGACGAGCTCAAGAAGGAGTTCCCAGAGGCGCCCATGGAGGAGCTGGTGGCCAAGGCTGACATCCGCATTGCAGCCGAGATTGCTAAGCGCAAGGCGGCTGAGGAGGAGGCACTCAAGGCCAAGGCTGAGGAGGACGCCAAGACGCGCGAGCCAATCATTGAAGAGGAAGAAGTTCCCGACGCAGCCTAAAATGTTGTGAAATAATAATGATATTTAAACTCATTGGTTTGGTGCTGATTTTGGGACTGCTGTGGATGGCATACACACGGTTCCCACCGGCACCAGCCAGAATATCCCAAACTGTTCCTGCTTATGATAACCAGTTTGAGGTATTCCGTGATATGGAACCAGCCGATCAGACTCGGGAGAATCCATGGTTAGGGTTTTTACAGGAGGATGTACGCAAAAACCGTACAGGTCCTATTGGGGATTTTGTGGGTGCCGATTCACCCTCGGGAAGTGCTATTTTGTATGTGGTAACTTGACTCCTTCGGACTTGCCTGGTGTCTTGGGATACAAGTCCTTCGGACTTGCCTGGTGTCTTGGGATACAAGTCCTTCGGACTTGCCTGGTGTCTTGGGATACAAGTCCTTCGGACTTGCCCTTTTTTACTTCGCCTGAATAACAATTGGGCGCATGCTAATAATAATTGTACCAATGACAATACCTATAAGAATAAGTCCTACGGGATTGATGTTGTTGAGAAAATCGAGCGGCTCACGCTTGGCGGTGGAAAACGCGCGTTCGGGTGGAGGTGGAGGTTCGGGCCACTCACTTTCGAGGGGCGGCGGGGCGTTTCTTGACTGGGACCCCGCGTCGTTTGATAGGAACGGGAGGTTTTCCATCGTCGTTACTATCATCAGAGTCACTCTCGCTTTTATCTGGAACAACAAATCCATCTAGATTTCCATCATCATCGGCATCATCATCCAGATCCTCTTCAGAAGAGTCATATGAAACCTCTGACGAGACATCTGAAGACTCGTGTGAATCGTAATCCTCTGGGGCGTAATCGTCCTCGACCTGCTCAACGGGCTCATAACGAACGGGAGGCTTGGAAACACGACCAGAGCGCGTGCGCTTCTCAGGTATCTGAACGGAGTCGAGGGAAGGGTCCTTCGGGTCGGCCATCTGGATAATCTACGAGCGAATCGTTTAAGTACTTGGGGAAGAACTGTAATCCCTGTGAAATTGCATTCTGATTTATGAGAAATTCGCCTTCGTATGCAAGTTCCTTGGCGATAGAGTCAAGTTTCTCCTGGTGTTCGGCATCATCGGCGCGCCGGATACCAAGTCCGAGGTCCCTGACATTTTCTTCGGCTGCATAGAGTGCCTTGGCGGCTTCATCGAGGCGGCTCGTCGAAGCCAACTGTTCGAACTCGTGGATGTTGGCTAAAAATTTTTCCCAACTCTTTGGGTCCAGACCCGAGTATGGATGGACCTGTTCCTTGTACTTTTTGAAACGGGCCGCTGGGCCCATCGGAAAGAAGATCCATAAGAAAACCACAAGAAGGACTACCCACAATAGCAACATCATTGAGTTGCTCTACTATTGATGGAGGAAGAATATGTTCCTGACCCCTGAACTCACGACACTCGTCGTCAAAACACAACTGACAAATGCGTCCCGAGTGAATTGAAAACCAAACATGGTTCGACTGGTGTTCGCGCTTGATACGCTCGCAGTACCTAGAGTCTGTTTGTGCGTACCAACTCGTGAGTTCTCGGCGACACACCTTCTTGATTCGGGCTCTGTACTGACCCTCCATCTTTTTACGTATAAATTCCTCGAGCTGTGTATTATCCGCCAAAATTTCCTTGGGCCGGACATCTTCGGGAACGCGAACGGCAAACAGGTTGAGAACATCGACGTTTGGTATTTTGGAAAATTCGCAACCATCTAAATCACGCCAAGGAACGTACGGATCGCCCGTGGGTTTCTTGTGAGACCAGAGCATACGAAGACCGGAACCGCCATAGACGGACGCATCTATGATTTTGTCCCAATCAAATGCAAAGTCGGCCGTGAGATGCATGATGATTTTTGTTCTAAAATTAAGAGCCTGGGTCCGAGTCACAACAAGGTCTGGCCAGTGGATATGAACACCGGATTTGATGAGTCCTTCAGCAACTGACCGAGGTCTGGCGCGTGCAATGAGACATCGAGAGGAGGTTTCAAGAGCCCGGTGAATTATGGAACAAAATTGAAGGAGATCATCATCGACCAACTTTTCAGGCGCCTTGTAATCCAAATCAATAAAAAACTTGAACTGTTCAGTTTTTTGTTCGACAACATACAATTTTGTCCCTGAATTGATCGTATCCACACAGGCTTGATAAAACTCGCGGGTTTCCTCTGGGGGTACGAAAAGAATCCCGCCGTCCATGAGGACGTGGGTCGCGGGCCCTGTTGGAACCCGCCATCTTTCAATCATTACAAATTAAGAACCTAAATTCTCTAAGAGTCTTCTTCGTCACTATCGGCTAAGAGCCATGACCAAAAGGGGCGGGGGCCTTTGGGTTTCTCGTCCTTCGGATCTTGTGGGGTTGTCTCGTCCTTCGGATCTTGTGGGGTTGTCTCGTCCTTCGGCCGAGACTCCTGCTCCTGTTCGAGTTTTTCAATTTCATAACACAATTTGCGCAGGGTCATACCCTCTGCAAGTTGTTTTGGATCCTCATTCTGACCACGCATGGATGCAAGTATAGTTGCAAACTCGAGTTTGGAACGGGTCATCTCTAGTAAGTCCGAAGGACTTATTTACGCGAAGCTTGGCGCGCCCCTGTCCGAAGCACTTATTTACGCGAAGCTTGGCGCGCCCCTGTCCGAAGCACTTATTTACGCGAAGCTCAACGCAGATTAAAAGGTGTTTTAGGCTGAGAAATTGCATTCTGAAACTCAGGGTTCCCAATGACGTGTTGCCGAATCATCGGCCAAAGGTTTGGTAATTTTGAAATGGAATCGAGGCTCTCAAATTTACAATCGTCGTTTTCATCGTAATTTTTTCGGAATGGAACAGTATTTGTTTCCATCTTGGCCTTTTCCTCTGAAAAACGTTTCATGACGTGACGATGCTCCACCTGTGTCATCGGAAGATGGAAAACATAGACGTGGTAATGATTCACAACGTCAACACCGTCTTCCACGTCCCTCGGTTCGGGCGTATCGGTCGAAAACTTGAAGTAGGCGTAAGAGCCTCTCTTCAGGTTTATGATTCCGCGTGTTTCTTCTTCGAGTTCTCGCACTGCACATCGCAGTGGGTTATAGACCTCGCGTCGGCGACACCCGCCGGTGACAAACGTCCATTCACGGTACCTCCGATCATGAACAATCAGGAAATGGGGCACGTCATTCACTGTGCTCACCGGAATAGCTATCGCCTTGTGGCGTTCGCGAGGTCCTCGGGGATTTGACATCGCCCTCTGATATTTCCTGACCAAAAAAGTCACCGAGATTTCCCGTGCGCGGATTATACGTAATCAAAAATAAGAGCCCAATAAGCAAAACCCAGTGCCAAAGCTGCATCGTGTCACTCGTTGGTACTGTCGAAGAAAAGATGTTCTATCGTAATTTCACGGTCGGCCTGGGTATTAATCCAAAAATCTATTCTTGATTTGAGTTTTTCAGTCCTGAGTTTCCACTCTTTACCCTGGCCTGACAACTGCCCGTCCTTCTTGAAACATCCTGGAATGGCATCATACTTGTCGGGATTGAATCTCAACATGATCATCGGTCTAGAACCAAGACCCTGGAAAATGCTCATGAGACGCTTATTATCACATGATGTGTCGTATTTCTTGTGCTGGTTCTCATCTAGTTCAATAACAATAGTGTGACTTCCTATATCAAACACGAAATCTGGTCTGTATAAATGACACTCGACACGTTTGTTGTGTACTATCGTTTTGTCTGGATATTGGGCTATGAGATATTCCTTGAGCTTCATCTCACGAGTTTTGAAATACGACGGCTGGTCTGGAAACATAAATGCTGAACAGCGAGCGCAATATTCCTTATTTATAGTCGATCCAGCGAGAATAATATCACACATGGGCGTTTTACAACGTTGGTTTTTCACATCTTCCATACCATCTTTTTTATGTTTTGAACAGAATCGGCCCCGTTTTTGTCCCGGAAAATTGAATATAGGAACTGTCATACAATTTTCATATTCACATCGTCGAGTTTTAACATCTATCATTCCGTCTTCTTTGTGAGAAGCGCAAAATTTGGCCTCCTTGCCTAAAAAATTGAAGTTTGCTCGTTTAAAGCATTCTTCATATTCACATTTATTGCACAAAACGTTGACCATTCCTTCTTTTTTATGTGAAGCACATAACACCCCGCGAGTCTCACTGGGGTTATTATAAAAGGGTTTCTTCATACATCCATCAAACTCGCATCGACGTTCCCGAACGTTCACCATATCAGGGGTTTTATGCGTTGCACAAAATTTACCAAAATGTTCATTTGGTAAATTGTAGCAGGGTTGTTTCAAACACCCTTGATATTCACAGTTCTTTTGAATCACATTTATCATCCCAGGTTCCTTGTGTTCTGCACAACGCACTCCATGTGGTTTATTTATAAAATTGAATGAAGCCGTTTTGTAACACTTTTCACATACTCTTGTAGAAGGTTTAGGTTTTCTATTTCTTCGGCAGCGTATTCTGCATTTTAAACAGGTAGAACATGGACGACCAAATTTGTCCAAAAATTGATCAAGGGGTTGAGGACGCCTTTCACATGAACATTTCTTTGTCTCCATTTTCTAACCTGGTGTCTGTTCTTTATGCAGAAAAAAATTCAATTACTGTACAAGATCCCTCCGAGACCATTCTGGATGCGCAGCACGTTATAGTTGACGGCGTATAGGTACGTGCTCTTGATCAGAGCACCGATGGTGATTGTAGGAGGCACGACGATGCGGTACGTGTCCAGACGGGAGAAGTTCAGGGTACCTGTGGGCTGGAGTTTGGACGTGTCTAGACAGTAGCTGATGATACCCACATTGGCGGTACCGGCGTTGATACCGTTGGGCAGGTAGCCGAAGGGCGTGTTGTAGTACTGGGGTAGGTCGACAAAGGCGGGCAGGTGGCGGAACTCGCCAACGTCCACGCCGTTCACCTGGGTCTTCAGCATGTGATCCTTGACCAGGGCCGAGTTCGCACCCAGAAGGCCATAAGCCGTTCCATAGCTGTTGCTCGTGAAGGCCAGGAACTTGACGGGCTGGGCCAGAGCCAGTTCCTGCATGGTCTGGGAACCGAGCACAATCGTGCGCTGCACCTGGGTGATGAGCAGGTCCTGAGGCGTGTTGGCAAAGTAGTCGCGCTCAGCCTGGTCCAGGTACGTAAAGTTGGCCCAGGCAATGTACTGGAGCTGATTGTAATTGGCTGCAGACGCTGCGGCGTCAAAGTTGGTGGCGGCACCCAGGTTGGTTGACCAGGTGATGCGTAGCTCCACATCATGGAACTGGAGCGCCACGAGGGGCAGGGACACAGACCAGTCTTTGCAGAAGAAGAATTTTAGAGGGTAAAAGCCGCTGATGGTGTTGTTGGAGGACAGGTGGTTGCCAGAGTTGCCAAGGAGCAGACGCTGGCTGAAGTTCTGAGCGCCAGTCACTGGCTCAATCTGGGTCGAATAAACAACGTCCTGGGTATCAATCACCTGACCACCAATCAGAAGCTCCACCTTGTCAATAACGTTGGACCAGTTGACGATTGGCACGACGGAACCGTTTCCGTCACGGGCCGTGAGGTACACGTAGTTGACCAGGTCACCCTTCTTCTCGAAACGGACGGTGGAGATGCCGCCGGCGATGGGGGCGCCCTGGATCACCTGACGCTCCACCGAGCTGGCGTAGTGGGTATAACGCCGGTAATTGGAGCGGAAAAAGGAAACCTCGGGCTTGCCTGTCAGCCAAGCGTCCTGAGCACCAGTTGCGACAAGTTGAACGATACCACCGCTCATTTTAAAACTAGTCTATATTTTTTTACACCGTAGCCAACGGAGGAAGGGCGACCGGGTTCTTCTCGAGCTGCTGAATCGCCACGTCGAGACACTTGGGCGACGCTAAAGGATTGGCATTTCCCTTTTTCTCGTCAAATTTGTAAAACTGAGGTCCAATGTAATTCTGGAAACGGCCGGCGTCACCGTGCTGAATTGGGAACGGGCGGGACTCGGCACGAAGGTTTGTCATTGCACCACCCTGGTTGACGGGGTCCTCACGAACGTTCATACCGCCGGCATTTCCGGCCCGGTCTGGGTTGGACCGGTTTCCACTGTACCGAGTCAGAGACTTGTCCGTGTAGGCCTTCTCACCACCCTCGGCATATGGCTGATACACATTGTACTGAGCAGGACCCATTGAGAGCGTATCATTGCGGGTCGTCTGTTCATCACGAATGGTGGTGCGGCGAGTCTTGAGAAAGTCGGGACGACCCTCGGCGCCAGTAACAGCACCGCCCTGACCCTGTGCACGGTTCTGAGCCGGGGCACGGTACCACGCCTTGGTTTCCTTAGCTTGGTGGGTCACTTCACCGATACCGCCAGCACCACCGCTAGGAACGAAATGCGCCGCGGGACCTGGACGGCCCTCGAGCGTCGTGAGACGTTCCTCGTTGATGTTGTTGGGCAAAACACGAAAGTACTGATGGAACCCACCAGCGGCTGGGACATTTGCATCAACGCCGAGACCCGGACCAACACGACGACGCTCAATAGGCTGTAAGTTGTTCATTTTGTTCGTCACATACTGGCGGTTATACAAGTCATAGACGGGCTGACCGTAAGGAAGACGGCCTGCATCGGGTGCCATGTCCTGGAGGCTCGGAATCTCATTCTTTGGCTGAAGGCGCCAATCACCGATACGACGACCGAGATCGGGCGTAGTGACTTTGAGGTCAAAAAAATCCTTGGAGTGATCGCGAGCATTTGCGGCGAGATCGATATCACGACGAGTGATGGGCCGAGTGGTTGGCAGTGGTTTGCGTTCAACAGACGGTTCTTCCTGACCATCCGAGAGGCGCTTACCGGCAAACACAAGACCTACAACTGCGGCCAGGCCCAAAGGGTCCATCGCTACTTAGATTTACGTTTTATTTTTTTCCATAACGCTGCGCAAAGCGATTGTTCTGATCATCTGCATACGTGCTGATAGGATCCCATGTCATGACACGCTGTGGGATGGTGACGTAACTATTTGGAAAGTCGTACGCCTGCTCGGACCAATTCTTTTTCCATGACGTTGTTGTCTGTTCACGCAGGTACGAGCCGGTCATTGCCAAATCCTCGAGAACAACCGTAGCTGGGCCCATATGAACATTGGGCTGAAGAACAAGTGGCGACGCGTCAAGGCGTGGCATTATTAATTTTACACGGGAAAAAAACTAAGCACCGTATCCGCCTCCGTTTCCTGCGCGCATCTGCGTACGTTCGGGGAAGTGGAACTGGAAGTTGTCGGGGTCGCATGCGCGTCCACCCTGGTCTTTACACATTGGGGCAAACTGTTTGCCATACGCGGCGGTTGCAAACGCATTCTGGTCATTTGGAATGGTGGTTGCTGCGACAGTGTAAAAATTGCGCTCGGCATCACGAACGCGCTCAAATGGGTGAATCGTGCTCCATGCCGCCTGAACATCCCCGCGAACGCTGGGGTACCATGCAGCCGGTGGCCGGTCTGGGTTCTCTGTATATTCGCTCATGAGAACATTACCCATTGGGTTGTCGAGTGTGGGAAGGGTGACTTCGTCGCGGAACATGCTGGGCGCGCGGCCGTCTGTGGTTGTTGGACGGCGGAACCCGTCGGAAATGAGGTTTGAAGACCACATATAATACAAAACGCCGAGGGCGAGCACACCGAGAGCAAACACGCGTGGGTCTCGGTTCAGGAGGTATACGATGATTGTCGCATAAATAATAAAACGAGCTGTTGCAAAGACGCGCTCCTTTGCCGACTGCTTGGCCGTTGGCCAAAAGTTGAGTAGCTCTGAAGTTTTGAAAACATCCTTCACGTCCATTCTGGTATTTACTGAGAAATCTTTTTCTTCGCCTTTTTCTTTGGCGCCTGACGCGGTGGTGGACCGCCAAGCATCGCCGCAAAAGGATTCGCACCGCCACCACCGCTCAGCATCTGAGACAGCATGCTATTCACACCAGACATGAGCGCCGCTTCGTCGGGTCGTCCCGAAGGGTCGAGCCGCATATTTTTTGCGCAATTTTCAGCGGCCGATTCAATCATACTTAGAGTCTCTGGAGGAAACATGTTGATTGTTGTTCCGAGCATATAGAGTGTCTGATAGTACTGCCAAATCGCCGCCTTTGTGTTTTCGGTACAGTCCTCGGTCTTCCAGATTGTATGAAGATTGAGATTTGCAACAACGGGGTTTGACTCGACGAAAAATTCAGCATCATTCTTGCTCATCATATGTGTTGCAAAAGGTCCGAGATCCTTCATAAACTGGTCAAAAACAGCACGAGTTTTTGGGGCGGCCTGAGCCTCTTTTATTTTCGGTTCCTCGGGGAAGGTTTGTGCAAGTTCGCCGAGAAACTGACCCATCATTTCGTGAAATGCAGAAATGGTGGTCATTTGATATTTAAAAACTTAATTCTTTAAAATGGTTCTTTCATAATGGGTTCATGGGACCCCTGACCCTGGCTCACGATGAAATATACGAGGAGTGCAACGAGGAACGCATTTTTAAAGTACTCTGAATTTTTCACCTTTCCTTCATTGTTCATTTTAGCCTTGATGAATACATACGCCATGGTTACAGCTCCAGCAATCACTGCAGCGCTAAATGGCTCTTTGAAATAGTGCTCCATTTCTATTTCTTTCCAATATCTTATTCAGGCGCTTTACGCGCCGAGCTTTTGAATTTTTGTAGGTGCGTCGTCAAAGAGCGTCTGCTCTGGAACCTGAGGCTCTTCGTTTGCCGGTGTGGTTCCTGGAACTTCTGGAGGCGTTAGACCGTTGTTTGCAGTCACCATGGTATCAACACCGCCTGGTGTTTTACCAATTTCCATGTTCGATGTTGGCATGTCCTCAATTTCTGGAACCTCGTCTTCTTCTTCAGCCTCTGGGTCTTCTTCGTCGTGATCCATCGCCAAGTCTTCACCTGAAGCTGGGAGTGGAAGGTACGTATTGAGAATCTCTGCAGTCGGCACGAGGTCTTCAATAATCGTGCAAATATTCTTGTGGAAACGACGGTTCAGATCCTCATTGCGTTCCGCCTCGGAATTGTTTTCGGTAATGATGTATGGGCTCTCATAGAGGTCTTTGGCACAGGCTTCGTAACACCGTTGGACAAATACGTCGTTTGCTGGTAATTTGATACTAATCTTTTTTGATTTCTTGTCGGTTCGAATCGCACTCAAAATCTTGACGTGAATCACAAAGACAGCCGCTAACAGATTGGGAAAGAGGGGTTGATTTTTTATAATCGCTTCTGTATTTTTGAGTGAAATTGAAGAGTTCCAGGTTTTGACGCCCCTGAGAAGTTCTTGGAAGACCCTTGTGGTGTTTTTGCCCTGGGACTCTTTTTTCGCCTCGAGCCAAATTTCCCAGAATGCCTCAATCATCACGGGAATCATGGCGTCGCAAAGTTTCTTCGTAAAACGGCGCTCGGACTCGTTGAGGAGATCCATGCTTTGGTAAATGCGTAGCATTTATTTGCAAGTAAGAAGACGCAACGCGGTCTTTGTTCAAGCACCGATGCGAACACCCGGCGCTGAAGTAGTAGGAACTATAACTGGACGCGATGAATTGAGTGCAGGGGAACTTACAACGGGAACGGGAGTCGGCGCCCAATCAAGGTCCAGTTTCCATTTGTTTTCAGCGAGCCATGCCATATAGACTGCACCTATAGTGTAAGCCTTTATAAAGAACTTTACTCGTTCAGGAGGATTTATTGTCATACTGGTTTCATTCGAGAGTTCAGCACCTGAACTATATTTTGGAAACTCGCTCGGTAAAATATCATTAATCATTTGAATTGTGGATGCTGGTGGTTGCGGGGGTCCGCTACTACTTGGTACAGCCTGGGTCATATAATCTTTGAGTACTCGCATTCCAAATGTTAAAATTTCATTTATAGATTTACCTGTCTTTTGGACGACCTCGTCTGTATACGTCGGTTTACCATCAGGACCGTAAGTAACTGTGAGCATCGTAGATGGTATTACAGACGTCATTGCAATTGGAATACCGGCCGTTAGACGAAGCGCCATTCTGTTCCTGTCACCTATAGAGTCTTTCGAAAATGCAGACTCGCCAGAAGTGAACGCTGTTGTATACACCTGGTTCAATTCAGATTCGGATGTAAAGAGTGGTAAAGGTGTCACGAGTTTAGGATTGTATGAAGTTATAATTTCGTTCATAATAGTGTAAGACTCTTTACCGCTCGGTGCAAGTTGTGCAATAGTGACATCAAACACTTTTCCGACAGGAATACCAGAATCGGGTCTCAACAAACCAATAAATTTCTGACCTTGCTGACTCGTGTATCCTGACATGACACGGTTCAGAACGAGAACGAGAATAATAATGATAAGACCGATGAACACAAGATCTTTCATTTTTTAATATGTTATATATTAAAAATGGGAGTTATGGATACATTCCCCGGTTTGACAACTAGCCCGAGTCAGACTTCTAAAAACGAAGGAACTCCAGTTTGGGTTATTATTTTAGTTGTTTTCGTCTTATTACTATTACTGGGAGGTGGAGCTTATATGGCCACTAGGGCTTCTTCTTAACACGCAACTTTTGTGCCGTCTTTTGGAGATTGACAAGACTCGGGAGGAAGGTGACAGGGTCTTCAACCTCAATCTCTTCCTCCTGTTTTATATTTGTGTATCGCCACTGAACCTTGAGGTCCAGGGGACCGATGAGTTCTACTTTGTACCCAAGTCGTGAAAGTTGACGGGCCATGTACGTTACGGTTGTCGGTAAATCGTACCTGGGGTACCCAACGAGAAACGGAGGCACGGTCACGATCGCCTCTCTGTGTCCAAGCTCGACAGAAGAACGAATTTTGCGACAAAATTGTTCAAGAAGGGCCTTGTAATACTCTTTTTTTGCGTCGCCTCTTTTCTTCTCTCGGGCCAAGATGTCCTTGGCTGAGGAAATATTTTCCATCTACGAATATCGAATCTTTTCTGGTTTACGCAGTTGGCGCAGGTGCAGGTGCTCCTGCCTTGGCTGACGCTTTTAGTGCATCGCGAAGCTGGCGGTCCAGGTTTTCCTCAATTGTCGAGTAAGGCTGGTAAACGTCAGGAACGTACCCTGGATTTTGCGCGTCGCCTGTGATTGCCGTTTCCGTTTTCGAAAGAATCTGAACTGCACCATCGTCACTTACGTTCGCCTTGACGTCATACTGAGTTCCGTAGTATCCGTCAGTATTGAAAAACATGAACCGAGCATCGTAGAGGTTCTTTCCAGCGTTCTTTATGTACAGGGTCTCGAGTGGATAAATGGTCTGGGATGATTGCTGTACCTTTTCGAGTATAACCTGTGTCACATCAGGAGACACGGGTGCATCTGAAGGGACGGAGGGAGAAGGCGCAGGTGAATACGTCGTCTGACTACTGCTGTTCCATATGAGAAAGATGATCACTGCGACCAGTACCAGAATGACTAGGTCCTTCATTACTCTTAGGTGCGAAAAAAGATTTGTCAAAAAACCTCTATAAATTTAAATGGCCTTGTTGGTCTATTCCGAAAAGTGTAAATGGTCACAGGAGATTCTTTTGTACATCAAGACCCAGCCAGCCCTTCTGGAAATTGTACGATTCTGGAACGTAAATACACAGGGCGTACCATCAAATAAAATTACGCGGGTTCCAACGCTCGTGACGAACGACGGAAAAATGTGCGTTGGGAAAGAGGTCAAGGCGTGGCTCGAGTCCATGATTCCATGTGATTTTGAGTGTTGGGAATCGGGTGGAAAATGTGCAAACCTCGACGGTACTGAAGAACCCGACTTTTTTGAAGTTGACAGATACGGCGAGTCGCTCCAGCCGCGCATTACACCCGAACTCGAGGCGCGAATCGGAGGGGACGTCCAGGATGCGTACCAAAAGGCTGGACAACGCAGTTAGAGAAAAAACGCAATGTTCAAAAAAGATGCACCTGAAGACAATTCAGGCGTCAGCTCTTAAATCAGTCTTTGAGGTTCTTAAAGACATCATCAACGATGTGAATGTGTATTTCACACCAAAGGGCATTCACATCTTGACGCTTGATACTGCGCGCGTGACGCTCGTTCATATGAATCTCGGGTCGGAAAACTTTGAAGAGTACGAGTGTCCAGAGGATGTTTCGGCCGGCCTGAACATGGCGAACGTATATAAGCTTCTCAAGTCCGTATCGAGCCAGGACACTCTGGACCTACGCATCGAGGGTCGTGACTATATGGACCTACTTATCGAAAATCCAATCAAAAAGTCTTCGACAAAATTTCGTCTAAAGTTGCTGGACATTAACGAGGATATCATCGAGTTCCCGGACATTACCATGAATGTTATCACCACACTTCCATCTATCGATTTTCAGCGCATTACTCGTGACATGGGAAATCTTGCCACCGAAATGGAAATTATTCGTGATGGTCAGAAACTCGTGATGAGTTGCCGGGGCGACTTTGCAGACCAGACGACGGTTATCGAGTTTCCAGACCCGCCAGTCAAGCGGACCGGAAACATTTTTAGTCTGAAATACATCAACCTTTTCACAAAGGCGACAAACATGTGTTCGAGTGTCCAGTTGATGCAAGACTCTGAAAATGAAAACATGCCAATTATATTCAGATATACAATTGCAAATTTGGGAGACCTCAAGTTCTATTTAGCACCAAAAATTGATTATTAAAACTTAAAAGCTATAAGTAGTGATGGAAGCTCGGTACAATGCGAAAATACAAGAATGTCGAACAGAGGCTGAACTCGCCGAGTACCTTCTTGATTGTATTCCTATTATTAAAGAGTACACGTCCGATGTCGTCGAGACTGTGACGACTCAAAATGTGCTCGGGGTAAAGCTGGCGACACGCAAAGGTGTTCAACGCCAGGACATTTACAAAAGATATCTCACTGAGGTTGAAGGTCAATATGAAACCTGTCCAGGAGTACAGGAAGGACACATGACGCCATGTAAAGGGTGCGGTGCAATGTTTTCGCGTGTTTTTGACGAGGTGCTCAGTGAAGACGTGTGTCGCGAGTGTGGAACTTCAGAGTTTGTGCTTGGAAACGAACTGGGGTTCAAGGAGGAGCAGGAGATTGAGAAGAATGTCGTGTATTCGTACAAACGCGAGAACCATTTTAACGAGTGGATTAGCCAGTTTCAAGCCAAGGAGTCGACAAGTGTTCCCGAGATTGTTATTGAACAATTACGGTCGGAATTTAAAAAACAAAAAATCAAGGACCTTTCGGAGATTACTCACGAAAAGGTTAAAGCTCTTCTAAAGAAACTAAATTGGGCAAAGTATTATGAACATGTCCCATATATTGCCACAATTCTCAATGGCATTCAGCCGCCGACAATGCCCCAAGCTTTGGAGGATAAACTCCGGCTTATGTTCCACAAGATACAAGACCCGTTTGAGAAACATAAACCGGCTAACCGGAAAAACTTTTTATCATATTCATTCGTACTCTATAAACTTTGCGAATTGCTCGGAGAAGACGACTACCTTCCGTGCTTTCCTTTGCTTAAAAGCCGTGAGAAATTACACGTCCAGGACCAAATTTGGGAGAAGATTTGTAAAGAGCTCCAATGGGAACATATACGGACAGTGTAATTAACAATCGACACGATCCAGAGCTGAACCGGCTGGGCGTTCATAGGTTATGGACTCGAACTCAAATGGACCGTTCTTGTCTGGAAAATTGATGAGATACCCTTGGTCCAGACCCAAAAGGTGTAAATAGTTCCGGGCCTGAATTCGGTACTGCTCGTTGAGACGCGCAACCGACTTGAGTTCCACAACCACCTTGCGCTCGATGATAAGGTCGGCCCGAACGTTCCCGACGTTTTGGTCATCATAAAATATGGGGATGATTCGCTCCGTCTCATAGTTGACGAGACGTTTTCGAAGCGCCACCTCAAAGGCACAGTGATAGACCGACTCGGAATATCCAGGACCTAAAGACTTCCAGATATCAGAGGAAATTTCACGAAGCATGTGTTCCATATTTTTTGAATTAAAATTAGTTTTAATTAGGGATGTTATGGCTCGGTCATCTTTTGACGACGCGATTTTATTTTGGAAAACTAAGTTTGGAGGATGCGTTTTGGTCGATTGCACCCGATGTGCCCATGGCCCTTTTTTTATCACCGAGGACTGAACCCTGGAGGGTGATAAAAGATGCGCCAGCCTATACATGGTTTTATAAGTTGCCCCACTCTTTATGGTTCTTATTTTTGATACAAAATTCAAGGGCCCGAAAGGTTTATGCTTTTCACATACTCATGGACCTGTTGAGTCACACGGGTGAGTGGTCCATCGAACCTTTTTTTCCGATGGGGCCGGCGATTCACGGAATTTGGGACCCGGTGGAGTGGGATTAACGTACCTTTTTTTTAGCCGATGGTCCGGTATTGTTTGTCCCTTTTCTTTTTGTAAACAAGCTTCTAAACGTCTCACTCTCACGTTGCTGAATGTTTTGAGCTCTGGCGGTACGAACTGGTGCTAAATGCAAACGTCCAACGTTTTGTAACCGTGTTCGGACATTTGTAAGATAATTATTCTTCATATTATTTGTGTTCATTCGGTTTCCAAGCCAATTTGTAAATGACTGTAAGTTTGGTAACACTGTTCGGGCTCTTTGGTGAACTTCACGTACGCTGCTCCAGTTTATATTACCAGGTGTAATACGACAGGAATACACAAGATAAACACCATTTGGACCGTTTCTGACAATATCCCGAAGAGTTTTGACTTGATTTAAATATCGTCGGATACCAAACTCTGGTAAAGTCCATACACCCATGTATGGTTGAAGAATGCCTTTACCGTTTGCATTGAGCGGTTCAGTGTTATCCCAAAATTGAAGATGAAGATTTGGACACCGTGTACGCGGACTATACAGGGTCTTTTTCCAATTGAAATTCGTTCTAGAATATCTTAGGAAGTTTGGAACTTTATTTCTATTCAAAGTACCTTCAAAAAACTGTGCAAGGTTTGTTTTATTTTGTAACATGGACTGAAATTTTGGATCATTAATGAGTTGACCAGACAGTGAAACACCTGGATTTGAAAGAAAAATTACATATTTTCCGTCCGGAACTGTGAAATAATCAGATGAACGAGTGTGAGCACCATGACCCGCGACGAGATACGAATGTCCGATTGCCACATAATCTAAAATCTTCGGGACTATTCGTTCAATATTTGCCCGTGTTTTATACATTACTATTTACAAACAAATTTACTTGCGTCCAAACATCTTGGACCACTTCTTGTGGACCCATGCAGCATCCTGTTTGTAGATGCGGGACGCACGGGGCAGAGTACGCTTGGTCAGCGTGCTGATAGCAGTCAGGCGTTTCACGACGGCATGTGGGTCCTCACGGCCCTTGGTCACTGCACGGGTCAGAGCCTTGTGGCGGTTCGTGGTTGCCTCCACGGGGTGGTAGTGGTAGCGGGTCAGCATACCCGCCTTGAGGTTTCCAATCACCTTGGGACCCTTTCCCACGGCGCCAACATCCTTGATGGGAACTGGACGCACATAGGTGCTGCCTGGTTTGCGAACATACATGTACTTGGTACCATCTTTACGAGTCACACGAATCACCTTACGAGAGCGGTGCTGGGTATATCCAGAACGGAGGATGGAACGCATTTTTAATTTTAATCAAGAAAAGTTTGTAGAAAGGCCCTTCATAAACATCCTGAGTTTACCATCGTTTGACGCACCAAAATCAAAAATGTCTTGGTCACCCAATTCCAGGTCCAGTGTTGGTACACTATAGACGGCCCGCAATTTCATAGTAGAATACAAAATCCCAAGCGAATACGACTTGAGATCTGTGACGGGTGAAGGCCGCATGAATCCGAGTTTCATGGCCAAGACGTCATTTTTCCCCAAAAATGGACCGGCTGGTACAGTCTCGGCTGCACCACCATCGATATACGACCATTCGCCAATTTTCACGACTGAAAAAAGGAATGGAATTGCAATTGTTGCACAGACGGCATCGAGAACACTCATATGGGGCACGGAATCCACTGAAAAGTAGTCCGTCTTCATGAGGTCGACACAGTAGGCTGGTACATGGAACTTGATTGGGTTCCATTCATAGAGTTCGGCAAACGTAACATCTGGTTTTCCAATAAATTTGGTACACGCCTCTGAAAGCACTTTTCGAATCTTTGATGGCGGAACAAGTCCATAATTTTTAAGGAAATTTCGTATATTGGGTTTCATAATCTGTTTCACGGGTACGTTGAGTGCATAATCGAGAACCTTTGAAAGGTCCCCCTTCGTCGCGAGAAACAGGAAGCCAAGAAGGCCCCCGGCCGAGGATCCAGACAGTTCTGTCAAATCCTCGAGTTTGCCGGTTTGTTTGAGTTTTGAAAGGACTCCTAAGTAAAGAAAGAAGCCCATAGCTCCGGGACCAATGGCGAGGCACCGGACCATCCTATGATTTTAGTTTAATAATACTGAGGGAACTGGCCGCGCAGGAAAGCAAACAGCAGGGCAAACACGACGGTGTGGGCACCCACAGCTGCTGGAGAGCTCTGGCCAGACATCCAGATGCCACCATTCTTGGGGGGAATGGTCAGGAGCAGACCTGGGGTCAGCAGAACGAACAGAACGGCTGGGACGAGCAGGTCGTTACGGGTCAGGCTAATCTTGAGCACGTAGGTGGCAATGGCCCAGTACACAAAGGTCAGGACCAGGGCATGGAACGCAGCCTGAACCAGGCGTCCTGCGCCTGGGGGTAGGGCCAGAAGCAGACCTGGGCTCAGTAGGGCAAACAGCACGGCAGGAACCAGAACCTTGGGGCCAGTCACGTCAATCATTTATATGTAACCAACATAAATTTCGGCCCAGCCATAAAAGTTTTCGGGTCGAACGCGGTCTGAGATGATTGGGAGGCGCGCAATGAGATTCCACATAATTTGCCACGTGAGGTTCGGCTGGGTCGCCAAGTTCCAATGGGTCGGCTCGAGTACGAGGTTTACAAAATCGGGAAACCCCGCATGAAGTCGAAGATAGTGGTCATCTGCGTAGCCGCGAAGAGCCATCCAACCATCGAGAAGTTCGCCCGAATACATGTCCTGCCAATCTTCCGGATGGAGCTCTGGATCAAAATCATCCGACGAATCGGAATCATATGCCAAATCGTAGTTGTATGCATCACGGGAGTACTCGTCACCCTGACCCATTTTTGACTTGTTTTATAAGTGTCCTGTACCTCTAAGCCAGTTCCTTGAGTCCTGTGACCATCACACCCGCCGTTTCTTTCGTGGGGGCTGCATCGAGAATGGCCTGGAACGCACCTTCAACTTGAGCCTCGTTTCCACCAAAAAATGCGTGAAGACCCTTCTTTATGACATCCTTTGTGATGGGCGCCTTGGTCTTTTTCACTTTGAAATTCACCTTGACCTTGTCCTGAACCTTGACGGTATCGATGGCCTGCTCTTTCATTGTTTTTGTGACGAATGCGCGAAGATCCTTCTCGCGTTGGTTTAGAACGCTGAGATCTTTGCGCGCTGCCGCAAGCTGGGCCTTGAGAGCGACCCACTCAGTCATGGCCGACTTAAAGTCCATTACTATCATTAACTTGGCTTAGTTTTCCAAGAAAAATCCGCACTTTTCTTTGTTCCATACTGGGTATGTTTCATACACGTCGTTATTTTCTACTCGGTGATCACCAACATTGAAAATTTGACATATAAGAACGATATTACCATAGTAATACCCTTTTCTTGGGTCAATTCTTTCTATAGATACTGATCGATCGTCATTTGGTACATGGGTCATAACTATACCAGAATACGCACACAATCCTTCTTGTTTAACAAGGATTGAAAAAAGAGACTGTAAAGTCAAGTCACATTTGTGGTCATCCATAAACCTTTTCTTGACTTCCCAATCTTTAGCTCTTTTTCGAGCAGAATACATTTTCTTTCGTATATATGAAAGATCTTGATATGCTACATTAACTCCTTTCCATCTTGGTAAAGATTTGAAATAGTTTATTTTTTCAATATTCCATTGATAATTAACATTAAGTTCAAGACATATTAAACATACATTGTCTTTTGTATAACCACCTGAAGGGTCTATTCGTTCAATTGAAACTTGCCAATCACCTCGAATGTTCATTTCAAACCCAGAATAGGCGCATTTACCATTTTGTAACCTCCATAAATTTTCTATATGTTCTACAGATATATCATAGAGTAGTCCTAGTTGTTTACTTCTTTGTTTTGATACTCTGACCAATGACGATATTCTACCTCTAAGAGTTTCTGTCGTATATTTTTTAGAAAAATCTAAACTACATTTTTTGCAACTGTATGCATACCCGTCTGGAGATGAGGTACATTTGTAAAAGAGATCCGTCTGTTTTTGTTCTTTACATGTATTGCATTGTTTCATTGACATTACGTATAAAGTATTTTTTATATTTAGGCATATTCTGGTGAAATCTCAAACTTGGGACGCATGGTGTCTGGGGGAATCGTGCTGAGGTTAAAGATGCTCACGGGGGTGCGGGGGTTCAGTGGCTCCGAGCGGAACTGCTGGTTGGCATTGCGCAGCACGCCACCCACAGTCTCTGGGTAACCAATCTGGTTGCGGGGGTCCAGGTAGTTCTGGCCGCTCAGAATCTTGTCTGGGCTGAACTGACCGAAATCCTCCGTCTGAACAACCTCGCGAGGAATCAGGCTGGCAGAGGAAACTTCGTCGCCGCTCATGACTGGAGCAGGTGTTGCACCCACGGATGCGCCCACAATACCACTGCTCTTTGCGGACAGGGAAAACCCGCTCGCCTTGGGAGCGAACAGCAGCAGGAGGATGATGGCGATCAGAACAAGAATTGCAAGCCCCTTGCGGTCCATAGTATTATAACTTGCCGATAATTTTTTTTTGGGCTGGGGAAAGAGGACAGTTCCTGCGGAACTGGGACTTAGTCCAGATAATCCGCCGGATCATCACCCTCTGGCTCCTCTGGCTCGTCGGAGAAAAGATACTCCTTTGGAAACTCTGGCGCCTTGGGTGGTGCACGTACACGCACCTGGACGACACGCCAAATGGGTCCAAACGACTTTTTCAGAAACCATAGACCAGAAAGTTCGAGGACACAGTCACATGCCGTCTCGGGCTGAATGTCCTGAAGCTCAACTGGATTCTTGCGTGTATCATAGGCAACGGTAACCACCTGACCCTTGACGGTGGTGAGAGACGCACCAAGCACGCCGTCAGTGACGCTCTCCTGATATGCGTTCTGAATCGTCTCGTCACTCAGATCCTTGCCGAACCATTCCTGCTTGGACTGCTTTGCCTGGGTAAGAATCTGCTCATCAATTGTGGAGAAGATATTCGAATCCGTTTTGAAATTTACCGCCTTGGAGGCGAGCGAATCCTGAAGAATCAGACCATTCACCTGATGGCGAGCGCCAGAAATCTTCAGAAAGTACCGACCATCTGGAAGCTTCTGAGGGGTTCCGTACTCCATTATATGATACGAACTAATTTCTTCTTTAACACTAGATGACGACGTGTAGCTCGGATTTACTGCTCAAAGGCTGTACTTGTCTATCAAACCCTGTAGCACCAGAATCACAGGTGTGTGCATATATCAACAGACAAAACGGGCTCGTCACGCCATGTGACACTGGGTGCTGCGTCCCGAGGTGTTCAATACGTCCAGATGTACCAAACATTTTACAGGTTCAAAACGAGTTGAGACCTTCAGCGGGAACATCACTTCCACCTGGATTTGGTCAAAATCTCCTGACGAGCGATGAACCAACGAAACTAAAGGGTGAATCGAACTTTATTGCACCGATTGAATCGGAACAGAAAGTATGGGAGCGAATGATGATACCAATTTTGATGCTCGTTATTGTGCTATTAGCGAGCTTCACAATGGCTTAAAGGCTCGAGTACTTTCTAGAGTAGAAATGGCCACCGAGACTGTTACCCTAGAGACCCTGGCGAAGGAGCTGAAGGCTGTTCGCAGGGACCTGCGCCGCATTCGTCTACACTTTGAGGACCCAACTGGTGAGAAGCAGGCGGCACGTGCACAGAACAACGGTTTCAATAAGCCTCAGAACGTGACGGAGAAGCTGCGTACCTTCCTGGGCCTGGGTGCAGACGAGAAGGTGTCCCGTTCCCAGGTGACGGCGCGCATCAACGCCTATGTGACCGAGAAGGGGCTAAAGTCCGGTCAGAACATCTCGATGGATGCTACACTGAAGGATCTGCTGAACCCTCCAGAGGGTGTGCAGGTCACCTTCCTGAACATTCAGAAGTACATCAACCCTCACTACATTAAGGAGGCCAAGCCCGAGGGTGAGAAGAAGCCCCGTGAGAAGAAGCCCAAGGTAGAGACGGCTGCAACTTCCGATGATGCCCCAAAGGAGAAGAAATCGCGTCCTAAGGTTGTCAAGGCTTAAAAGCTTGTGTAATTGTAATACAAAACAAAAATGGAGGTGACTCCTCCACCAGAGCTTTCAGTTGAACACCTGAACGCCCTCGTGGGGACGAAAATTAAGAATCTAAACTTGTATCGTAGAGCTTTCACGCACAAGTCGGCCCTGAAGCGTTATTCAGGTCTGACTGGTTCGTACGAAACACTTGAGTTTATGGGGGACAGTGTACTTGGGTTTGTAATTACCAAACACTTGTTTGACCAATATGAAAAACATCAGGAAGGGTTCCTGACCAAGGCTCGTACAAAAATGGTTCGGGGCAAGACACTTTGTGAAATTTCAAAGACGCTGGGTCTTGACAAGTTGATTCTCATGGATGAAAAGGGTGAAAGAAACGGGTGGAACACAAATGAGCACATTATGGAGGATGTCTTTGAGGCGCTCGTCGGTGCCATCTACCTGGATCTGGGGATGATTCACGCCAAAAAGTTTGTTCTGGATTCGTTCTCAAAGGTGGAGACGTCTCTGGTTGATGACAACTACAAAGACCAACTCATGCGTTGGTGTCAAGCACTTAAGTACCCTTTGCCTGATTACCAAGTCAGAGGGCAAATGAATGGACAGTTTTTCATCACCGTTGTTGTAGACGGTCTCGAGTGCGGCTCGGGTTTTGCACTTACGAAAAAACAGGCTGAACAGAATGCGGCCGAAATTGTACTTAAGACGGACCCTCGATTCAAGAACAAGAATGGACCCCCAAAGCGGGAACCCAAACGAGCGTCAAGTCCAGGTGCTGAACAGGGTGAAGGAGCTTCTTGCGGCTGAGTATGCCGAACAAAGATCCAAAGAATGGTTAGAGCTCCGTGAGAATATGATTACGGCCAGTGATGTTGCGAGTGCCTTGGGTGAAAATCATTACGAGTCACCCGATGCATTTGTGAAGAAGAAGGTTCTTCGGACCCAATTCAAGGGGAATGCCGCGACGGCTCATGGGACCCTTCTCGAACCCCTTGTGCGAGACCTTTATGATCAGCGCACAGGTCGAAAGTCTCATGAAATTGGTCTTGTACAGCACAGAGATTATCCCTGGCTCGGTGCATCGCCAGACGGAGTCACAGAGGATGGTCTCTTGATTGAAATCAAGTGTCCTTTGACCCGTAAAATTGAACCAAAGATTCCAAAGCACTATTGGCCACAGGTCCAGCTTCAGCTTGAAATTACAGACCTGGATGAGTGTGATTTCATCCAGTATAAACCAGCCAGTGCCGAAGGTACTGTTCCACAGAGGCCAGAAGAGTTTGTGATTGTCCGGGTCCAACGTGACCGTGATTGGTTCTCTAAAAATTTACCGGCTATGAAAGCGGCTTGGGACCGCATCGTAGCTGGCCGACAATATGGGCTCTGTGAACTCGTTGACGACGACCCCCCTCCTTCACAGTTTAAGAATGAAATTGTATGTGAAATAGTAGATGAAGACGCCGGAAGAGGCGTTCATGGATGTGTTTGGACCAAAGCCGGAGCCGCCGAGGTGCAATCACAAGAACCGGTTTCTGAAGTGTCGTGAGTGCGAAGGAAACTTTTGTGCAAAGTGCATTCAACTTGAGGTGCACTTGTGCCCCAAATTGGATGAACGTTCAAAAATTGAAAAGGAAAATTTGTCTAAAAAATTAGTCAAAGTAGTTGCACCGAAAGTGACTACTTTTTGATGCGCGAAATCAGGTAAATAGCAAGAACAATAAGAGCGAGCCAAATGAGTAGGTCCTGGCTGCCCTTTATCTGCGTCCATGTATCATCCGCAGCTCTCTGGCCACCCATCCAACTCCATGGCTGGCCTGGGCGCACCCAAGTGACTGTTCCGTCTGGAAACTCGTTCTTACGTGCTGGAAACCCACGGAAAGGCGCCGGGCTCGACTCGACCGTCTTTAAGTACATGGGGCCTGAAAGGTCCATATTCTGGTCGTCGGAACCAGGAAGAGGATCGGTGTACACAGTTTCCTTTTCACTGATTTCAGTCGTATACGAACCGTCGATGGGAATCGTACTCGGGAACCCATCAGTATAGAGACCATAGGTTCCAGACCACGTGTACGGGTTGATGCGATTGATACTCAGGGTATCACATGCCATCGCGGCCGTAGCCATTAACATACACTTATATTATTTTTAGTTCCTGAATAGGTTTTTGCCTGGATTTTTTGACGGTGAAGCTCCCACATGGCATCCATATCCACCCCGAGCATATGAGCCAATTGGAAGAGATAACTAAATACATCACCCATTTCCATCATGATATCAGTTCCTCTGTCCTTTTTGAGTCCAGTCTTCTTATAAATTCTTTGGTTCTGACGTATAGATGATGCCAATTCACCCATCTCTTCATTGAGTAACATCCATACAATACTCACGGGAGCCTTGTCCCAACCTTTTTGCTTGCAAATTGCCGCGGTCTCATCACGGAATCTGTTCATTGTTCAATAATCAACCAAAACCTCTAAGCTTTGTTGAACCGTTGAATAATACCCCGAGCATTGAAAACAAGAACACATGCAAGGACGAGAAGCGCAAACTCCACGCCAAGTTTCCAGTTTTCAACCGACCGTGCATCCTGTGTTTTCTTTTCAGCCCATGGCTCGACGACACCGTTACTAAAAAGACGGATGGCGCGGTCAATTGCAAAGAAGATGAAGAAACCAATGAGAATATCGTCAAGGGCTTTCATGTCTAAAAGGCAATCTTAGTATTGTATGGCAGTTTATTTCCGTAAGTGCTTGTGCTGACAGGGGCGGGGAGAGGCACGGGATTGGACGAAATGTCTCTCATGTACACGAGCTGCTGAAGCACACCGGTCGAGACGGTTGCCGTCGCCTCCTTCACCACCTGAGAGTTCATGGCGGCGACTTGCTCGCGAACCTCGCCATACGGGTTTCGAGCCATATTGGCATAGACGCGTTTCATAAGCGCCTGGAGGTCTGCATCGTTCTGACGCTCGATGGTCACACCAGTCTTTGCCTGGACCGAACGAATAATTGCATCGTGAACTTGTTCGCGGTTAAAGTCTGAAAAGTAGGCGTCAGTCAGTGGCGTCGGAAGCAGACGCGTACTCATTTAACATAGTCCCAGATTTTTCACCGCCTTAAAAACTCGAGGCACTTACTAAGCAAATGAGGGTCATCAAGCGGTCAGGTGACGAAGTTGAAATGTTGTTTGACAAGGTGACGAAACGAATTTCAAAGTTGAATCAGGCTCCAGAGTTTGAGGTGCTCAATGTCCAACCAGACAAGGTGGCCCAAAAGGTTTTCACGAGTATGTATGATGGTATTTCAACATCTGAAATCGATAACCTGAGTGCCGAGGTGGCTATAGGTATGATTACCGAACACCCAGACTATGAAACGCTCGCGACCCGAATTGTTGTTTCAAATTTGCAAAAGAACTGTCCAAAGACGTTCAGTGATGCAATGCTGGTTCTACACGCCAAAGGTATCGTAAGCGACGAGTTTATGAAATGTATCAAGCTTGAGATGGATACATGGGTTCAGCCAAAACGTGACTACCTCTTTGGATACTTTGGAATCAAGACGCTTCAGCGCGGGTACCTGAACGTCAGTGAAACACCGCAATATATGTTTATGCGCGTCGCTGTAGGTATTCATGGGGACGATTATCCCCGGGTCAGGGAGACGTACGACCTCATGTCTCAAAAGTACTTTACACATGCGACGCCGACACTGTTCAACTCTGGTACAAACCATCCGCAAATGTCGAGCTGCTTTGTGGCTGGTACACCAGTATTTACGGTGAATCGTGGTCCTGTGCCCATCGAGGACGTGGCTATTGGCGATCTTGTGATTACTCATACTGGCAATGTACAACCTGTTGTTCAAACGCATAAGAATCTACTTGGACAGCGAACTCTTTTTGATGTAAAGGTATACAAGACTCCTGGGTTTCAGGTTACTGGGAATCATCGGTTCTGGTCCATCACGAAGGAACAGCTCGAATGGAAAGAAAAGCCTCAGTGGAATGCAATTGAGCACCTTCGTGTAGGAGACTGGATCTCCATTCCCAAGTCCAAGACCGATACTGTCCATCAAGTACTTGATATGTATGAGGTACTCAAGGATGTCAAAGGGGCTGAACACTGGACATATTCTTTCGAGTTTGACGGAACAAAGATGCGACGCAATACGTACTTCACAAGTGAATATCGTCCGAACGGTATAGAAAAGAAGGGAGAGTGGTTCGAGCGATACATTACAGTAGATGAAAATTTCGCATGGTTCCTAGGGTCGTGGTACGGAGACGGGTGTGTTCTATATGGGAAAACGAGTAACCGTACACCGACTCATCGTGGTATTGCATTCGCACAGAACCCAAACAATGCCGAGTTCGTAGAAGAGATCATTCGCATCGGTGAAAAGTATCTCGGTGTTCACGCATGTGTTCACGAGGCAAAAGTACAGCGGTGCCTGTCGATCAACTTCAATAACAGCGCTATTGGCAATGCATTTAATATTCTCTTTGGCCGATGGTCTAGTGAAAAGTTCCTGTGGCCTTCCATATTCTCATGGAGTCGTGAAATGATCGCAGCATTCCTCGGAGGACTTGTGAGCACCGACGGATGCTGTACAGTTAATGGAAGCGTGGTATTGCAGTTGACGAATCAGCCCCTCGTTCAGTCTATATTCCATGTGTCACGGTCAGTCGGTTTCGATACGTCTATGACGATTATGACTAAGTCATACAAGGAACGTGACACGTACATCGGACGGATGCAGATCCCTTGGGTTCCTGAGATTATGAAATGGGTCCGAAAGCATTACGATGATGACCGTCTACAGAAAACTGAGCGAGCAAATACCACTCTCGAAATCGACGGACATTTCTTTCTTCGAATCAATTCCAAGGTGAAGGTGCATGACGATCTCCCCGAGTATGTATACACGTTGGGTGTGAAGGATGACCACTCCTATTCAGTTCAGGGACTCATTGCTGAGAACTGTTTCCTCGTAGCCATGAAAGACGACTCGATAGAGGGAATCTACGAGACACTCAAGGAGTGTGCGCACATTTCCAAGTGGTCTGGAGGTATCGGTATCCACGTGAGTAACATTCGAGCGAATGGGACTGCCATCAAGGGTACAAACGGTATTGCAGATGGTATTGTGCCTATGCTTCGCGTGTTTAATAACACGGCTCGGTACGTGAATCAGGGTGGCGGAAAGCGCAAGGGGTCATTTGCAATCTACCTTGAGCCATGGCATGCAGATGTTATGGAGTTTCTCGAGCTTCGTTTGAACCAGGGCGATGAGGAGTCACGGTGTCGCGACCTGTTTACGGCTCTCTGGATTCCCGATCTGTTTATGCAAAAGGTTGAGAAGGATGAGGATTGGTACCTCATGTGTCCCAACGAGTGTCCCGGCCTACCCGACGTATACGGTGAAGAGTTTAACGAGTTGTACCGGATGTATGTTGCTCAAGGCCGGTACAAGAGAGTCGTCAAGGCTCGGGATGTATGGGACCGGATCCTAAAAAGTCAGGTGGAAACTGGCACGCCATACATGTGTTACAAAGATGCCTCGAACGCCAAGTCAAACCAGAAGAACATTGGCGTTATCAAGTCTTCGAATTTGTGTACAGAAATCATTGAGGTCTCAACCCCTGACGAAACGGCCGTGTGTAATTTGGCATCCATTTGCCTGCCAGCGTTCGTTAAGGAGAGTTCTGACAGAACTCGACGCGAATTTGATTTTCAGAAACTCCATGATGTGGCTCGAGTTGTGACGCGCAATCTGAATCGCGTCATAGACAAGAACTTTTACCCGACCGAGCCTGCCCGAAAGAGTAACCTCAGGCACAGACCCATTGCAATCGGTGTCCAGGGTCTCGCGGACGTGTTCATGATGCTTAGTCTTCCGTTCGATGACCCCAAGGCTCGGAACCTAAACAAAGGCATCTTCGAGGCCATCTATCACGCGGCACTGACCGAATCGTGTGAACTCGCCAAGGTTGAGGGTCCATATGAAACGTTCAAGGGGTCACCTGCTTCCGAGGGCATCTTCCAGCATGATATGTGGGGTCTCGAGACGAATGATTTTTGGAACGAAATTCGTGAACAGGTCAAAACATACGGGCTACGCAATTCGCTGCTTGTGGCACCCATGCCAACCGCCTCAACGTCCCAAATCATGGGTAACAATGAATGCTTCGAGCCATACACGACAAACATTTACTTGCGTCGGACGCTCGCCGGTGAGTTTGTGATGGTGAATAAACATCTTGTGAAAGACCTTCAGAAGCTGAACCTCTGGAACCCTCAAATCAAGACTGAAATTATTCGCCACGGTGGGTCTATTCAAAACATTCCAGAGATTCCGGAGAATCTCAAGACCATCTACCGGACCGTATGGGAGATTCCCCAAAAGTCCATACTTGATATGGCGGCGGATCGAGGTGCATACATCGACCAGTCACAGTCATTGAACATTTTCATGGAGGACCCGACGGTTGCAAAGCTGTCAAGTATGCACATGTACGGTTGGAAGAAGGGGCTCAAGACGGGTATGTACTACTTGCGGACACGTCCAAAGGCCAAGCCAATTCAGGTCACCGTGCCAGTTGCGCAGCAGCCTACCGAGGAGCAAGTCATGGCGTGTCGTCGTGACAATCCGGAGGGTTGTCTCATGTGCTCGGGCTAAGAATTTCCCAACTAAAATTAATATGAAAAGTTGTTGCCGGATCTCTGCTCGCCGAGGGGCCGGACCAAATAACAAAAAATGTGTGAGGTCCTCAAACAAAAAGGTGTTCAATTTACCTCGTAAATTTAATAAGCGTAGGTGCCTCTTAGGCCCGATAAAGGGCTTCACCATGCGTTCAAGTTGCGCACCATATAAAAACTGTAAGAGAAAGTAGAGTATGGATCCTATATGGTCTCGAATACCGAACGACGTGGCTCTTCACATCATCAATTTTCTAGATGATATAGATACCCGGAGGGCGTTTGGTTTCAAACCCCGACGCCTCGTCATAAACAATCGATTCAATTTTCGAAGTGAAATTGTTTATGACAGGACGACCCAGACCATGTTTGATTTTTCAGGTATGAGTGATGAAACCCAACCATACTGGATTATACGGAGGGGCATACCCTTTTCACAATTTCGGAGTCCAAACCTCCATGTATTCAACATGGATTGGGAAGATTATGACATGACCATGTTTTCAAACATGGTTCAGTTGGGTCCATCAAAGTGTAAAAATCATATCGTTCTAGATAAAAAAGTTAAATTTGTCTAATATATGGACCCAAAATTATGGTCAAAATTACCAACCGACCTGGTCCGAAAAATTATAGAAGTTTCTGAACCGACAATCGACGTTCAATTAGCTTTTAAAATTCAACCCAAGAAACTTGACGAGGCACGGGTCTGGCGCCTTTGGTACCTCCTCAAGTCTCACGATGGTCTCATATATAATCTTGAAAGTCGTTCTTTACACATTTTTCGCGTGCCTGGATTTCACATGGTCCGCCGGCCATATCATCTCAACAGAATTGACGAATGGATGACAATATTTAACGAGGAGGGGGCAGAACATACACTTGAAATCACGTCTCCGAATGGGACATACATTTCATGTCCATGGCACAGTGAACCATTTTATACCGAACTCCGGGTTTTACTTCGAGGTTCGGGAATTGCACGCGCACTTAACGTGACTGACGCAACTTTCTGACTGCAGCAAGTTTAGCGGCCGTAATCTTTGCCTGTCGAATTTTGTTCAAAAGTTCACGAGTTGTTTTCATGTGTTGAGCCATCATGGTTTTGGTCTTTTTTAAATTTTTTAGACGTGCCATACTACGTTTAGCAGATTGACGTGCTGCTGATTGGCGAAGAGCCGTATGCTGTGTAACTGCCTGCTTCCAAAGATTTGCAAAAGGGTCGGGCATACTTAAAAAAAACACAACAAATAAATTTATCATGGTTCTTTGGTCAGATGTCGAAAAAAACCTCATTGATATCCAGACGTCAAACAGAAACAAGTCGCGGTTTACAATTGATGGAAAACCACTTCGGTTTCAGATTCCTCGTGGACTGTGTCAATGGGGCGTTTCACAGTACAAAAGTTTCAATGTGGAGGTGACGAACCCTGACTTTATCGCATGGTGGTCTGAACTCGAGCGCAGGTTGTGTCCGCAGGAACCATTCAAATCAAACCTCCAAAAGGGTTCACTACGGATAAAGATTGATGATGCGACATATATTTTTGATGAAAATTCAAAACAGGTCTCGCCCGAAATTCAAGAGGGTCTCTTTCGTGGGCAGGAACTGTCCTGTTTGATTGACGTAGAGTCTAACTATTTTTTTAACGAAAATTGGGGGCTTACCGTGAGAGCCTACCAGGTGCGTTTTTATGGCGATGCAGCAACTCCAAGAGTTTCCGAGTCGGACGCAGACGTACCAATTTTGCAAAAAGGAACATGCGCTTTTTTAGAAACCTGATTTATACAGGAGCTCGTATGGCTATTACGATACCGAGTAAGGCGCATACAATACATATAGGTCCCATGATAACCATTGCAAGTAGGAACTTGTTGTTCGTCTTGCGTATGTCACTGCTTTCAGCAAACTTTGAGTTGTTATCATAACACTCCTTGGCTATGGCCCCGTTTGCAGTAATGAGGGCACCTGCTGACAGCAAATAACATGCCATCAAAATCATTTTAATTTTGGTACTCATTTTGACTGCTACTACTTACTTGGAATAAATTTCACGAGCCTTGGCCAGTAGTGGGCCCTGGACGAGCGCAAAGCCCTTGATGCCCAGCTCCTTCTTGGCCTTTGCGACCGCCTTTATCCATGGGTTCTTCTTCTCATCTTTGGACTTGGACTTGGACACAATCTCACCAGTCTTGCGGTCCTTTTTCAGGTCCTTTTTTGTGAGACCGCCTGCAGTCTGGTCCGCGTTACCGTGATACACCTGAGCACGGGAACCAATCGTCATTTATATTACACTGCGAAAATCTTCTTGAGCGCGTGAATCGTGATTTTGGTCCGTGTCACGTTCGGCACCTGCGTTTCGAGCCGCGGATCGTTGAGCACCTCGGCGCACACCCTGGCCTTGCCCTCCTGTAGCTGCATGATGGACTGCTCAACGCTCGGCAGCGGCTCCACTCCATCCTCGCCCATGTAGATGAACCGCCGAACAACCACCTTGCGCGTCTGACCCGTACGGTGCGCCCGACCAATCGCCTGTAGCTCCGTGGCGGGGTTCCAGGCGGGACACGTAATGTATACCCGCGTCGCCTCCTGGAGATTCAGACCAACACCGCCCGCCTTGATTTGGATGATGAATACCGCGCCACCCTCCGTCTTCTTGAACGCAGCGATGCGCTCCTCGCGCTGCTCCTTGGGTACAGAACCGTCGATGCGAAAGGTGGGGATTTTGAGTCCATTCAAAAGTTCCTGGATCCGGTCCATCTCACCCATAAACTGTGTGAAAACCAGCGCCTTCTCCTTGGGGTGAGTTTTAATTGTGTCAATTAAAACCTCCATCTTCTTGGAGCGGCCAAGCCACGGCTCCGGGTCGGTCTCCTCCTTGAGCGCGATACCGTCAAGATAGAGTTGAGGCCACGTCATGACCTGTCGCGTACGAAGCAAACACTCGAGAAGTTCCATTTGATGCATATGATGGTTTCCAGTGCTGAAAACATGGCGCACAACGCCCTGTGCATGCTCAAACACCTGCTTGTACAGAGCCTTCTCCTCGGGGTACATCTCAAGCTCTACATTCTGAAAGTCACATGGCGGGAGCTCGAGGCGCTTGTTTCCAGGGACGATGCATCGTCCCGCCGCGTCGTAGACCCCCCGAGCCACGTCAGATTTGCTCCGGCGGAGTACATATGTGTCACGGATCCGGTCTGTGTAACCCTGTACCACCTCGCGTGGAATACCGACAAAGGCACAGAGCGCCACAAAATCCTTGATGGAATTAAAGACGGGTGTACCGGTCACGACCCATCGAATTCGGGCATGTAGACTTCTACACGCCCCATGGCTCTTGCTTTTCCGATTGCGAATTTCGTGACCCTCATCCAAAATCACGCGGTCCCATTGAATACTCAAAAGTTCACAGACGGGACCACTTGGTCTCTGTGGCAAAACAGAGTACGGCGCCACCACGACTGATGGAAGCTTCTCAGGCAGTTTCCGCTTGGCTCCATCGAATGCACACGTGCTGAGGCTTGGTGCAAACCGCTTGATCTCATCACACCACTGACCCACAATGGACTTGGGCACAACTACGAGCGTATGCGGCTTGGGATTGGCGAGCATCATTGCAATGAGCTGGACCGTTTTGCCAAGGCCCATCTCATCACACAGGAAACCGCCGGGGTACGTCTGGGCCAGCTCGCGCTCCAAGAGCCACTTGACGCCCTCGTGCTGATACGGCGCAATGAGACGGGTCTTGAGCATTTTGAGGCATATAACTTTGAGTATTTTGGGTCAGATACTAACCTGTACACGACACGAATTTTTGTCTCAGGTTATAGTATATATGGCAGCTAATGAGCGGCTTGTAAACGAGATTTTAGCAATTTTGATTGGTGAAGCAAAGAACACGGCGGTTACAACAGAGACGCTCGCCGATGCGATTCTCAAGTTGATTCGTGATGCGCTTGCACAGTCCAAAAACGTCAAGACAATTTTGTCTGAAAATACACGGCGCAATGCGGGTACCGTACTTGCGACAAACAACTCTGTCAAATCGAATATTGTTAAGGTCATTTTGGATATTATTCGCGACGCATCAAAAGGTGCTCTCCAAAAGGAAACAGCAAAGAAAGTTGTGAAAGTTGCGGGTCCACCACCTCGAAATGCAAACAGTGTTCTCGAAGTCCTAAAGAGAAACGTGACTCCTGAAGAGGCGAAGAAAATTGAAGAGGAGGTGGCAAAAGCACCCAGACCCACGGCAAATAACACAGCAAATTTAATTTACAAATTGATTTTGAACTTGTTCAAAAATAAAATCCCATCATCTCCTAATATGGTAAATGGACCCAACTTTGTCGAGTCGAAGAAAAAGAACAACCAGGGAAACCCTATTTTCAATGTAGCCATACCTGGTTACATATTCACGACTCGTGGAACTCCGGGGCGCACCGGATACTATAGAAATACCGGTAAGCCACCCGGACCAGAGTTTGGTCCTGCCGCGCCCCCTCCACCCCCGACTCCACGCAACTATTCAGGACTCAATTTACGTGCCCTGTTTAATGCCCGTCGGAAGTATCCAAACAATAAAAACAAAATCAATACACTTATACGTTCAAAATTCGATAGTGCTATTCGTAATCTGAAATATACTACGGGTGCATCGCTTTTCAGACGGGGCGCGGAAATTCTCAGAATTTTACCTGAAAATTATCCGGGCCGGGGTGAAATTGTAAACTTCATCATTGATGAGATTCGGCGCATTTCGCGTAGCTCGAACCTTGACGCGGCTCGACGCAATCTTCGTAACGTTCGGAACCGGAACGTTCGGGACGAGCTTAACAGAAAGGCTCGGAACCTCAAGGAGCGTCGGAGAGAGAACGAGACCGAGTATCGTCGCCGTCGGGAGAACTTGGAGAGGCGCCGTGCAAATCTAGGCAGACGCTACGAAGGTGAATCGAACGTCGAGTATTCTCGTCGCAAGGCGGAATACAACCGTAACAAGGAAGAGGCAAATCGTCAGGAAATGGTTCTGCGTCGTGCGGCGCGTCTTCAGGTCCAGCCTCTCCTTCCGCCTCCACCACCGCCTCTCCCGCCAGTTCAGCAGCAGGCCATTGCAAACGCCGGCGGAGTCCAGCGCGCCGTGAATACGATAGCAGCCGTTCCCGGTGGCGCACCAGAAGTGGCAAAAGCAGCTGAGGCACTTAACGAGACGGGTGGAAACATGGCTCAGGCTGTTAACGTAAAGGGAGCAAGCCCACAAGCTGTTCAGGCTGTCAAGACGCTTGGGGGTGTGAAAAACACGGTGATTGTTCTCGAGGGACTCAATACGCTATCGCAGACGCCAGAGACGCGCCGTCGCAAGGCTACAAAGCGCGGACGCCGGCCGAAAAAGACTGGAGTTCGTCTTGCAGAACTCAACCGCGTGATTAATGCTGTGAAAAAACAGAAGCTGATTTCTCTCATGGCGCACAATATTACACGTACAAACAATATCCATCCGAACGACGAAAAACGCAAGAAGTATTACAAGAAGGTGATGAAGTCGTACCTCCTTAAGAAACCATTTGCAAACATTGTTAAAAAGTCGGCGAAAAAAAAGATGTGACGTCTGGGCCATTAAAGACTCGAGAGGCTTATAAAGCAAGATGAAACATGGATTCGTTTCCATACATTTTGAAACTGAATTCGATTCGTGAAAAGTTGGTGGCGGATCCGGGTCGTCCCAACCCGTCATGGGTCCGAATCACCACTATCACGATGATTTCTAAATTTCTTCAGGAAATTGACCTCAAGAAATTTAAAGAGAAATTTAGGGAAATTGGTTCGGTGACTGTTCGGCGCAAGGGTTCTAAGTTTCGGGGGTTTGAATGGAATATGAAGGACACGGCGTTTTATAACCAAGTGACCATAGGATACCAAGACGCCTATTCACGCAAAAGTGTCAAGATTTTTGAAAATGGCGCAATCCAGGTGGCGGGATGTTCAGATCTGTTTGATTGCCGCCGGGTCCTCAACCAGATTGCCTTTATTTTGTATGACGTTTTGGAACTTGAATCCCCGCCTCCAGTAGCTGATGCCGATGTCAAGATGATCAACACCAACTTTTCCCTCAATTCCTCTGTAAATTTAAACAAAATTATCCAAAAATTTTCAAAAATTCCAGGGTTCAAGGTGACTTTTGACCCGGATCGGTACAGTGCAGTCAAGATTAAGTTTGTTCCAGGGGCGGGTATGAAGCAGGTGACTGCCAGTATCTTCAGCACAGGCAAAATCATCGTGACGGGGGCTCAGAAGCTGGACGAGATTGCACAGGCGTACAAAATTTTGAATGAAAATTTGGAGTCGGGGATGTTTGTCAAGCCGGTCCAGAGTCCCGAGACGTTCGATACGATCATGGGGGCGCCGTTTGCAGAGTGGGTTCGCGTGTTGACCAAATAAAATGTGTAGTAAAATTAAATGTCTGAGCGCATTGGTATGGCTGACGGTCGTTGCATCACGTCCTTCGATTCGAATCGCATCATGAATGATGTCATCATGGCCAAGGAGGGTATCGCCTTCCAGGATAACTACAAGTACCGGGCGTGGCTACAGGCCAAGGGTCCTGAGGCTCTGTCTCTGCCCCTGAAGAACGCCGCATGCCGTACGGGCGGCGTGAAGATTCTCGTTGAAAACGAGTGATAAAAGTGTAAAACATTTTTAAAATAAATGCGAGTCGTCGTTGACGGGAACATTGGTTCAGGCAAGACGACCCAGCTTGGCCTCCTTGAAAAAAAGGGGTGGAAAGTTCGCCGAGAGCCCATAGACAGTTGGCCTCTCGAAGAATTTTACAAAGACCCAAAACGCTGGGCCTTTTACTTTCACATGGTGATTCTCCAGACGCTCCGACCAGTTGATACGAAGCAACACATCATTTACGAACGGTCTCTTTTGAGTTCCAGGTGGGTCTTTTGGCCAGTTTTGGTGAAGAAGGGAATTGTCACAAAAGAAGAGGATGCAACATACGACAAGTTTTATAACCACTATGCATGGTACCCGAACGTGTACATCTTTTTGTCCAAGGATGTCAGTCTCGCATGGGAACACATACAAAAAAGAGGCCAGGCGGGTGATGACGGTGTAACACTCGAATATCTCCAAGAACTTGACCAAGAGTACCAAAAGCTCATCAAGAATGTACCATGTAAAGTATACGTCGTAAATGCAAACAAAAGTGTGGAAGAAATTCATGCCGAAATTTGTAGGATCCTAACAGAGAATGAACTGTTCGTCAGTGACACTCTCGGGAGCAAAGTGCAAAAAGAAGGCGGTTCAGGACGGAAAATGCCCTGCACATCTTTCACAAACATGTGCCGTCTGTCTTGAATTGACAAAACGATCAGACAAAAAACTCAAGTGCAAACACATTTTTCATTCAAAATGTATTATGAAATGGTTCGAGACAAGTATTGAATGCCCCCAGTGCCGTATGGAACAGGACGATGATCCCATTGTGGTGTTCCGTAAAAATGTAGAGGAAAATATGAGGGAAAAATACCGTGATGCCATCAGGTCCCTCGAACTCGAGGTTCTTCGGGCGCGAAGGTCGAGGTAAGCAGTGCGACGTCCGAGGTGAAAACTAATTCACACCTAAAATTATGGAATGCGGGGCCCTCACATTAGCAGGGACTCCATGCAAACAAAAAGTTCAGGGAGGGCATGACAGGTGTTGGCAGCACAGGGGACCTCAATGTTCCGTTTGCTTAGCATGTATGGGCGGGCAAAGTGCGACTCGTAAATTGGATTGTGGTCATGAATTTCATACAAAATGTCTCGATAGGTGGAAACTCAGCTGTACCGGTCCAGATCCTACATGTCCTATGTGTCGCGTACCCTTTGATGTCCCGACGTACAGGTGTCGGCTCATCATTGAGCGTGTTGCTGAACCCGTTGAACGCCGGGTGACTGATTTTGAAACTCAAAATGTCATGTCAATCGTCGAGGGGTTTGGTCTTGATTTTCGGACGCTCGTTCCAAACATGCATAGTCGATTTTATACAGATATTCATTTTGATATTGATCCGACTGAAATTCTTGAAGATGTTCTCAGGGAACTTGGACTTCCCGTGCCATCTTAATTTCTCTTTAAACAATATGGCGATAGTGCGTAAAAAGTCAACAACGAAACGCCCAGTAGTCCGTCGTCGTGGACTCCCCATGTCAGGTTCAGAAAGAACGTTTTCTTATGATCCATGGGGTACATCTGGACAAGTTCATGATAATTGTTATGACTATGCATTCGGGAGCTATTCGAATAAACGACCGACGAAGAGCGTCCCAGGGAACCGCGCTGGTATTGGTTCCAATGGTCTTACGTTTACAACATGTACTGGAATTGCTGAACGAATTCAGCGCGATAACCCACGTGCAGTGTATAGAATGAAAAGTATAACTGAACGGTGTAAACCTGGGTACTATAAGGTTGTATGCATGGTTGCACCATCAAACGATTTTGGTAACACAACTGGTGATTTTCATTTCATTGCACAAATAGGATCGGTTCGTTATAGAATTCGTGCAGGCGACACTGTGAGTGGCCTTTCCAAGTTTTTTCACGTTCGTCCCGAGGTGATACAAAAGGCTCTTTTGAAAAGGACAAATCCAACGAGTCCAACAAACGGCCGAATTTCAAACTCAAATTTGACCGTCCTGAACAAAAATAACGAACGTGCTGCTGGCCTAAAACAGCGTCTCATGCCTGGAAAAATTATCGTATTTCCCGTAAATCTCTGGGCACACAAGCTTGGACACGCCGGCGGTCCTTTACTCGTTGATGCTTCCGGAAAGACAATCGTTGATCCACGCAGGGCAAATTTCAGGTACAAACCAGGTTTCCACTATACAAAGATTTGTTCAGTTTGGGGTGTTCGTCGTGGTGTTGCTCAGACGGGAACGAACGCGTCTCGTTGAACCTTCCCATCGTGAATTTTTTCTCAAATTATCAAGTGCCCATAGGGGCTGACGAGTGAAAGCACTTCTTTTACTGGTCAGCTCGTCCAGTAGGACGACCAAAAATAATTTCTACACAAATACTAAAATGCTGAACATCCTCCAGTCCCGTAACCAGCGCGAGATGATCTATAACCTGATTGTGTTCGCCCTGTTTGTGATTATCATGACCTTCTTCATGCAGTTCCTATGGAATAGCACGCTGGTTAAGCACATCACGATCCTCAAGCCGGTGGACTCTCTGCTCCAGACTTTCCTGCTGGCTCTGGGCATTGCGCTGTTCCGGTTGTAGAGACCGACTATCATCAAAAGTCCCGTCGGGACTTTCTCTAGAGCTCCGTGTATCCACTCTTGACCACATTATCGACCATTAGGGTAGGAAATCCCTGAACAAAATCAGGACACTTTTGTTCACGACAATCAACAAACTCATAAGGAATTCCCTTGTCCGTCAGGTACTTTTCCTGCTTGACGCACCATGGGCATGTCTTGGAACCATACACGATAACATTCCCTTTATCGGCTGGCTGCTGAGAATACATGGATTTGCCTTTCAGCAGAATAATCACAAGTCCGACGATGATGATTGACCAGAAAATGTTCACACCGAGTTCGCGGTTACTTATCATTTAGTATTACAGACCAAAAATTTTTCGGGCAATATTCGCCTTGGACCGAAGTCCCTTGATATTGACATTCATAGACGCCGCCATTCCCTTCAAATATTCAAGTGAAATTGTTGAGCCGTTGGCATACACGTACCGTCCAGAGTTGGGTGCCCGAATCTTTGCACGACCTGATTTTGGACTTAGTTTGTAGTTGAAGCGTTTCCGAGTCTCGACGGAGCCGCTCGTGGGTTTTATAGGGCTCGGTGTCTTTGCCTTGGCCTTTGGAGGACTCGGCGTCTTGACTTTAGGAGCCTTGGGTTTTGGAGGAGTTGGTGTAAACGGAGGCTGATTTTTTGCAAGACGATTTGCAACCTGGTTCATCGCCTTGGTTCGTGCTCGGTTCCATGCGTTATAAAATGACTCATTTGCTGGACCACCCTGTGCCTTCCAAATCTTCTCGATGAGTTTGTTAAATTTGGCCGACTTGAGAACCTCTTTAGGGACGGGCTTATACTTCAACTTGTTAGGAGTCACCGCCACCTTTTTGCTCTTCACAACTTCAGTAGCAACTGATTTTTTGTTGACACCGGCCCTCACTTTCTTGGCGCGTTCCCGAGTTTTTGGACTGAGTTTAAGGAAGTTGGCTGCAGAAAGGGCAATCAGCTCAGCGTTCGTATAATTCTTTTTCTTTAGACGTGCGATTGCCTCGCGAAGCATTGGTGACGTTACGCGCCGTGCCTTAAGTTTTTTGGGTGAAGGAGCCTTCACCTTGGTGGCTGCAAGCTTAGAGACGCCCTTGATATACGTATCCTTCATAATGGCTCCAAGGGTCGGAAGGCCTGGACACGGGTCATTATACTTGAGACGCCATTCACCCACGTGCGTGTCCTTCATACCTCTGTAACCTGGTGGTACAACACGGTCAAGGAACGCGACGGTCCGTGGATATTTTGAAGGTTCGTGGCGTAAAATCCATTCGCGAAGCTCGTTCAAAAAAAAGTGAGCATCGTACCGTGGGTCTGTTTTGGGTCCCACACCCCAAAATGACGCCGTCTGTGTTCCGTTTGCTGTATTTACAGCCGGATTTGTACCCTTTTCTTTGAGACGGGCCCACCCGAAATCTCCGATAAGGAACCCGCGCGCCTTGGAAACGAAGATGTTCTCCATATGCAAATCATTATGGTTAAAGTGCGGATACTTTTTACGAATCTCTACAAGGGTCCCAATAATCTGAGATATCATCTTTTTAAATACAGAATCTGAAAGAGGATTTTTCTTTATCCAGTCTGCCAATGAACCTCCATCACAATATTCCTGAATGATGATTCCCTGTCTGGACTTGTCGTACTTGGCAGAGTTTTGCACATTTTTCATGTTTAGTTCAGAGGGTTCGACAAAGTTTAAACATCTGAACGTTTTGTACACATACACAACTCCTTTAGGGACAACGTCCATCACAGCCTTTTGAATGTCAAACTCAACCTGAAATGGCTGAGGTTCGTTGCGACTCTTTGCCGCTAGGTCATAAGGTGCAATTTTTAAAACAAATTCACCTCGATTTTTCTGTGATGCTTTAAACACTTTACCTTGACGACCCGACCCAATAGCCTTCACATCTTTCAGTGATGCTTTGAACTTGTCACATGGTAAATTTAGATTGAAATACTTGGGGGAACCTAGACCTGTGTTTTCAGTTGGAATCATAGGTGCTGCCAAAGTATAACTTGGTCCAAACGCGGAAAGGAACCCTTTTGGTACAGGTACCCTTTTTGGTTTGAATTTGGTGACCTTATTGGGATTGTTTTTGAGCCACCGCTTAGCCTGAGCTTTTGTGACGATGGACGCAGGGATGTTAATCTCCGTGTTCCCGCTATTGTTGCGCCGGAACACGTAGTGACGACCGTTCCGGTCAGCTATTTGAAACTGACCGGCATTGACCCAATTCATTTATATTCATTACACACATTTTGTTAGAGGTCCCAATCTGGTAGTTTTTTACGTTTGTGGAGGACACTTCCTTCGGAAGTGGGACTACTCCTCATCAACGCTAATATCGCTGGACTCCTCAGACTCGCTCTCCTCGACGGGCTCCTCGGCTGGGGCGAGAAATGCACACGGCTTGAGCTTGTTAGTCGGCGCAAACATCACCTGATGAACGCGGACAGATACACCAACACCGGCAGGCGTGCGCCAAATCTGGTTCAGCTCAACAATTGCACTCAGGGCCTGGCCCTTCTCCAGATCACTCAGAGGCACGGGCTGACGCTGTGCATTGTATGCCTCGGTCGCCACAGAGCCATCCTTGGGGTTTGTCAGCACCTTCAGGTTTAGGACGGGTGCATAACCCTCCTTGGAACTTGGCTTGACAGGCGACTTGTACATGCCCTCTGCAATCACCTCGCGACTCATCTTCTTGCCCAGTAGCTCCTCAGAGTGCTCGGTGATGTAGTCTAGTACGCGAGCATCAAACTTGGCAAACTTCTCAAGGACCTCAGGCTTGTCGAGACTCAGGGGCAGCGTGTAGCTCACACGACCCGTCGCCTCATCCTTGTACTCACTCAGACCAAATGGCGCGCGCAGTTGAGGCAGCTGGAAGATGAGCTTACCACCACTAGCCGCGTTCAGATATACAGCCTTGCCGCCCTTTGCGTTCTTGCGAACGTCGGAAAAGGTCACGTTGGAGGCATCAAAGTTGGTGAACATCTGGAGAGCCATTTGCTTTCTTCTACTATACCAGGCACTGAGCCCTTTATGTAACTTCCAGGACACATGAATTTTTTCGGCACTTACAGTAACAAACATGGTCTGGTGGAATCCTGGAACATGGGGAAAACTGAACGCGGATGCTATCGCTCTCAAGGCGAATTTACATAAATATGTAAACTCTTACATAAATGTTCGTAACAAAAACAATAAAAACGCTATACCTCCACTGAATGCAAAAATAATCAATGCACTCAAGCGTTATATCAATTCTAAACGTCCTAAAGTAGCAGGTGCCGTAGCTGCTGCCGTCAATAACGCGGGTGGAACAAACAAAAATGCCGCTGCAGCTGCAGTAAGTGTATCAAATTCTAATATTTCAACTCCAAGTGCCGCCGCTAACGCTGCTATCAAACCTCTTCTTGCTAATGGGGCACCGCCTGTACAGGTGGCAGCGGCTGCAGCAAGTGCTGCTCAGGCTCAGGCTCAGGCCCAGAGACAGGGGCCAGTCGCTGCTCAACAGGCGGGTGCAGAGGCTGCTGCTCGTGCCGCCCGCCAGGCTCTTCCGAATGCAACTCCTGCTCAACAGGCTCAGACTGCTGCAAACGGTGCAGTCGCGGCAAATGTAAATGCTAAACGTGCAGCTCTCGCTGCTCTCTTAAACGGTGTCACAAACAATAACATCACGAGTCCGAACGGAAAGAGCATTGCCGAAATTGAAAAACTCAAGGCGAATCTCGAGGCTCTGAATATTAACAATAACCGTAAGACGGCCGTTCTACGTCTCATCAATACTCGGCTTCGTACAAACGTCGCTGAAGGTACAGCTGGTTCTGGTAGTGCAAATATCAATGCGCTTCGGGGTGCCGTAAGCCAAAATACCAATGTGATGAACAAGGCGCAAGCTGCTGAGGAACTTCGTCGGCTAAAAGTTCTTCTTAGCAAGGTGGGTCAAGTGAATAACACTAATTTGAAATCAAAAATAAACAATTACCGCCGACTTTTGAATGCGAAAGTGAACCCAGTCTCTAGTGGTGAGACTGGTGCACCCGCTCCTCTTGAACTAAATATTAACGTTCCAGGTGAGAACAGAAAGGTCAAAGTTCGTCGGAACAATCCTGGCGCCAACTGGAACTTTGTAAACAACGCAAACAAGTCCAGGTATAACCTGAATAACCGCAACAAGAACGTTCCAAAGATTCGTAATATAAGTGCCGCTGAACTTTTCAAACAGGGAAACTGAGCGCGCCCGCCGCCACACAACAACCCTCGGTGGGCTTGTATGACCAATATCCACTCCTAAAGCGTGTCAAGAATGTTTTCAATTCAGTTCAGAATACAGAAGAATCAACTGGAAATGCACAGTACAAAATTCTCCAAACAGCCCAGCGTCCCGGAATTATGGGGCGCCGCGGGCCATTTATGAACAAATTCAATTGGGGTGTGCTTATAAACGATCCACGTCTCACAGCAGCTCAGAAAAAGACTGTGAATAAGATTCTCATGTCGCTTCAAGTTCCGGCCCGCGACAAGTTTCGGAATCGCCCACGTTTGAATTTCAACATTTCAGGCATGTCTGCTGCTCAAGTCAATGCAGAGGTTTTGAAACGTTTGCCAAAGACTCGGGTGTATAACAATCCCGTGTTTAACAACAACTTAAATCAAGGTTTCAAAAAGTACAACAACCCAGTAGCTGCCACGAAACCCATATCAACTTATGGGGTCTGGTAATTTTTCTTGGTGAATAATACCAAATGGATATTGACTGGAGCAAAAAGGTTGTGCCCTTTATCGTGTTTTTCCTCGTGGCAAACCCCGAGACCTTCAAACTGACTCGTAGCATTCTAGGAAGCTGGGTCGGCAGCACGTATGGCGTGCCAAGCAACCTAGGTCTGCTTCTACACGCACTGGTCTTCGTGTTACTCAGCACTTTCCTGTGGCGCCTGGTCTATGGCAAGTCCGTGTCCAAATACCATCGTCCTGACACGCACTCTGTGATGCGTCCAGGTCTCGCGGAGTAAATAAATTCCAAACTAAAATTAAATGTCTCAGTATCTCATCCCCTTTTTAGCCTTTGTTCTCATTGCAAACCCAGCAACGTACAAGGCGGTCCGTGGAATTTTTGGAAGTTGGGTCGCAAATGCAGAGGGCCTGGCAACCTTCCCAGGTCTTCTGCTTCACGCACTTGTGTTTGTTTTAATTGTTGGTTTTTTGATGCGCGTTCTACCTCAGACATCTGGGTTTGAGACGCGGAAGGACCAGCAGGCCCAGGAGTATGTTCACTGGGCAAAGCGCAATGAGCTGGTCTAAAAGTCCTCACCCCCGGGGAACAGTGAACTCCGTCCACTGACTAAAAATCCTCGTCAAATCGTACCTCGTCACCCTCCTTCACAAGGTGCTTTGAATAATCACCGACCCGTTTCTCAAAGAAATTGGTCTTCCCTTCCAACGAGATGTTTTCCATCCAGTCGAAAGGGTTTGAAGAACCATACAAAGGTTCAACGCCAAGCTGAGTCAGCAAACGGTCGGCAACAAACTCAATGTACTGTTTCATTTGTTCAGAATCCATGCCGATGAGTTTACACGGAAGCGCCTCGGTAATAAACACTTGTTCAACCTTGACGGCATCATCAACAATCGCCTTGATTGTTGCATGTGGCACCTTATCCCTCAACGTGTGATACAAAGTCACTGCAAACTCCTGATGAAGCCCCTCGTCCCGACTGATAAGTTCGTTGGAAAAGGAAAGGCCCGGCATGAGACCACGCTTTTTGAGCCAGAAAATAGCACAGAATGAACCCGAGAAGAAGATGCCTTCCACGCAGGCGAATGCAATCAGCCGCTGCGCAAAATCCGAGTGCGGACTCATCCAATGCATGGCCCATTCCGCTTTTTGCTTCACAGCGGGTACAGTCTCTATAGCACGAAACAGGCGGTCCTTTTCTTCGGGGTCTCGCACCAGTTTATCAATCATCAGTGAGTACGTCTCACCATGGATACTTTCGTTAAACCCCTGGTATGCATAAAACGAACGAGCCTCGGGAATCTGAACATCCTTTGTGAAATTCAAATCCAAATTTTCAAATACAATGCCGTCTGAAGCGGCAAAAAATGAAAGGACCATTTTGATGAAATGTTGTTCGTCTGCTGTGAGTTTGTCCCAGTCCTTGAGGTCCGCCGCAAGGTCAATCTCTTCGACGGTCCAGAAGGAACCAACGGCCTTCTTATACAGTGCCCAAAGGTCGGGGTACCGTATAGGAAAGGTGGTGAAGCGTGAAGTGCTCGGGATGAGAATCGGATCGTCCATGTTAATTTAGAGTCTGATTTTTTTATACAGGGCTTGACGCTGGAAGAGCTGGACACTTTGCAACGGGTAGCACGTTTGCAAGAATTATAATTAACACAAGGGCGAAAACACTTCCGAATAAAAACGAACCAAAATTCATTTAAAATAAGGAAACAAAACTCTTGTTACAATATGGACGACATCGTGAAACATCTTGCTCTACGTCTTAAACTTCATAACGTGTCCGGTACGGTCATTCATCACATCGCACTTTTGAAACGGCACTTGGACCAAAAAGGTTTCAAAACTGAAATGATCAGGGGATATTGTGTTATCGAGGAGACACGTGAAGCTTGTGAACACTTTTGGCTTCGGGACCTCGATACAGGTCTCGACATTGACATTGGATTTACTGTTGCCAAGTTGCGCAATCCAGAACTGATGGCACTCAGACCCGTGCTCTTGGAGAATCTTCCTCCGGGATTGACTCGTTCAGATTCGGAGGAGACTCTGATTCGGGCGGAGAATTCTCGACTTTTCGAGCTGTACCAAGCAGATTCCAAAGCATTCTGGCGCGAGGCTCCCCGAGACGTGACAACGTTCCACGTGAAATAGTTGAAAAATCATCGTATGATGAACGTTTAGGGGACATACTTGACACAGCCGCAGCAGCCATATTTAATAGACTCTGTGCTTGTGGCTTTGGGGGCAACTCTCCAAACGCTAAAAAGTTCTGAATCTTTTTCTCGATTGGATTTGACTGTTCCAGTGCTGCATTAAACTCACTGAAACATTCAGACAAGAAAGCCTGTCCTTCGGTCGCCCGCTGTTCCCGATCGATACTCAGTTCCTTTGAAATTTTGAGTGCTAATCTCTTCATAAGAATACCTGAACGTAACGCATTCGACATTTTTTCATTAATTTTGAGGTATAATTGGATCGACCCAAGAACACCCGTGCCGGCTGACAGAATGGCGTTCAAGATACTGACATATCTCTGACCCAAAAAGTCGTTGAGTGATATGGCACACAGTGCATTGATGGATGAAACGATTAAAATAGGAATATTGAATTTTGACGCGAGGCCGTGATAGTACATATAGTCTTTATTGAAGTACGCGTGGTATGAGTTACACTGGAGCTCCAGCTTTTTGAGAAACTCCTCCTCCTTATCATGCCACGGGTCTTCACGCATTTTCTTACTATTCTCAATCATAATTTTTGACGCACCTAAAAAAATTTATCGTTTTCCGCAAATTCTACAATGGCAGAAACGCGACTCGGAAGCCGACTCTTGACGTTCTTATACACCATGTTGAAGATGGGGTTGCTATTTGTGATGCGAATCTTTTCGAGCAGACCCTTGTCCGGTCGAATCTCTGTCATAAGTTTCAGGAGATGGATTGCCGTTTCTGAGTTGAGCTTTGAAATCGGAACACCCTTGAGGTTCAACTCGATAATCTCCTTGAGGCTGTGCTTTTCGACGTAGGCGTCAAGTTGCTGAATGATGGGTTTGATCGCAAGTGTAAACTCGTGTGCCTCAACCGCCGTCTTGGGCTGGCGCTCAATGTACTTGGCCCCCAGGAACTCTATGTACAGGTGCTTACCCTGTGGATAGAATACGAGGAGGTCTGACATCTTGTGTTTTTCGCGCCTTCTTTTTTTAACTTGAATTTGTAATGAAGTTGGAACTAGGAGTATTTTTAGTTACATTCGGTGCGTACACTATCCTTGAGAAACGGGTTTGGATCCAGCGTGTATTATGGATTGTCCTATCTATTTTTTTCATAAAATTTGCACCACAACATTCTTATACCCTTTTGACTGGTTTGATGCTATGGAATGTTATTGATGCGCTTATGAACATTTCAAAAAATGAAGAAGACTATAAATGCACATATACTGCATCAACCTCGAACATAGAGAAGACAGGCGAATCACAGTCGGAGCCGAGTTCGAGCGTGAAGGACTTGATGTCGAATTCTTCCCAGCAGTTGACGGACGAGTGAACACGCCCACGGGTCTTTACGTTACGCCACCTGAATATGGATGTTCCATGAGTCACACGAACATATGGAGAGATATTGTTGAAAAAAAGCATGCCATCTCTCTTATATTTGAAGACGATGTATGTCTCGTGCCAGATTTTATACCAAAATTACAAACGGTTTTAGAAGAGGCGAACGGTCTTCCCTGGGACGTGATTCATTTAGGTCCGCTTCTTCCGATAAAAAAAGGTTTGGCAACTCCAGTTCTTTATGAAGGGCAGCCACTCGGTACTCATGCGTATTTGATAAGTTACGAATGTGCCAAAAAAATCGCGCCATTTGATGCGCGTCTCATGAAAGTTTCTGTAGATTTTCAGTTAAACAGGTTTCCTATACGCATATTCTGTGTAAATGAACCTCTTGCGAAACAGATGGCTGTTGATGAAAACTCTCATATAGGTCTCCTTATATCTGCCTTTGATGGTGACATAGGTTTCAGCAGAACGTTTGATTTTCATTATTTAATAAGGTATATGTTTCATAAATTTAGGCCTCTTATTATCTTACTAATAAGTATATTATTATTATACATTGTAAGACGGCAAGCGTCGTGAAAATCTCAAAGTTGTGGTTTCTCGCGAAAAAATAAGGCTCCTTCAAAAATCGAAACATTGGGTGAACCCATGAAAGTTCGTATTTATGGTTCAGAACAGTACGGTTTGTGACGCGGCCGAGCGGTTCGATGATTTCAGGATCAAGAATTGAAATTTCATCCAAAAAATGGTTGAAAAAAACGGACGTTGCAAGTGGTCCAGTTTGAATTTGTTCCTCAAACTGGAGGTCTGGGTCCCATGATTCGTTTTGGATCAAAAATTCAATAAACTGTTTCATAAGAGGGTTCTCTTTTGTGCATGCAATCGTTGCACAATTGAACATGACGAGCCCCTTGTTCAATCCCCGAAGTGATATATTATCCTCAAATCCAAATGGCGACCTCGAAATGATGAGATTTTCGGTATTGATTCCGGGAATTTTATCAAGGGGGCGGAGACACTCGGCGTCACAGTCGATTGATATCCCACCGTAATGATACAGAACGACATATCTACCAAAAACAATCTTACGCATCATGTGTCCGAACCCATCAAATTTTGCAAGAGCCTCAGGGCTAAACTTTTCACACTCGGTACGCAAAGTCTCGGCATCCCATGTCATGTGATTCCACTCGGGATTTAGGTTTCGAAGAGATGTGATATTTTTATGGTATTTTTCAGGCAAATTCGTCCATCCCTGAAACCAAATCTGATGCGTCACCTTCGGAATCGCTCCCATCTACATTTTCCTCTACAGAATTTTGATCGGGAATTAACGTAATCATGTTCCGCATGAAAGGAGGAAGGAACCCGCGGACTGCACCGACAAGCGCATTGAAGAACGCACCACCGCCAGATACTTGACAATTTTGGAGTAAAATACAATTTTTCGTGTGTTCATAGACGTTCCAGATGATGCGCATCATTGTGATGGGTTTGATGTTTCTGACACGGACGCCCGTCAGATCGGCCGAACACACTTGCTTGAGTCCGTGCTCAAGACATATGGCCTGAATATTATCAAGGACTGGATAAAGGTCTTTACAAAACTCGTCTGTCGCTTCTGTACTGTCAGGCTGAAGTTCTATGAGCCGTCCAACCAAGATGTCAACATAGAGAATTTTTGCATCTTGGTCGGGTTGAAAACGGAGCCAGGAACAATCTCCGTAGGAGTTGTTCGCGCGACTCACGGACATACCTATTTTGTTCAAACCTTATAAAAATACCACAATATCGCGGAAACATTTGGGAATGGCAAAACTTATAGGTTTATAAAGGGCCCTGAAGATGAATCCCGTATTGACGAACTGAATTTGTCTCAAAAGGTTATCCTCTCGTGTATACTCAACAACCTCTTTGACGATGGATACAATGAGTCTGAACCGGTCAATTGTGATGAGACCAGCGCCTGCTAAATCCGCCTTGATAATCATTGCAGACGACTTTTCACGAATCTCCTGAATCATTGGTTTAAGTTCGTCCAGGGTCACACCATACTCTGGGTAGTCTTTGACAACAAGTGTAACATAAGCAACTCGGTCAGAGTCCCAAACACATTTCATAAAATCCATACTGTGGGATGAGATTTTATGAAATGGGTAGAAACACACGGTTCCCTCTTGCATCAGGTGGGGTTCGAACCCACGCGTTCTTACGAACAGTCGGTCTCTCTAGTCAGTCCGAAGGACTGTTCCTTAAGCCGACCACCTTAGTCCAACTCGGTCACTGATGCGTATTTAGCTCCTTTTTTCATATTATCAATTGCCCATAATGGTTGTAAATTTGTCCAATGAAAACACTTCTTTTGCTCTTCAGGGTTTGTTAAATCAAAAGAGGCGCAAGGCTTTATATGATCTATATGCCATTCACCGTAATTTTCCCAATTCATACCCTCTGTAAATTTAGATTCTAGATGTGCATATAATGCATCTTTGGAACATCCCGTCAATTCCATTGTGTTTCCGTGTTTTTTGTCAACTGCCAGGTATAGTCTTGTACCTAAGTTTAACCTAATTCTATTCTTCACATTTTCACGACGTTTACGGGATTGTTCTCGCATTTTTTGTCTACTTTCTTCAATATTAGCAAAGTGTTTCTCCTTTTTTATTTTACTTATGCAACTTTTACACTGATAAGATAACCCTCTAACATGTGTATGGTCTCTATGAAACATTAGCACGTCTTTAGTTTCTTTACAAGTACAGCATACAAAAATACCAGTGTCAGGAACTTTATAAACTTGTGTATTCTTTTTTGAAATTTTTTTAGTGCATTCCTTACACTTACTCCTAAATTTTTTACCATTTTTTGAAAACATTGAAATGTCTTTTTTTATATTACATTCAGTGCACACTTTTGCATCCATCTATAAACCAAAAAGATTATTTTTATTTGACCCTGGTGGGGGTCGAACCCACAACCTTTGACTTAGAAGGTCAACGCACTATCCAATTGTGCTACAAGGCCTTTTCTGTCCCTGGAGAGGTTCGAACTCTCGGCTTCGGACTCACCTTGTCGGGGCGAACAAGTTTCGCCCCTCCGACATAAGATCCACACTCTGACCAACTGAGTTACAGGGACGGGTTTGGAGCTTCCGCTCCAAACTACCAAAGGCTTTTTTCTTTAACACAGGTAAGATGAACTATGAACTGGTCAAAACTCTGGGCGTCGCGTGGGTCGGTGTCCTTTGTTTCATCTTTGCGTTCCTTGTTTCCAGACTTGTTGACAACTATACACCAAAATTGGACAAGTCGAAACCAAAGTGGCAAACCTTCATCGAGGTGTGTATCCAGTTTGGACTTGTAGGTGCCATTGTGTACTGGTCCCGTGTATTTATAAAGAATATTCCATTCCCTCTTCACGGGTGGTATGGGTACGAACACTCGTCGCTTGGCGAACTCCGTAGTTTGCCCCTCATGGTTTTTATTTTCATGTTTTTCCAGACAAGGACGCAGGAGAAGATGAAGTGGCTGACTCAGTAAGACAGAAGCACTCCCATAAATGCTTCGTATGACGCCGAGCCGATAAAGCCGAAAACTCATCAATTGTGTATTCGTCGCCCATAGACCTGTTACATTTGCTACATATTGGACGGAGGTTGTTTATATCCGTCGCACCTCCTTTACTTTCGGGGACGTTATGGCCACACTCAAAGTCAAAAACAGAAATTATATTCTCACACCATGTAACACTACATTTATGATTAAACTTCTTTCCGACCCATACAATCCAAACCTGTTCTCTCAACGCACCTGGAATTTTAGTCTTCATTGTCTTTTTGGTCTCGGCGTTTTTTTATTTAGTTTTCTATTTCTTGAAATTGTTTTTGGAATTGGGGTTCTGAGTGCCCGAACCATATTCCACACGTCTTGATGTGACAATCCATATTTACGTTGAATATACTGCACGCGGTTTGTTATCGTTGCCCATGCATTGTGTTCTTGAAGTTGTGTGTTTGCATTGTTAAGTGCGTCGTATGCGTTACTCAGCCGTATCAGATTCGTTATCAGTGTCATGCTTTTTGCGAAGAATTTTTACTGGCCGGATGGGTGTTTCCGAGTATGACCAAAGTGGGCGACGGCGCACATCCGTCTCAATCTTGGCCGTCTTCTTGGACCCATGAAGCGCACCATTGACGCAACTCTTCTTCAGACCCGTAAGAGCCCTGAGACGCTTGACTGAAATTGGGCCACGTTCCTTGAGAATCTGTAGAAGCTCGGGCTCACGATTCGCCATCTACTGTAACTTGTTCAGGAAGTTTTTATTTGAGTAGTGCGCCCGAGTCTTTGCATTGTTTGAATAGTAAAACTTCTTGCCGTACTTTTCAACGTAGCCCTTCCCGAGACTCTTGAGCCACTTGTTAGCCCCATTTGTATTCGTAAATGTCCATTTGGCTGCTTTACCAAAATCAATAATCTTTGGATTGCCATTCTTGTTTATAATAACGTTGTTCCGATGGAGGTTCCCGTGAATCCATCCAAGGCGTGAAATCTTTCCGACTGCTTTGGTCACCTTATTTTTCAGAGCCTTGTTCAATGGTGCTCCAGTCATATAATTGCGTAGGGGCTTGCCGTTGATATAATTCATGACGAGAATACCCGCTTTGTTACCCGGTGCGAGACTCTTTGGAATGAGGTTGGCGGCATTCTGAGACCATTTTAGATTATGTTTCGCATAAAGTTTCGGTGTAACACCCGTGTATCCAAGATTACGAAGAGCGTTCCCTTCTGTTTTATAATTTTTTGTATTCTTCTGAATCTTCACGGCAAATTTATGTCCTGTTTCAATGTTAGTCGCCTTGAACACCGAACCGTACCCTCCAGCTCCAATTTTGTTTGTTGTTTTATAATTTGTAAATCCTGCATTTGTCAAGATTTTCTGCATCTTTTCCACATTTGTAAGGACCGCGGGTGGTACAGTCACTGCTTTCGTCGCCGGCTTGAACCGTTTGCTTTGACCAAGCAAAATGATATCTGTGAGGTTATTTACATGTTTTGAGGTGTTGTACTGAGGTGGGTACTTGGCTCCGGGACATAACCATGAACTGTTCAGTAGCGGCTCAACATCCTTTTCAGTTTTGCGGACAATATATGTTGATCCGCGCGGTAAAAGAATCTCGAGCTCGGAGTCGTACTTTGTTGTACCAAACATGAGTAAACACTTTGAGCCGGGCATGACGAGAATACGTTGAACAGTTTGAGCTGAACCACCCGCATGTGCAAAATGGACGGCTATGTCACCGTACACAGATGTTGATGCAAACCGGTTCAGTGTATATTGTTTGTCTTTGATACCCGTCATGTACTTATCATCCTTGACACCGCGCCATACAACGAAAGGTTTGGTTGTTGCAGGAGCCTTGGCGCATAGTGCACTAAGTTCATCAATAAACATCTGAGTAATTGATTTGATGTACTCTGGATTCTTCTCGGCGCGAACACGTTTTAGGACTTCTGTGTAGTCAGTCTTTAGATTGCCCGTGCTAATCTTGTAAAAGTCTCGTGCCTGGAAAAAGAATGCGAAATATTCATTGCCCGTAAGCGATTTCACCTTGTCTATGAACATTTTCATGTTGAATTTACCGTCAAGATAGGCGTGTGCCCAGACATCTCCATTGTGTGAGTACCCAAACATGAGGAAAATCTCACGAGGACTTAGAGACTTGAGCCATTTGTTTTGTTTTTGGAACCAGGTCATATCAATGATATTTTCCTTATTGAAATTCTTAAAGTTTTTCATTGCAGGGTAATACTTGAGCACAAGTTGCTGAGCAAAGTGATGGTCATATGACATTTCAATTGTTTTGGTTCTGATACGCCATTTCAGACTGCCTAAACTATCTTTCCAATCCGCAGTGAGGTCAGAAAAACCGTCAACTGCGGGAAAATAGAACTGAATATGTTCTTTACGCAAGTTCCGGACATATCCCTTGTTAAAGTTCTGACAATACTCTGTAAGGTGATTCACTTTTTTTGCGCCAGCAAGCTTCTTCTTTCGGACCGCAATCGCCTTGAGTAGCAGACCTAACTTTGCAATCCGAGCATTCTTTGGAGCCACCGTGTGAGATGCACCAGGCTTCACAACAGGGACCTCGACTGGCACGGAGACAACGACGGGTGTCTTCATCTTGAGTGTTGGAAGTTTCGTTTTGCCCTTGAATTGTTTTGTAAATTTCCCATTCTTCATAACGTAATAATCATTCTTAAACTGGTATACGTTTTTACCGTTTGTTGATTTGTAAGTCGTTTTCTTGTACGTGGCCTTGGGTGGGCTCGTAGACTTGGGAGGGCTCGGGACCTTTGCGGGACTTTTTGGCAAATTGATGAACCGGTTCGCGTTTTCGGCAGCCATAAACAGTTTACGAACCCGCGGAGCTCCCTTGAACGCCTTAATCTTCTTAGCATCGGCATTGTAAATAAAGAGCCCATCTGCAATGCTATAATACACGTGGTGTCCACTATCAGACTTGAACCTTGTTAGGAGACCTCCGGGTTCTAAACCCACTTTATTAATGAGTTTTCCCCAATACACCACATTTGGTACAGCCTTAAATGTTAAGGGTTCAGAAGAGATTGCGCCATTGTTACTTTTATGAACAAATTTTCCAATGCTCGGGACAAACCATCCCGTCTTTTTATACATTTAGTTTTAGCCGAGAAATTTTCCCCTGAAATTCGGTATTCTCGCCCTTCCCCGGAACTGTGTGCGTACCAGAACGCAGGGCCTCAATCTCAAGACGGGACAAAGTCACGGAACCGAGCCGGAAATCCTCAAATGCTTCACATGTTACGGGACACAGAGGTTTGATACACTCGTAAACCTGTTTCGCGAGGTCACGAATCTCCTTTTGAGCATGGTCCTCAATACGGAGCTCCAAAAAGTGGAGAAGGTTGTGCAGGTTCATTTTCCAATAAAATTCAGTAAAAGTGCTCTGAGGAAGGTGACAGCGCGCAAGCTCGCGCGAAACGCCCTTGCGAATCAGCTCATCGTAAGTATGGAACGCGAGGTCGCATGACGCCTTTTGTTTGAGGAGGAGATTGTCTGAACCGTCACCAAAAGGCTCCTCACCACCCTGACCACGGGTCGTTGACTGCTTACGGAGCTCATCAGGGATGAAGTAGTCATCGGGCACGATGGAATAACGGGCCGACATCTCATTCACGGATGCGGTCCGGTGCCGAAGCCACTGACGCGCCACAAAAATGGGTGCGCGAATATGAAACTTAAATTCAACCATCTCAAACGGCGTCGTGTGACGGTGGCGCATGAGGTATCTGATCAAAGCACGGTCGTCACTCACAGACTTTGTACCAGCTCCGTATGAGACGCGTGCAGCTTGTACAATTGCTGCATCACAGTTCTCACGGGGCATAGAGTCCACGAGTCGGACGGACATTTATAAATACAAGAGCGAGCTTTTTAAGCGGGTTACGCTTAAAAAACTCTCCCAGCAGGAGTCGAACCTGCGACACCCAGATTAACACGTCAGCTGTTTATAAACAGTGTCTGATGCTCTAACCAACTGAGCTATAGGAGAACGGGCTTTCGCAAAGGGACCTTTCGGCTGCTAAGGTACTTGCCCACCAAGCCTTTTAACGACATGCTTAGGTCGAGGGAACCGGAGTTTCCCGACGGGCGTGTAACGCCCTAAGGTTCCAGTGGGATTTGAACCCACGTTACGGGATCGCTTCGCTCGTCAGAGTCCCGTGTCCTTACCACTAGACGATGGAACCTGCTTTCGGTGAGGCTTGATCTCACGACCTTCTGCTTACTAAACAGATGCTCTACCACTGAGCTACGAAAGCTGCGCACACCGGGAATCGAACCCGGGCTTGAACCTTGGAAGGGTGCTGTACTACCACTATACTATGTACGCATGAGATGACTCTGACCTACCGGAATCGAACCAGTGACCTAAGGATGACGATTTTCACACTACAGTCCTTCGCTCTACCAATTGAGCTAAGGTCAGGCGGGGCTAGACCCCAATCTTATCAAACAAAGAATTATTCGGAATTTAACGCACCTTCTAGTTCATAGTAAAAATCTTCTTGGCGCCCATGGTCCGGGCCCTGCATCCTGGACACTGTTCCTTGTTTGGTGTTCGTATCCAACACCGCTCGCAAATGACGTGACCACACGGTTCGATGAAAAGGTCAACAAGTCTGTCCATGCACACAAAACAAGTAAATTTACCGTACCTTTCAGAGTTGGTGTCCATCAGCACCTTCTTCATCGCCTCGGCCCTCCCTGCCAGCATCGCGCATTTCACTGTCAAATCGGGTACTTGTTCAGACTCTTCGTACTCCTGTATCATTTCTTCGAGTCGTTCCTTTAAGTTCGAAGAACTCACATTATCAAGCATCATTTTGAGAACAGACAGTTCCTCCTTTTTTTCATTCAGCACTGCTGTACTTCTCGTCAGTTCAGCCCGAACCTTTACAAATTCAGACTTGAATTCACCCAGAGTCTTTTCAAAGTCTTTCCAGGTCTCGTCAAGTTCACATGGAAGTGGGACGATGGGCTCGGGTTGGGGACGCGTGAGATTCTCAAGCAGACCAGCGGCATCCAAATATGCAAAGTTCATATCGTATAAAATTAAAATGTCCTTATTTAGTAAAATGATTGAAGACATTCTATTGCTCGTCATCGGCCTGACCCTGATTCTGGTTGGCCTTCAGGCGTTCCTGACGCCATACCGTCGTCGGTTCGCCAACGAGATGATCAAGGCGGCGACCCTGATGATTATGGGATTTTTCGTTCTGTATTATTGGCAGACGAACGTTACTCTGCCCGTCGGCGGCGTGGGAAGCAACAAATACTACTAGGCACGGGAACTTCTTCAATTTCAGACACGAATTCAAAAACTGAATCAAAGAGACCCGAGTCCAGTAGAGATGTGGCATGGGTCCGAAGGGTTTCGGGAAATGTAGCATCTTGACTGATCCATTTTAGGATAGTCATGGCGTCTTCAGGAGTGAGATGAGACGCTTTGAGGTGTTCAACAAGGTGGATTACAGTTGAGAAATGTCGGGACTTGACGACGCTCAGGACCCTTTTCAACGTAATGTTCCTTGTTTCGTCTAGAATTCTCTCCAGGCTCTCACCTGGAAACAGTTTCCCTACGGCCCTGACTAGTTCGGCATCCACGATCTCGGTCCTCTTCACGAGATCTTCCATTTATTTTAGTTGTACATAATAAATGGCGTTTACCCTTAATGATGCTTTTCTCATTCTCTTTGTTCTCCTACTTGGCGGTCTAGGCGTGGCAAACTTTGTTGAGATGAAGAACGAGCAGGACCAGACCCTGGGTCGTCCATTCTTTGCTCTTCTTTTCCTCGTGCTTGCTCTGGGTCTGGGTGCATATAAAATCAGCAATCCTTAGAAGGATATGAAGTACCGCCATCTCGTTGGTCATATCGAGGGTGTGTGGGTCTCCAGGTCTCGACACCTCGAGACCATTATGAAGCGAATCGCTGAAAGGAACGATTTTACAGTTGTGTCGTCCGCCTTTCATCAATTTGAACCCCATGGGACCACAGGTGTGCTTGTGTTGGCCGAGAGTCATTTCAGTGCACACACGTACCCAGAAGAAAACAAAATTTATATTGACGTGTTTTGTTGTTCACCAAATTTTGATCCAGAATTCTGTGTCTCTGTCATCGAAGAGGAGTTTGCAGCGCTCAGAGGGTCGTGGGAGGTTGTAGAGCGTTAGAGACTTGACTCTTTGTCAGTATATGGCGCACGAAATATCGGATTTTATAGATTCGGTCAAAGAATCTTTGACTGACCAACAATACAAAGAAGGTATGGAACTTTGTAAAAAGGTTTTTGAAAAGAAAAAGCTTGAAAAGAGGCTATACAAGATGACGTACTTGGCACCATATACGTTCAGAGCAGAAGGTGAAGATTTTCCCATTTTGAGAATTGGCTTTGAAAAGAAGAGTGGGCTCGTTCAACTGAATGAATTTGATGTGAAATTTATTCAGATGTATCACAAGTTTACGAGTGACGAGGGAAATCTCGAAAATTTTATAAACACTGACCCTCTCCATTGTTTTCCTCTAGAAAGTGATAGTCTCGACGGAATTATTGAGTGGTGGGAGTTTCCTGTTGTGTCTCTTGAGGAGGTTTTGTCCGGTTAACCTTCTTGTGTTCTTCACACCGTGGAACCTCTGGGAACTCTGCGTCACATGCAGCAATCTTCTTACAACGTTCGATAAACGTTATAGGATCGTACGTACCTTTCATATAATTGCAGTCCTTGCAGCATGGACGACAGTTTTCCACAGTGTAACATACATTCGAATCTAAACGGTCTATACCGTTCAGACGAACCTCAAGGTTCACATGTTTACAGTATACACACGGGCTTATGAGCATCGCCTTGGCCTCTTCATCTGACAAGTGCCATTCGATACCGCGTGTTTCGGCGGCGCGTTTTAGGGCATCAAGACGGGGGTTCACATGGGTTCTGTACCATCTGGCACAGTGCTCAGCATTTTCAGCGCGCCATAAGGCTTGCATTTGGTTATTATGATCTCTATACTCATCTGGACGTTCTTCAAGTTGCTTTTCACGCCAATCTTGATAATACTTTTTCTCTTTTTGAAGTTCGTTGTGTTTTTCACGCCGTTCAGGTTTCTGGTCGTGTTTACGCTGTTTTTCACGACACTTGAGACAAGTGGCCACCTCTTTTCCTTTTTTATCTAAAAATTGGTCCAATGGCTGTGGACCACGTGAACATTTACACTTTTTGAGCCGAGGGGTCTCCATCTTACTACTATGGTAAGATATTCTTTAAGTCTCAGTCCCAGGAACCTCGAACGTTCTTGGGCCTGAGCCCGGGAAAAAACACCGCTTCTTCCCGCTCTGACCGTTTTTTTTTGGATTTTAGACATTTAGTTGGAGAAAGCGCCTTCTCCACCCCTAAGTTTCCCTAGGGGAGTGGACTGTATCTTAAGCCAGGTTTCTTCCACTCCCTGACCGACACCCGTTCAGTCTCTGACGGCCTTTCCTGCGGAGCACCCACGCGCTCCGGGTAGAAAGTCACCATGCGGATTGCCCAATCCTTACGATTATTACTCCTGGGTTCTGCTCCCAGCCACGACGAAGTTTCCAAGCGTCGCTTAGTACGTAAGGCTCTAAGGGGGTTCCCGAACAACAAGGTGTCTCGCCGAGCTCGCGCCCGACTAGCAGCCAATGGGTTTCCCGGGACGCGTAACTGTCCCGCCAGCTGCTTTTTGGCCCCGATCTCGCTCAATTTGCGAAGCTAAGGCCGCCCATTCCGGACTGAATGCGCAGGATGTTGTAGTTCACAGCGAACATCTTCTGCAGAGGAGCCTGCAGAGACTTCATGTTCAGGGACACCTGAGCATTGTCAATGCGAGAGAAGTTGCAGGTGCCGGTTGGCTGGTGCTCCTCGGGCTGCAGAGCGAAGGAGTACACGTAGATGCCGGGGTAGGGGGTGCCGCTGTGGTACACGTATGGCTGGTACTGGTTGAAGTACTTGCCCAGCTGCTCCTTGAAGCGGTCCTGGCCGTTCAGCACCAGCTTGAAGTCCTTCAGAGGACCCACCTCCTTACCGGCGGCACTGGCCACGGAAGAACCCTCCTCAATCCAGAAGATGTTGGAGGCGGAGGCGGTGTTGCCACCGAACAGACGGGGAGCACCCACGGTGTGGGGCAGAACGGAGCTGCCCAGCAGAGCAGGGGACACGTTGGCCGTCACGTTCACGTTGGCAGCGGAGGTGGAGAAGTTCCACATGCTGTTGGTGGCCGTGGAGGTGGTGTTCTGGTAGCACCAGATCAGCTCCTTCACTGGGTGGTTGAAGGACAGGCGCACCGTCTGGGAGGTGGCGGTGATGCTGTCGCCACCAGTGTGCTGCACCTGCTCAATCAGGTACTCGTGGCCCTTCTGGGCGAAGCGGCGACGCTCCTCAGTGTCCAGGTACACGTAGTTGGCCCACACCTCGAACACCTGGCTGGAGGAGCCGAAGTAGTTGCTGAAGGTGCTGGTCAGGTCAAAGTCCAGGCGGACCTCGTGGTACTGCAGGGCAATCAGGGGCAGGTACAGGCCTGGGTTGCGGTTGAAGAAGAACAGCAGGGGCAGGTACACGTAGTTCTTGTTGGTGGTGTCGTTCAGCTGGGTCGTGGTCAGCTTGCCGTAGTTGATCTTGTCCGCCTCGTTCAGGAACACCTCAGCGTACAGGCGGAACCAGGTCTGGTAGTGCTTGTCAATGCGCTGGCCACCGATGGTCAGCTCAACGGAGGCAATGGCACGCTCAGCCACCCAGCACAGGTCGGCAGTGCTGTTGTCCGAGTTCAGGTTGGCAGATGCCGCCAGAGTTGGCTGCAGAGCCACGTACATGTTGCCGACCAGATCGCCGTTGCGGGCAATGGTCACGGACACGCGGCCGCTGTTGGAGGGGGTACCGTTCACCGTCTGCTGGATGTTCTCCATCGCAAAGTTGGTGTGGCGCTTGTACACCGCCTGGAAGAAGGTCACCTTGGGCTGACCGGTCAGATAAACGTCCTGAGCACCGTAGGCAACCAGCTGCATAAGCCCACCTGCCATGATAACTTGGTACTAGTACCCAAGAAAAAAATTTAGACGGATTTCCATTTAAACCCACCCGCGGAACGAGCCTGACCCTTACAACACTTACTTATAGTTCGGGTTCCACTATTAGTCACCCTGGTAGCTTCGGCTAAACTGTCATACTCGGCTATAAGAGTCTTCCCATCAAATGACCACTGCTGAATTTTCATAAACTTCAAAGGTTCGTTCGTCTGAACATCTTCTGGATTCACAAACTTCCAATGAAACCCACCTGCCGTCTTACGAGCCCCTTTACAAACTTTTGTGATATGACTTCCGTCCGCCCCCGTCTCTTTTGCCGCCTCCTCGACCGACCCAAACGTCCTGAGAAGTTCCTTTCCGTCCCTGGACCACTGCTGAACCTCTTTACGATTCGCCTCTTTCAAAAGCTCACGAGTCTCTTCCCCGTGATGCTTCCCAAACATGGCATGCTTTTCACCTGACCTCACAGAACTCATCAGATCCTTTGTGTCCTCGTGAAGCACCTTGTTCCTGTTTCCACCCGTCTCGTTATTGTATCCCTTTGAGGCAAGTGTTCCACGCTGAGCAATTTCTTGTATTTCAAGTTCGTCCAGGCGCTTTTCCCAGTTTCCCTCCTTTGGAAAGCTATGTAAAATTTGAATCGTAAATTGGTCCCATCCGTATAGCCTGATGGCATTGTACAGGTGTCTTTGACATCCGCCGTTTACATCGGATATGTGGCCATTCAGGCGAACCTGGAAATCGTCCTGTGATGTTTGACCTATATACTCTTTATACGGTTCGATCTTGCATTTTATAGAATATACAAAGGGCATACTGATAGAAAACGAGAACTCTTTACTTGCGTTCCATCTCTGACACGAATTTCTCAGACCCTAATAAATGGTTCACGTTTCTCGCCCAATGCCACCCCCACCATCAAGCCCAGAACCAGTGGAGGAAGATGAGGAGATGGACGAGGAGGAGATGGATTTTGATGGTGATATGGTGGATCCGATGGAGATGCTGGGCAGCTTCCTGGCGACTGAGGACGGAGACACAATTGCCACAGCGCTAGTCAGTCTGAAGGACTCAACCGAGAAGATTGCACTGAACATGGAAATGCAGAACAAAATTCTGGTTAAAATTCTGAGTGCGCTGACCAAGACATCTCAGTGTTGCGGAAAATGTGCCACCCCCTCCGAGGCTGCTTAAAAAAGTCTGGCCCTTTCTTAGCAATGACAAGCGTCCACACAATTGAAAAGGACATTACACCTGAGCACGCCGAAGAAATTCGACTTGCGCAACAGACAACAGAGGTGGGCTCGTGGAGTATAGAAGAGATTGAATCATATATAACAAAAAATGAAGATAAGTCGATGTTCCACATCCAGGCCAACTCACTTGCCGCAGACAAGTCGTGGGCCTTTGTCCTCTTTCCCGAGGATCAGGAGCGTGACGAGGATAAGTACCCTGTAAATTTCGAACATGAACACGTTGTCGGAAGAAAGAATAGTTTCATCAACAATTGTCGAATTCTCCTGAAGCGAATCGACACCATGGGGGCCAATAAGCATCCAAGCAAGGACATTAACGGAGACGAATTTACTCTCGAATTTCGTGTGCGACGTCTCATTGAAGACCGCAAGGACATGTTCGAACAGTACAGTCTTTGGGCTCGGCGTTTCAAACGCATCAACGCACCGACGTTGGCAATTGATAACACCGACAAGAGCCTGAAGGATGACGAAAGCAACAGTCCGTACCAAAAGATTCTTTTGTATTTGCTGACTGAGGCTTCGAAACTTGAGTACCGCCGGTACCGTGACCAGTGTTGTATCCAGATTCGCAATACGCGTGCTTGGCGTCCAGTCAAGGAAATCAAAGATTTTGTGTACGACTCGACCCAGAAAGAGGACCAGCCTGAAATGTGGAAAAACTTGACGAGCCGTGGCGGTCTCGTGGCGGATGTCGTTCGCCATCTCACAAATTGTAAGGACATTCAGTTTCCTGAAATCAAAAAGGATCGGCACACCTGGTCTTTCCAGAACGGTCTTCTTGTTGGCAAAGATTGGAACGCACAGACGGAACGGTACCAAATCAAGTTTTACCCGTATTGCTCGCGCGAGTTTCGCGAACTCGATCCGACACTCGTGAGCTGCAAATACTTTGATTTGCCGTTTGATCCATTCGAGGACGTTGAAGATTGGTACGACATTCCCACGCCGCATATGCAGCGTGTTTTGGATTACCAGCGTTTCGAGACGGACGTGTGTAAATGGATGTACGTCTTTTGTGGTCGTTTGTGTTTTGAGGTGAATGAGCTGGACGGTTGGCAAGTGATTCCGTTCCTCAAGGGTATCGCGCGCTCAGGCAAGTCGACGCTCATCACCAAGGTGTGTAAGCTCTTCTACGAGTGTGAGGATGTGGCGACCCTGTCCAACAATATCGAGAAGAAATTTGGTCTCCAAAGCATCTACCGGGGCTTCATGTTCATCAGTCCAGAGATTAAGGGTGACCTGCAACTCGAGCAGGCAGAGTTCCAGTCGCTCGTGTCTGGTGAGGATGTGAGCGTCGCACGCAAGAATGAGACGGCTCTGAGCCTACAGTGGAAGACGCCTGGAATTTTGGGCGGAAATGAGGTTCCAAACTGGAAGGATAACTCGGGTTCAATTTTGCGCCGTTTGGCGACATGGAACTTTGCGCGTCAGGTTTCAGAGGCGGACCCACATCTGGACGAAAAGCTCGAGAAGGAGATTCCGGCGATTTTGTGCAAGTGTCTGCGGGCCTATCTCGACTATGCACACAAGTATGCCGACAAGGACATTTGGAACGTACTGCCCAAGTACTTCAAACAGGTTCAGAGTCAGGTGGCAACTGTGACAAACGCGCTCCAGCACTTTCTGTGTTCGGAGAAGTTCAGGTATGGCCCGGAACTGTTCGTACCCCAGAAGGTGTTTGTGGCTCAATTCAATCAGCACTGCAAGGAGAACAACCTGGGTATCCATCGATTCAACCAGGACTTTTACGCAGGTCCGTTCAGTGCCAAGGAGCTCGAGGTTCGCGTCGAGTCAAAGGTGTACAATGGAAACGCATACTCGACTCAACCATTCATTTTCGGTCTCGATTTCATCGTTCAGGAATAAAATGTGCGAAATGTATAGACATGAACAAAGCCGCCGCGGCAAAGAAGATTCAGAATATTTTTCGACGCAAGCGTGTTTTTTCAACATCCCCGATTCGCGGAACAGTTGTCAAAGTGTCCAGGCCTAAAATTACGGCCCAAATTACGAGTTTCAAGACGACCGTAAATTTAGATTCAATATTTGAACATGCACCGCGCGGTTTCACAGAGGTTACGAGCTACACAAAATCGTTCCGTAAACCAGATGCGCGTTATATCATAGGGACCGGATGGGTCGGCGAGACAACCGGGGCCACAAAAGTGGTGGCTAAAAAAGGGAAACAAACCGTGACGCTCACGAGTGACACGGTGGAGGTTCTCGGTGCAGGCAATTATGAAGCGGCTTTGCTTACCGTTGTAAAGAACGAGTGGGCACCCAAGTCACTTTTGCGCGCGTCTCCAAATTTCAAGAAAATAGACGGTCAATTCAACGTGAATAAAGACTTTTCACTTGAGGACCTTGTTGATGAGCTCAAAGGTCTTCCAGCAGCGCTTGGCCCGACAGTAAAACCATACAATCCAGAAATATTTCCGGCGGTCGTACTCAATTTAAGTAAATTGGGGTGGACGTATCAATTTTTTAAAAATGGGACGGTCCTTTTCTCGGGCGTAAAAAATCCAAAGGATATTGATTTACCAGCGGAATTGTTCAAAAAGTTTTTTACCGAGTTTGGTATTTCAATTCTTGTATTTGGCGCTGGAACACCACGGATTCGTCTTCCGAACAAGGGCACAAATAAGAGTGCAAAACTTGCTGAGCGCTATAACCTTGCTGGAACATGGAACGCACTCAAAAAACCACCCAAAGGATACTATATCCGACCTGGAACGAACGGTAAACCGCGTTTTTATCCATGGCTTCGCGTCGAACGAAAGGCGATAAACATTGGCGAGGCTGTGCCCCACGTGAACGTCAAGTACTATCCCATGAACCTGAAAGCGGTGGCGCCCAAGGTGGTCAAGGCGTTCAAAAACGCAAACAAACCAATTCCACAAACAACAATCAATGCATTTAAAGAGGCTGGATTTCCTCTCTCACTAAATAACAACGGGAACGTAAAAGAGGGTACAAAACTTGTAGAGCGACGCGCGCCCTCATGGAATGCTACAAAACCTGGATTTTACGTGCGACCTGGACCGGGGCAACAGCCATACTGGTTCAAGGTGCCCAAGGGCCTTGCGTCTGGGCGGAAAACGGTCATTGCGACATATACCAAGGCGGGTCGGAACATTCCACGGGCCGTCCGAAACATATTCCAAATTGGAAACAATGTTCAAACGGCTGGAAATGTGCGTGAACACCAGGTGAAGATGGGTCTCAATGGAATTTTGAGAATAAATGACCGCCAGGCAACCCGCCTTACAAAGAAGGAGCTTTTGGCAATTGCACGCAATATGAACATTCCTCAAGTGAGTGAAAAGATGAAGCCTGCTGAAATTATCGGTTGGATTCAAAACAAGACGGGTGTTAAAAAACCAAATCGTACGTACGACGTTTTCGTGAATGGAATGTTTTACAAATTTTTAAACAATGGGCGGGTTGAGCGTACAACAAATAAAGGTGTTCGCACAGCCCGGAACTGGGCAACAATTCCCGTGACTGAACAAAATAAGATTGCGCGGGCCGTCATCCCTCAAAATCTTTATAAAGAATGGAACGCAGTAACAAAAGCGAACAGGTACAATACGATTCGGGCCATGGCTGCTACCACGCCACTCAAAGCCAAGACGCCAACCCCCAGTCCGTCTTCGGCTAGCTCAAACATGAACAATTTCGGAAAGGAATTAGAGGTGACGCTCAAACTTCAAGCAAATCTTGGAAACAAATACAGGGAAGGAAATGAGATGAATTTTATGAAAATATACAAGACGCTTCCAGTCGGTAAGCGAGGAAAGCCACTCAAGGCGAATGAGAATCGGGCATATAAGAATTTCCTAAAAGCTAAACGCATTTGAGAAGGTCAAAAACCTTGTAAATAAGATTGAAAAGCTCCACCTTTGACTTGACCTTTTCAGGGTTGATAATTTCCATCTCAATTTGATACGTCGTATCATCGTCAGCATCCTTATCGTCCGGGTTTCCCTTGACAATTGACATGTCAATTGAAAGATTCTTACGAACAAAAGACCAACGCTCCTTGGTTTTTTGCTCCGTACTCGTCTCTTCACCATCATATTCAAAGGGTTCCTCGGTACTTACTCCGAGCCGGACGTCAAAAGGCGCACCCGATACCTGGAAATCATCAACAGTGACGCGCTTCTTAATCTGCCCAACCTGTTCATCGGTGTCCTCATCAATGGTGAGTCGTTTTGAGCCCTCAAAATAGTATACGGTTGAGTTTGTATGGTTCTTCGATTCCCACCCCTGGTATTTCTCAAGAGCCTTTAGGACCTTATCAAAGGTTTCGGCGCCGACATTCGTATCAAAACCGTGTCCGGAACGACGTCCAAAACGAATTTCAATTTCAGTGTTGGGCGTTGTCTTGTGCGTCTCAATAATCTTCTCCCACTTGGTGAAGAGAGGAAGAGCGTTCGAATTGGTGTTTGGAGCAATCTCCATTTTTGGTTAGAGAATTAACGCGTGTACTTTTTAAGGCACAATGCGAGGTCTATGGAACCTTGGCAACACGTGCTATTTTAATACTGCAGTTCAGTGTTTAGCTCACGTTCCGCCACTTACAAAACACTTTTTTTCACTTGCACCGTATGAAGGTCCGTGTGATATTACACGTGAATACCAAAAAGTGGTCCGGGCCTTGTTCACAAAAGACCAGACGGACCCCGTAAGTCCAAGTGACCTTCTCGGTGCGTTTCGCGTTCGTTTTCCACAATTTGCACGGAATGAACAACACGATGCACAGGAGGTTATTCTACACTTCATTGATGTCTTCGAGGCTTCATTGGGTCAAGAGGTTATTCAAGACATTTTTAACGGCGAAGATGCACAGGAAACGATATGGTCAGAGGGCATGTCAATTGTAAAAACACCATTTACGACGCTTCTTCTTGACGTAGCCGAGCCGGCACGACTCGAGGACCTCCTTGAAGATAGACAGGAGGAGCGTGCCATCGAGGGCTTTGTCGACGAAAACGGAAAACGTTTCGAGGTGGCGGCTATTCGCAACAAGGTGATAAAGTGGCCAAAGATTGTGAGCTTTTCATTCTCAATGTACGATTACAAATTTCCTGTTGAAATTCCATTCGAGTTTCAAGGAAGAAAACTCTTTGCGTGTATTCTTCACCAAGGAGCTCAAAGGGGTGGACACTATGCGCTGCTCGTGAGACGATTCGATAAATGGTACCTAAAAGACGACACGGTTGTTCAAGAAGTTCCTCATATTAAAACATTCAAAGGGGAATTTTACCAGGCGTGGTACCGCCCGTAATTTCTTCGAGTTGGATATTTTCCCGCAAATTTACACAGGTTCGAAAGTAGGTTCGGCGATTGTTCGCATGTGTCTTGTCAGTTCGGATCTTCTCAACGAACCAACCAAGTGTGCCGTACCCACATTCGACAATTGTACCATCGGCCAAATCAGGTCGTCGATTTTGGATATGGAGTTCAGCTTCCTTGTACGGTTCTCCGCGGTCTTGAACCCAAAGTTCACACCCCCTGAAAATTTGAAAATCAATTGTGATGCGGTTCCTGGGCTTCCACTTGAACATTGTTTCGTGGGTCCCCATACGTATCGGCTCATTGATTGGCGTGAGGACAATACCATCCGTTTCGTATTCAAACGAATTCAAGTCTGGAATTTGGGTTCCAAGAGGCCACATGGTTTTCACGCGCACTTCAAATGGTGCTGTGCTCGTCTTGATAATTCCCTTTGTGACACTACGTGCCTTTTCTAGACGTTGATCAAGTGGAAGTTTCAATAGATTTTCTCCCTTGACGCGAACAGCGTCATGAACCACGAAAAGCGTTTTACCAGCTTTTGTTTCTACGAGTTCCCCGTCAAGCAAAGTATCCTTTGGTATACGGATTTTAACTTGGTCAGTTTTGAATGCACGATTCACAACGTAAACACCCGAGTCAATCGAGACCAAAAAGTGACGAACGCCGTCAGTTTTTTCACATATAAAGTACGGCTGTTTTTTGAGTAAAGGAAAGTGACGCCGCTCGATAGAGACGGGTTGGGGCCCTGGGAATCTAGCCGGGTCTTTAGATTCCCAGGACGCCTGGATATACTCCCGGACGTCCATTTTGTTATGAAATTCAAAAGCCTTTTGTCTCTAAGGCGCGAGCTGAACACCTGCAGCCTCGAGTATATTTCCGAAACACTCGTGAATATAGTGACAAACGACAATTGCCTCGGACGCAACACCAATTTTTACACCGATACGCATTAGAGTCTGAAATAGTTCCTCATTGTTCTCGAGTGGAAGTTTGACCATCTCTTTTCCACCCCGAATCTTCTTGTCAACGGGTTTTGCGTCCATAGCCCATACGCGTGCAGACGTCTTGGCACACTCGTAAACGCCCGGGGCGAGCTTTTTACCCACCTCCGTATCAAACTTGAGTCCACGCTGGCTTGGTGACTCCTTTGTACCCGCCTTGGTCTTTTTCTCAAACTGGACCCAATCAATACCCTCAACAACTGAGGGAAACACGAGAACCTGGATACCCTTCTCAAAAGGGTCAAGCACCTTGTGTAGAATTTCTTGGTTCAAATTCGTTCCGTAATCCATCCAGAAAATGCGCTCACCTGATTTGATAATTTTGGGTAGAGTCGACTTGTTCTCTACAAAATGAACTTCGAGATGAACACCACGCATCATACAAAGCATATGAAGATTCATCATTGTATGGAGCGTCGTAGCGCTTATCGATTTGTTCCGGGTTACGGCGCATACATGAAGGACGGCCATTAATGTTTAAAAGATTCTTAGCCTTAAGCCGAAGCTTGAATTCTCTGTTCCAAACTTCCCTGGAAACGAATGTTTCCTACGTGACCCAAGACAGTCATGACATCTGCATAAATCTTTCCGCCCATCTGCTGCCACCGCCGACAAAAGGCGTAATCCTCCGAGAGATATCTCTTCGAATCGGGGTCGATCATACAATCAAAGACCGCGAAATACTGGTCAAGGTCCCGATTCTGATGGTCGTTATTACAAAGAAGCTCCGGATAATGTTCATGCATCTTCGTGAAGACCTCGCGCTTAATAAGCATGAATCCTGTTGGGCCGTCAAGCACCTCGGCAAACCCATTTATAATCTGTGTATTTGCATACTTGAAATTCATGACGAGCGAAGAAGCGACGCGTGCCGGATCTTTACCAGACCCGCCAGACTTGAAATACTCATCGACACTGTCCCACATGACGCACTTCTTGGGATAGGCGGCGACAGCAATATCGTGCCCAGACTTGATAAGACGCATGACAGCTTCCGGATCAAAGTGAATGTCCGCATCGATAAACAAAAAGTGAGTCGCCTGTGTTTTCTGATAAAATCGGGCCACGGCGAGGTTACGAGCCCGATGAACGAGTGACTCGTTTTCTGTCGTATCAAGCATCATTTGATAACCGTTTGCGGCGCATAGACGTTGGAGACGAAGCATAGACTCGGCATATGCCTGAAGACATACACCGCCATAACATGGTGTGGAGACAAACAAAACGACACCAGACATTACATAGTATTACACACAGTTCCTTAAGTTACGAACAATTGACTCGATTTTTCCCAGCGTCGGAACAGAAACTCCGCAAATTTTACAAAGGTCCGCCTTGTCAATTTCAAACCCTGAATCCTTGATGACGACAAACATCACTGCACATGCCACTGCTTTTGGTGTCCGACCCATAAGTTCAACACATTCTGCCAAGTCTTTACATGTATTAATCACTTTGGCCTTGACGCGTCCCTTTTGTGCATCTGGGACACATGTAATTTCATTAAAAAATCGAGGTACAAGATCGGCGGCGGTCGTTACATGAACCTCAGTCTCCGGTACCTGTTCCTGGTACATGTCGAATGTACGAGAAATGTCGCGTGCCGGGATTCCAAACGCATCTGCAATTTCCTTTGTGGTTCGAGCCACGTTAAATTCTCGACACGCTTGAAAAATACAGTTCGCCTTGATACCATTGCGAACCGCCCCGCGGGTCAGGACAGCCTCGTTGAACGCCTTGTACTTGATTTTTGCAGAGTACATGACACAGTCTGGAAGATTGAGTATCTGTTTACCCACCTTGTCAAGGTCCTGATAGGCATGGAACAAAGCCCGGTCCTTGTGATTCATCGACGTGTGAAGATTAATCATCGCGAGACGCTTCTGTTTGTATGATCCATTCTTGACGCTCATGACGGTCGAGTTGCCCCATGCCGCCGAAAAGTGGTCTGTGTTCACGGGAGCACCGACGCGGGACGGATCGCCACCGGGTCCATCAGCATCACCTCCAGAGCGCCACTCAGGTTCATCGGAAACAAACTCAAAATCGACCCTTCCACAATCAATACACACCGGCAAGTCATCATATACGTCAAACTGTTTCGGGCCACCACATGCCTCACACGTGTAATCGGCGTGAGGGCGAATCTCCAGACAATCATCTGTTCTCCGTAGAGAATCCAAATCAGCCCAAACTTGAGATAGAACTTCACACATTTTGTTTTGAATTTTGTTTAGACCGCGCTTCCCTGGCCTGGAAAAAACCTGTTTTTCCTTTAATGAGCGGACCACCTCCAGTTGTCGATCACGTGAAGCGTGCGGCCGTTCAGGAGATTACATCCAAGTCGCCATTCAATGTATTCAACATTGTGGCGATTGTTGCAATTCTCGTGATTGGCTATTTCCTGTACAAGAAGTTTACAGACAAGTTCCAGAAGGGCGCAATCAAGTTCCCATCAATTGTCCCTGCCCAGCCCAAGGCTCCCGAGGCGGCACCTGTTGTTGTTGAAGCGGGTCCAGAGGTTATCCCAGAGCCGGGTGTGAAGGAGGAGTAGAGAGCTCAGCTCCAAATAGAATCTACGACGACCCACTCCAGACACTTTGAGGCGTCCATATATACGTCACGCTTCAGAAGCTTTTTGAGTTCCCGCTCAGGAATTCGCGTTTCGCGTGTATAAATATCCCGAAAACGATCCATAAATTGAGACAAATTGGCCATTTGGTCCTTGAAGTCCTCAAACTTCCCCCACGTTCCGTCCATATTGAGTTGATGAATCAATATGTACGAGTTCGGCGTCATGTGACGCGTTCGACCACCCAAAAGGATAAATGTCGCGGCCGAAGCACATACACCATCAGCAATCGTCCGAACTTTCACACGTTTTAGGGACGAAATACAGTCCATGGCACTTAGACCCGCGTGCAGGTCACCGCCATCACTCCGAATCCATACGCGGATTTCAGGCTTGGACTTTATACCAAGGTCAAGGTGTTTGTGAAGCAGTTCGAGCTCGAGCTTTTTGAGCTTCATATTGAGCTCAAGAACGGTCGCTTCACACACTTCACAGTGGAAATAGACGTCCGAGCCCTGAACTTTGACAAACTCCTCAATTGGATCTACGGCTTGTGGGCAACACATTGTTTCTTTAGTGAAGCAATGGTCTTTGCTTTTAACTTGTTGAGCGGACTCAGATGGTTCATAACATCTAGGTCAGACGGTCCGAGCCCATACTCTAAAAAGGTGGAAAAATCACCCTTTTCAACCTGAGAACGAATTAACAACAATGACTGAAGACAAAGAGGATGGTGCGGGACCCTGTTTGACGCATCCGCAATTTTTTTGGAACGCATACAGGCGTTTTGGTACTTTGTCCATGTTGACCCCGGGCGCAGATTGTTGCTGAGCGTGTGGCGTATTTCAACCGCTGGAAGAATACATGCCCATATGTTAAAATGGGACAAGAGTTCCCAGTCGCCTCCGTACACCTTTGATTCAATGACATCAGCAACGCTCAACTGGTCAGCAATTTTTGCAAGATCACCCTTTGAATCGATATAATTTTCATGTAAAATTGATGCAATGTTTCCAGGCTCTTGAATTGGATACCCACAAAAGGTGACAGGATTGACGTTTGATGTTCGACTCACGAGCGAAATCAAAAAGTCTCGTGGGCCCTGGAAATCGTCTCGGTCATCAGATTTGAATGTGAGACTTTGACGGACCCATCGAAGGTCACCACCGCACTTTGCAATGACCTCGTCACGTGCATCTGGAAAGAGCGCCTTGATTGCTTCGGGACCGAGTATCGGAAAATTATACGTCACAATTTCAAAATCAAATTTGACTGGAATTTGAGAAATAACCACGAATAAACCGTTTGTTGGGGGTTTGGTAATTTCCCGGAGACCGATGAGGTCGTGGATACACTCGTATTCATCAATAATGACAGGCGTCTCAGAACCTTGAATTTTGTTCAGGAAATCAATCGTCTCTTGTTTACTTTTCAGTATGTCTGATGTGATTTCAATACATGGCATGAGCGCCTTACGAACCGCCCAGGTTTTCCCAATTCCCGTTTTCCCCATGACGCATACAGCCGGCCCGAGTTTTGTAAATTCAAGCTCGCTTTTTTGCTTGCTTGTAGAAAGATAGCGATCCATGACGACAGAAGAATCGGATGATGAATCTCTGACACGTCAGGTCCTTAATATGGTCCTAGAAAACAACGCGGTGTTTCCTTACTTGACTGGTTGGCTTGTGTTTAATGTCATAATCTTGATTCTGCTCATTTATATCTCGGTAAGAATTAGCCTGAAATGACAGTAAGAGTCTCTCGGGCTCGGGACGGAAAGCATAAATTTACAGCAGAATTCCCGGACGGTTTCAGAGTCAGTTTTGGACTCAGGGGATATTCAGATTATACACTTCACAAAGACCGCGAGCGTATGAAGCGTTATGTCGGACGTCACGCTGGATATGCAGGCGGGCGATTGTCCAGGCGTGAAAACTGGACGAGGTCAGGTGCAAAGACGGCAGGATTTTGGTCCCGGTGGCTCCTCTGGTCCAAACCAAGTCTATACGCGGCCCGACGCCAGACTGAAAAGGTTCTCGGACAAAAAATAGTCTTGACCAAGTAATAATGAAAGTGTCCAAGGATGCAATGATTGCCCTTGTTTTTTTCATTCTGTCTGTGATTCTGATTTCTCAGGCTGCAATCACGATTCAGACGTATAGAAGCTCGAAAAAGACCCCAGACACAAACTATTGGTGGTCCGTGTTCGTGCTTGTGATTTCCATTATTGGCCTGCTCGCGTCTGCCGGTATGGGTGTGTATTCTCAACGCAATGTCAACGTGAAGGTGAACATGCCAACCGCCATGGCAGGCTCTGTGGTTCCACAGCCCATGATGATGGTTCCTGTTCCAGCGCCTATTAAAGCGAATTAGAGTAGTACTATAAAGTAATGGTTCCTCAAATAATCGGTCTCGTTGGTCGGGCTCGTTCCGGTAAGGATACCGTAGCAAATTTTTTTCGAGCGACGCACAGTGTGCGCCGTTTCGCTCAACCCATGAAGGATGCAGTCAAGGCACTTTATGGGTGGAGTGATGTTGCAATTGAAACAAACTTGAAAGATTGTATCGATCCGTACTGGGGAATAACGCCTCGTACGGGGATGATTCACATGGCCGAATCGACAAAACAGTTTGTTTCGCGTGATTTTTTCATCAAAAGACTTTTTGGCGCATGGAGAGGGGAACCTATCGTGATTGCAGACGTTCGGTACGAAAACGAGGTGCGTGCAATTCATGAACGTGGTGGAATTACAATCAAAATTAAACGCGCAAGTGTCCCAAAACATGAAATTGAAGACCAAATTGATTCGCTCCAGACGACATATGAGGTGGGAAATGATGGAACGTTACACGAGCTGCGTGTTGAAATTGAACGCCTGGGCATTGTTTGACGCCTGTGAAGACATGGCCTGACTCAAAGTCCGGAAGGCTTCGGGTGTACGACGCACGTCATAGTTTACCGTGGCTGCTGGAGAAATTCCAAGACCACCCGCCTCTGCAAACGCATCCTGATTGGCGCCTAGATACACAAAGGTCCAGCCATCCTTGGTCTTTTGCTCGATGAGGTCCTTGATATGCGCCTTTGTGTACTCCTTACTGCTGTTCTCCTGACCGTCCGTTAGGATAACAACCGTCGGATTATTTGATGTGACTGTTTTAATGGTTTTGCCAATTGCATCAAGCAGTGCCGTTGAACCGCGTGGTACGAACGTGTCCCGTGAGAGCGGCTCGGCGTCCCCAATAGGTTTACGCTCGTACAAAACCTGGTACTCGTGGTCAAATAGGACGAGGGTCAGTGTACCACCCAACGCCTTTTGCTCGCTAAGAAATGCATTGAACCCGCCAATTGTATCATCCTGACACGTCTCCATAGAACCCGAACGGTCGAGAATGAACACGCGGTTCATTTCTACTTTGAAATTGAACGACCCTTGGCTTTAACTCGCCGGACCTTTTTTGCTACTGAAACCGACCGGAGTCTATGTGACTCCGGGGTTCGAGAAACACTTTTTTTGGTTCCCTCGATGAGTAGACGCATCCAGCGCGGCATTTTGTTGTTTCCGTACCCCATAGGACCATACCGTGGAGAGTTATTCACCATAATTTTACTTGGGAATTCTTTTTGGCCGGATGGCCAGTGGGGCATTCGGATCAGTCGCCTTCCGTCCATAGAGGGTCTTGCCACCGGTTGTTCGAATAACGTATTTCCCCTTGAGAGTCAAGAAAAACTGACGACCCTTTTTATTGTAATATTTTGTCGGGATTCTCTTGGGTACTCCTGATAACTGTTTCTTTGTAGGCGCTGGTTTGGACGCAAGAGCCAACAGCTTATTTTTTGTTGAACCATTGGCTTCAATTAGTAAGAGGTTTGCGATTTTCTTCATTAATTTAACTTTAGAATTAAAGTAGGAATGTCATTGACCATTGTGACAAGCCATTGGAAAGAGAACCTAGACTGGCTCAAACAGTCAAAATGGCCCGTGGTCCTTATAGACAAAGAGGGTGCCGACCCAACCTGGATGACCCCTCAACATTTTATACCAAATAATGGTCAAGAGGTTTCTTCATACCTCAAATATATAATTGAAAATTATGACAAACTTCCTGAACACGTAGCATTTATTCATGGTCATGAAACGGCGTGGCACCAATGTCATGACCGCCCATTACTCGAGGTGATTGAAGGAGCCCGAATCAATGATCACGGCTTCATACCACTGAATAACTGGACAAGAACATACGAGTTTGTGAATGAAGAAAAGGATTATATGAAAATCGAGGATATGTGGGCCGAATACGAGTTTCCATTTAAACGCCCCCCAAAGTTTTTCGAAATGGAATGCCCACTTGGAGCACAGTTTATTGTCGCGCGGGACCGTATTCTCAAAAATCCCAAAAGTTTGTACGAAAAATGGTACTCTAAAGTTTTGGTCGATGACAAATTGAAATCAAGTACATTTTTTGAACTTGTTTGGCACATTATATTTGGAGAGTTTTGGAACTTTCCAACTGATCACACTTGGTTTCATTTCAAGACGGGCCCGACAAAAGTGTGGAGGCTTTAAAATAAAAATCTCCAGGACAATTACCCTGATGGTCGGTTCTGGGAGCGCTCGTGCTCCCTCGTCAAGTGACACTTTTTACACCTTAAATCTCGAAGTTCTCCGAAACGTGTACCGCGAGTGGAACGAAAAGCTTCCACATGTCAGGCCACACTATGCCGTCAAGTGTAATCCGACGCCCGCGATTCTTGAAGAGTTGGCCCGGCTCGGTTCCTCGTTTGACTGTGCGAGCCCTCCTGAGATTCAGGCCGTTCTGGACCTCGGTGTTGACCCATCGCGAATTATATATGCAAATCCATGTAAACGAATTGAAGACATCGTCTTCGCCAAGGGGGTGGGTGTGACGCCCACCACTTTTGATTCGGAATGTGAACTGCGTAAAATGGCAGAGCACTATCCGGAATGTAAACTTATTTTGAGAATTCGGGCCGATGACCCGAATGCTCGCTGCCCTCTCGGCAACAAGTACGGGGCGGAAGAACGCGAGTGGGACGTTCTTTTGTTTACGGCACGTTCGCTTGGTCTCGACGTCGTTGGAATATCATTCCACGTCGGGTCCTATGCATCGAGCCCAAAAGTTTTTAGTCTGGCCTTGGCCAAGGCGAAAAAAGCATTGCGACTTGCGAAAGAACACGGATTTAAACCAAAAATTGTGGATATCGGGGGAGGGTTCTCGACAACAACCGGACTTCCAAACATCAAGCCAATCAAAGGCGTTGAGCTAATTGCCGAACCCGGTCGGTTCTTTGTCGAGCGCGTGATGGAGCTGCACACACCTGTGATTGGGACAAAAGGGTCCGGAGTGACCATCTCAGAGTCACTCTACGGCGCATTCAATTGTATTCTCTTTGACCATGCGTCTCCCCAAGTCAAGGAGGTTCGAGGAGTCGACGGAAATCGACTCGAGGGACAACCCATCAAACGAACAATTTTTGGAAGCACGTGTGATGGAGGTGACTTGATTTACAAAGAGTATGAATTGCCCGAAGGAACCGACCTTGGCTCCTGGATCGTGTGGGAAAACATGGGTGCTTATACATGTGCAGCCACCACGCGGTTTAACGGGATCCCATTTTGTGAGAGACCAATTTACAGTCTTTAGCGATACAACATAATCCGGCCTTCGTAAAACGCACACTGTGAAAACTTATCAATTTCTATCTTTTCTGCAAGCGCTGGATCAACCTTCATAATTGTGTCGCGTATGTGTATAAGTTCGGTTTTTCTGGATGATTTCATTGCATACAATTCAATAAGCTTTGCACATGTGTTTGCAATTTTTTCATATGAATTTTCGTTGTGTAAATTTTCATGTACAAGTTTCAAAGCCTTTTCAGCCACTTCATATTCTCTCCAATCGATATCTATATAGTTTTCATCTGATGTGACCCGCTTCATCGTTGCTGGTCCCATCTGTTTGAATGACGGCCCATCCGGCTCGGGTTTTTTCGTGCAGCTGTTTATTTTGTTTTCGTGAAGAGTATCCACTATTATAGCAGGCAAAACTGGTTTGACGAGTTCAATGGCGAATTTTGGGAAGGCGGCCACAACTCCACTCACGGCTGCTGCTGCTATGGTTCCTTCAACCGCCATACTATAGTACGCAAAAAATTACCGTGGAACAATTCGAACAATTTTACCACCCTTGAACTGAACATGGTGTCGCCCACCTTTGTATCTTTTTGACTCGGGCAGGCGAAGAAAGTCCTCAACTTTTTTAAGATCCGAGAGCGTCATGGCCGGTGCAACAACCTGACGGAGACGCCATGCAACCGTGGTCTTTGTACCACTGGGCATGACATGATACTTTTTCACCATCCGTTGGAGTTCGTTCATAGTCACCATGTTATTAAGAGATATATTTCTTACTAAAACATGCAAAAAATTATTGATTTCATGGGTGATGATTCTGTTTGGGCAACTATGGTTCCTGGTGTCATCATCCAAAGACGGCCGCCGTCGCGTCACATACCCCGGAGACCAACAGCCTACTTTGTTGATTGGCACTGGAGGGCACGCAAGGCGGGTGACACGAAAGTGTTTGACCCATGGGATCATTACCAAAAGCCTGGGACACACAAGTTTTGCCAAACTTTTGCTATGATGTACCTTTTAGACGCACTTCCACCTCCTATTTATGACCATAAAGTGTATGACGACTGTGCGCGCGAATTTATTCGTTCGGTTTTGGAAAGTCTTCCGGATGACCACCCAGCGTTTCAGTGGGACTCGCGCGAAGTACTTAACGCCGGTACTTGTTTTGTAAAGCCTGGTTGACAATAATTCTCCATGCATTGACATTCCTGTTTTTTAGGTGACCCATAAACGTGTTTTTGTTTTGGAGTGCTTGAATCATATTGTGCACTTGGCGCGCTCTATTTAGATTCTGGTGACGATTGCTTAGGCTTGGAACGCCCCATGCATACAGAAATCCACTTGCAAGGCGTTTCATCGCTTTCCGTATTTCGTCAATGGGCGCATAAATGGCGTAATTTCTGGAGTACCAATTACTCCATTTTGCATAATTTGTTTTTTTGTTTGGCTCTGGGTTGTTTCGGCGAAACTGTCTGTGACGTCTCTGAATGTTCTCCGCTTGTTTAGCAAGACGTGAAAATTCGTTCAATTTTTGAAGCGCGTTCGTACGAATTGTCATGTTATGGACTGATAAAATATTTTTACTTAAGAGCTCTATCACATGTTAATTCATGGACGAAGTGTGGTCGCAACTTCCAAATGACCTCATAGAACACATAGCACGGTTCGCAGACATTGATACGAGACGTGCTATGGGGTTTTTACCGAAAAAGTTGCCGCCGAGTGACTTTAACATCCCTGGAATTGTAACGAGGGACGAACATTATACTAAAATTGATTTTGAAAATGCAACTCTATGCGTCAACAACCAAGGTGATAGACAGTTTTTCAAAGGGCGAGTAATAATGACATCGGTATTTGGATCTCTGTTATTAGAGGACGAGAATGGAATGATGTGTATTATCAATCCTGACAGTATACCTTTCAAGTTTGAATACATAGCTACATTTTAGAACCGGATATGGAACTTGGATTCGTGCCGCTACTGCATTGGTCTGCAAAGAAATCGGGATTTTAAGTCAAACTTCAACGAACTGAGATTTTTCTCCGAGTGTGTAGTATGAATACAGGACGTACCGTAAGCGTACGGGGCACGAACCGGCGTGTTCTTCGAAGCTCAACCGGACGCGAATACTACCTTCTTCCGAGCGGCGGTCGTCGGTACCTAGACGGTGCTCCTGCAAGTGCTTCTGCGGCGTCTCCACCAGCACCAGCTGGCTTCAAAAAGGTCACTGTGAATGGCCAGCGCTGGATTGTAAGTCGTCAGGCACAGATTCGCAAGCCGGACGGAACACGTGTTCAATTGACACCGAATCAGGTTGACAAGATTTTGACTCGAGTCGCGCAGAATCACCCGTATCATTTGAGCTCCGAACATATACCGTTCGTGACTCGCGCGACAAATATCACGTTGCCAGACTCGATGTATTATACACGAACAAACGAGTCTATCAACTCACAGACGCGCCCGGGGTATCACGTCCGTATCTACTTCAACCGAACCAACGGGAGCCTGCATTATCGCCGAGTGAACGGAAGCTATGTTCCGGCAAACTCAACACGTGTGCCGCACCACATTCGCATGTTTCCCCGGGCCGTGAATCAGATGCGGACGTTCTTGTCAATGTACCATAACGGGTATCCGAACGTAAACGTGAGCGGAGCGGTTCCGACTGTTCGCACAAACGCTCAGCTCGTGAACAACATGCGTCAGCAGATCTTTGCACGTGGGCCGATCAACGTCACGCGCTACACCCAGAATGAGAAGAATCGCCTGGCCGCCAAACTGCTCAACCTGATGAAGAGCTCCAAGGAGCGGTACAAGCGCAACAAGGCGGCAGGTGTGAGCGCGAACATCTACGGTCAGTTTGCAAACTATGCCAAGGCGTATTACCGTGGCTATCGCGCCGTCAAGCCACTCTCGGGCAAGGTCTCGAGTCCACGGATTCGGAACGCGACGCCGAATCGGGGGACCCCGGCTGCAAACAACACGAAGAATTTCGTCTCGTACAACAACCTCGCCAAGCCTCACATCGTCGTGAAGCGCCGGGGCACCGAGACGTTCCATATCAATCCAAACACCCTGATCGGATTCATCAAGGCTGGCTCGGGTGCTAATGTCGCCGAGTCGAACCTGCGCAACTGGCTCCGTCAAATGCGCCGGAACCACCCGTCCGAGCCGCTGTTCCAGCACCCGGCCAGCAAAAACAAGGTGGTCCGGCCCAAGAATATCCGATTTACACGGGCAAACTCATGAGAAAGTTGAGAATAGGACATTCCATAATATAAGAAGATGAGAATTATATAAGTTATATGGCGACGCTGACTATCAAGATTGATTCAGAGGAACTAGCGCGCGAGGTTCTTGCGCACCTCGGGTACCTGCCAGAGGACGACCCGGAGATGCCAGATCTGGTGACGGATGTGGACGAGGAGCCCAAGGAGGATGAGGACAAGACATGGACGCAGACGAACGAGGCGATTAAAAATGAGATGAATATTATTCGCAAGGAGCTAGAAAATATTACAACTGAAAAGGAGCGTAAAGAGTATTTTGATTCTCTTGCAAAGCATGATAACCTTGTGGTCCGCGAGGCTGCACGGCTTGTGAAGATTGACACGGACCTCGAGCATAAGAAGACGGTTCGCGAATTTTTGGACAAGGTTCTTTTGCCTAACAAGATAGAATCAGTCAAAGACTTGACCCCAAAGTCTACGCGGGGAGTATGGGGTTTGTGTATACCTGACGGCAAATTTTGCACAACCGAGGAGCCAAAGGAAGGTGTAGAGCCTGCTGAAAACGAGATGGGCGCGTCACTTGAGGTTTTCTCTGATGAAACGGACAAGGAGCGTGAGGAAATTCGTCAACAGTGTCTGGAGGTTAAAAAGTCTCTCCCAGGAGCCAAGGACCGCCTCGCGGCTCAGATCGATGAGCTTGTAGGAGGTGACCGTCTGGACTACCTGGATACTATAGCTAATAGTGACGACAAGGAGATGCGCGAGGCTGTCAAGGCGTACGTCATCAAGGAGTACACCGGACACGACCTCCATCTGTGGCCGGCTCTTCATAAGATTCTTGAATGTTGACAAACTACTCGCTGGCCTTTGCCCGTAGTTTGATGCGATGTCTATCTCCTCCGACCCAACCGGTCCCTGAGGTCCTCAAGCGCCTCTGAAATACGCACTTGATGTATAAGCATGAAAACAGAATTGAATGTGATGATCATTTTTTGGATCCAATCAAATGATTCGTCCATTTAAAATAGAATATCGTTTCTTTTTAAATGAGCGGGAGGTACTACGCAGCAGTCGTAAGCACGATGGCTCTGAGTTTTCAGGTTTTTGTATTGGAGCCGTGGCACGAGCGCATCTCTGATGAGCTCCGCGAACTAAAAGAAACGGTTTCTAAGAAGAAATGAGTTTTACAGCGTGACCACCTATAATTGAGACGACGTTCGTCATGACCGAGTCCGATACCCACCGAAGTCCGCGACAGGTTGGTGAATTCCATGAGAAAATTGAAGACCAAAAACCAGCACACTGTGTAAAATAGGCATATTCAGCCACACACCTCATGATATGAGAACTTGTAATAATTACAAGAGCTTTGACGTACAAATTCATAAATTATTAATGTTAAAATTCTTTAGCCCATTCATTTTCGCGTTTAATCAGAGCCTGGAGTTCCTTTTTACGTATAGCCGGTTTTACAATATCCGCAAGTTCCTTTTCAAGAACCTGTAAAGGTCCCCGTATCTTTTCGTACTGTTTTTTCTTCGAGTCAAGCTCTGCCGTAAGACGAGCAATTTCATTTGACAATTCGCAAAGTTCAGGGCCATATTGAGTTTTAAAAAACGCAATCTGGGCTTCCTTTTCATTTTTACGCGTTTGGTCTACGACACAGAGTTTCATTTCATCCTTGAGTTCTTTGACGTATTTTGTGTGAATCTTCCACTTTTCATCGTCGTCAAGATCTTCGTACATGGACTTTGCATCCTCAAAAGCGTCGCGACACGCGGCCCGAGCCGCATCTAGACCAACCTCATCACGCGTCCAGTCAATAGTACTGTGTTCCTCTTCCACGCCGTCTGCAATCACCTTGTAACTATGCGGAGGAAGCCCTTCATAGTCTTCAGGTCCAGTTTCAAAGTCTGCTTCGGAACAAAAGACGAATCCATCATCGTCTTGGTCGATTGAGAGACCCCAACCCATTTCTTACTTTAGGACGCACACGTCTGCTTTATTTTCTTCCAAAATACAAATGACGCCCCGTCGCCCGCGTCATGTTATTTTGACACGGAAGTGGCCCGAACGGTACTTTTCGGGTCTGAGTCGGAAAATGAAACTCTTGCGCGAAAAGGAACTTTTGAAACGGCGTACGACGCCTTACAAAAAACTCAAACTTTCAAAGTCAAACACGGTCGCTAAAAGACAACCCTCAAAGTGGACGCAACAGTTTCACAAAGTGTATCCCGGTCTTAAATTTAATAAAAATTTAATTTCAAAAAAGACTGGCATTTCAAGGTCTACGCTCAACACGGTATACGACAGGGGACTCAAGGCGTGGAAAACCGGTGGAAGCCGACCAGGTGCAACGGCATCTCAATGGGCTATTGCAAGGGTCTACAAGTACACGCTCATTACCAAGAAAAAGGCCCCAAAAAAGTGGTACGTAACACGGTTTGACCCAAATGCTAATTTGCGTCCTCCTTCCTCCCGGTAAAGTACTCGGCTAAAAACTTTTCAAATCTCCGACCTTTTTGAGTCAATTGTACGAGACCTTCGTCTGTGTACCCAATGTCTTCAAAGGGGTCAAACTTATTTTTGGTCAAAATGTCCCAGCGTTCTCTGTACCGCCGATCAGCAAACGACCCGTGCCAAAAGTGTACGATTGTTCCGTTGACCCAGGACACTTTGAACATCTTGACACGCGACTCGTACAGTTTCAAAAGAACTTTGTAGCTTTCGTGAATGGTTCCGGGTGCTGAATGATCACCAAGCCCTGCGAGTGCCATTGCCATGTGTCTATCACCCGACCCAAGGATAGCCCAATCAATAAGACCGTTCATCGTATAAAACGCTTTTCTGGTACATGCCCATGCATACCCCGTGTGCCAAAACCCATACTTGTCTGTCGGCGTCCACTTTGTTCCGCTTCCGAGAAACATGTATGCAAAACTCTTGTCTGTTTTTAGCGTTTCGCCACTCGGTCCGAGGTTTATGGCATTTTGCCACAACTGAACTATATCAGCCTCCTGAAGTTGGTCAATCGTATCTTGGACCCAATTTCGGTTTAAAAATTCAATGTCAGCATCAATCCATGCCATGTACTTCCAGTCACGTGGAAGAGACTTTACACCAAGATTAATCAAATTTTCCTTGAGCCAAACTGAACTATCTGATGTAAATTTCAGATGCTTGTATACTGGGAGTCGTGGAAGAGGTGCTGGACCTTTCGCTTCAACAACAACAAGCTTCAGGTGTTTGTATCTGTGTACAAATTCGACGAAAAGTTCCCGTCGGCGCTTAAATCCACAAAAGTTAAAGTAGGGCAAAATGATGTACAGGGGGTCCTGACGTGGGCGACAACACGTCATCTACCTTTTTTAAAGAATAAAACCTTGACAAGTATAAATGATCACGGTTGCGACCCTGAAGCCTATAGTGCGGTGCTGCAAGCCCGAGTCTGACGGCCCCAAGACGTTCAAGCTTCCCAAGCGTCTAGCCCGCGCACGTCGCGTACTCGAGTCCAAGCGTATGGAGAACCTCAAGGCGTTCCACGAGGCTCTGGTCAAGGCGTCCAAGGATGAGCAGGAGTTTGTCAAGAGCATTTTTGTAACTCGGACCGACGCTACAAAGGAGGCGGCGGAGGAGGATTCAGATGTTGATGAAGAGTAACTTAAATAGTTAGCCCAGCTTTCCGCAAAACATTGTTAATCTTACCTTGGTTATTGTTTTTGCTGAATACCGATTCTGTCGTGTTAGGAACACGGGTAAATCCTAGCTGTTTGGTAACTATCCAGGTGCTCGTGGCAATATTTTTGTTGCCACCTGGTCTAAATTTGCTTCTATCTTCTTTATTGACACCCATATGGATAACTTTTTTATACCCAGATTTCAAAGCCGCCTTTGTCACAAGGGCTCTCAGGACTGTACCTATACCTCTTCCCCTAAACTCTTTATTCGTCTGACCTCCGCCAAAATAAACATCTCCGTTTCTGTTGGGGGCTACGAGAGTGGTGCTTCCCGCGTTTTTACCGTTGATGATATATTTCGTTGTTATCGTACGCGTATTTTGATTATAATTCCCATTGAATTTGTTTGAAAAATTCACCTTGATTCTAGATGGGTCAGTATTTTTCAAATATAAAACGAGTTTATCTATTTTCGGAAGATTCATCGGGACATTCACGCGTGGAGGCCTTTGAACTCGGTTGTTTTGCAATACAGAAAGCGAACGATTTTTAGTTGTTTGGTACGGATTTTCCAAGAGTTTGATCATATTTTGCAGCTTGTTATCAAAACTTCCATCGGTGTTTATCCCTGAAACCTTAATTCTTCGACGAATATTCCTCAATGTGTTTATACTTGTAGTGGTGGGGTTTTGCATCGCTTTCCATAAATTAGCCAAGACATGCCTTTCAGGTTTGTTCATTTATATTTAAAAGATTTTAAAATTTTGTACCATCAAATGACACCACCTCACCATGTTGTGTGATGAAAGGTATCATAAGCTTTCTAAAGTTTGTACACAAATTTGTCAAATAGAGCTGTAAAAAATATCTTGTACAAGTAGTGATGTGGTCTCCACGACCTCTCCGACCGATTGAAATTGGCATCGGTCTGAAATTCGTGAAACCAGCCGAGCGGGGAAAATGGTTGCGTCAGGCTCTTGAAGGTTCAGGGCCGACATATGTGAAGATTGGACAATGGGCGTCACAACGTCCTGATATCGTCGGAAAAGACATTGCAAACGATTTGGCACCTCTCAGGGATTCTGTGAAACCTATTGAATTTGACGTGATCCGTGAGAAGATTCCAGAAGGTATTACTAACGTTGATCCAAAACCAATTGCATCTGCAAGTATTGCTCAGGTCCACCGGGGAAAATTAAAGGACCGAAATATTGTTTTAAAATTTAAGCGTCCCGGAATCGAGGCTCAGATTAAGGAAGACCTAGAGCTGATTCGCAGCGGGACTTCACTTCTTTCCCTGATCCCCAATTTCGGAATGGAGGCTGTTATGCCTTGGCTCAAAGAGTTTGAGCGTGGACTCATGTATGAACTTGATTTTAAAAGGGAAATTCGGAACATTGCATTCTTTCGGGACATGTATCGTGATCGTGACGATGTAAAAATTCCGCGACCCTATTCAAAACTGTCTACAGAGGATGTTATTGTGATGGACTATACACCCTCACGGCAGGTTACACGTCCATTCAAGGCGGAGCGTCTGATTAACATGTTCCTGGAACAACTTTTATACGAGGGCGTGATTCACGGAGACCTTCACACAGGTAATTTGGGTCTGGACATGAAATCGGACGCAATTGTTTTGTACGATTTTGGAAACATTATCAAAATTACTGAAAAGTACAAAACGGCGATGCGTGATTTCGTCTATGGCGTCCAAACAAGCAACGTTGAAACGGTCGTGGACAATATGGGTCTCATGGGTATGACGATTCGGGACCGTGACACAACTAAAATTTTTGTTCAACAATATTTCAAATATCTAGAAACTCTGGACATTCGGTCGTTTACGGTGAATTCTCCAGAGATTCGGGAAAAGGCGTCAAAGGTTCCAGTTGAACTAGACCCAACGTCTTTGACAATTTTACGTACATATTCACTTCTCGAGGGTCTGTGCAAAGAACTTGACCCGACGTTTTCTTATGCAAAAATTATTCAGAAAAATATTGAAATGCTTTTCCTCGACCTCGAGTATATTTTATATCGAGCGTCTAAAGATTCGAAACAGTTCCAAACCCCCAATCGTTGATGGTTCCACATATTAGACCAAGTTCCCATACTGAACTTACAGTTGGAAACTCGGGACGTGTTTCATTGTCCTTCATAATTCCTTCACGGAAATGAACAGGCGTCCAGTTGCGAAACCCCACAACCGGACGAAGGTTATCGCGTTTATCATCGACAAATAGATGGCGGGTCCGAGCAGACAGCCCTGTATATGCGCGAACGTCTGGTTTCAGAAACCCAGTCGTATGAATTTTGAGACGGCGGTCCGTTGCTTGAAGTACAGGGACGGTCCATTCAAGGGGAGAATTTGAAAACAAAGTGACGTCCCACCCATTGTCTAGAATTTCACTTATCACCCGGGCATCCTGCTGATACTCGGTACTCGTAAGGTATTCCCACAGATGGGTCGTGAGCTTTTTGTTATAAACGAACGAATTGAAATCACTTGCGTTGATACGAAACGCCTTTTCAAGACCAATGGCTGTATGTCCGTACTGCTTATAGAGAATCCGATTGACACGGTCGGGCTGTTTTGCATCTGGGAGTTTTGCACGAACATACTGGACCGCATTGTACCGTACATGTTCAAGAAGAAGCGGGTCCCGTACAAGTACGCCATCAACATCAAGGACAAGTGACTTGGTCATTTATAGTACAGAGAGGTCTGTTTTTAACTATTAAAGGATATAACCATTCTTCTTCTAGAATGGCGCTCAATGTTACAAAGATTAATCCTCTTGCAACTCTCCCAGCCCGTGCAACGCCCGGTTCTGCTGGTTACGACCTATTCAGCACTGATAGCTATGTCGTCCTACCAGGCCGTCGTGTTGTTGTCTCGACCGGAATCACAATTCAGCTCCCGCCAGGAACTTATGGACGTATTTGCCCTCGTTCTGGACTCGCCGTGAAGCACGGTCTCGACGTCCTAGCAGGCGTCATCGACCCGGACTACCAAGGTGAGATCAAGGTGGTTCTGCAGAACCTGGACATGAATCAGCCATTTGTGATACGTCCGGGTTACCGGATTGCCCAACTCATTCTCGAGAATTACACGGTTGCGGAGGTTGTTGAGGTCCCTTCCGAGAATACGCCACTTACAGAGAGGGCCGATGGCGGTTTCGGTTCCACGGGTCTGTAAAATATTTGGGAATCCCAAAACGCATCATAAGATTCCGAACCGTCTCTGTATATATAAGTATATATTTAAGGAGTTAATTTATAAATTTTTTATTGCTAATTTTATTTCACTTTACATTCTCTTTGGGAATCCCAAAAATCTTTCCATCAATGACCTGATACCCATGAGGTCTGAGAGTCTCGGTATTCACTTTGCTTCTAGGAAGGATATGGGAATCACACCATGCAAAGTATTTAGTGGCAAACTCCCTGACAGATACAGGCTCCTGAGGTTTCCAAGTGGCCAAAAACCCATCCATAATCTGATATGTGTATTATCTTTTTAAACAAAGTTTATAAGCATATTCTTGAGTTGAGTCTTCCCTGGCCATGTCGCTGTAAATTCCCTGACGATGTCTCGCATACCAAACATGAATTCTGGTCCTTCATCGGGAAACTGTCCGTCCCAATCTTCGTCGAAATTCACAAAGTTCTCACCAAGAAGCCAATTGTCATATGCACCAAAGCCTTCATAGTCCTTGGGAAAGTGTTTTCGCATGACATGATTCACAAAGAGCTTGATGAACTCATCAATCTTCACGATGCGTACTGGGTCTGTTTTGGTTTCCTTGACCCAAACTTCATTTTTGGATGCATTCGGTTTGACGAAACATACGTTTGCTGGGTCCTTGAATATCTGTTTAAAAAACCAAGGTGCCACAAGTCTCATTGGAAGGTCTGGCCTGGGTACACTCGGCTCCGCCCACTCGACCGAGTCCAGACACCTCAATGAGTTCTGTGGAGGCGTTGCCTGGGACCTTACATCCCCGCGAACAAATTTCCAGTCTGCTGGACGGTCACATGGGTTCTTGCGTGCTAGATGGCGCCTGAGGTCGGTCGTCCAGTACGGGTTTGTGCTGAAGTCCTTGCCACATTTGGGGCAGACGCGGGCCATCCTTGTTATACCCTGGGAAAATATTTGGGAATCCCAAAACGCACACAGAAGGTCCGACTCCTCCCCACATATATAGACCTATATTTAAGGAGTAAAATTATAAAATTTTTATGACCAATTTTTTTTCAATCTGTACTCTTTTTGGGAATCCCAAAATCTAACCTCGAGATTCAGTTTAATTTCTAGATCAAAATTAGTATGAATTTTGTACAATACATTTTACTCGGAATTTTCGGTACTGCATTCCTCATCTATTTTCAAAATAAACTCATGCAAACAAATTTCATAAAGTATGGAGGTCACGACAAACTCGTCTTATTTTTAACACGTGATATATCAGACGAAGGTCGCCTACACGGTCCGCGCATCTTTACATTTTGGAATCTTTCGCACGTTCTTTATTATGCAATCGGCGCGTACTTTTTCCCCGATAAAGCCCTTCTTTTGTGGACACTTGGTCTCATTTGGGAACTTTTGGAAAATAATTTCAACGCAATGAACCCTATGGATATCTTATGGAACACAATTGGAGTTGCGTTAGGGTTGGCACTTAGAAAAGTACAACTCTAAAATTATAAGAATGGTTCAGTTCCAAGCAATTGCTTGGGACGGCCAAGACCAAGATGAACAATTTACAATAAGAATTTTTGGTCGTGCCGAGGATGGCCGCTCCGTCTCCCTCGGGACGAAGTTTAACCCGTACTTTTTCATAAAGACGGATGCAGACCTTAAAGGGTTTATCAAAACAACCTTTTGGCGAGGACTCGTATCATGCGAAGTTCAACGCGCCAAGGATTTGTGGGGCTTTCAGAATGGTGAGCTCTCGAGATTCCTCAAGGTGGAGTTCAAAACACACAGGGCCCTACGTAACTGTGTGTACTCTATCGAAAACAACAAGTTTTCAGAGTTGCGCGGATGTAAGGTGTATGAAGGAAACATCGACCCGGTCCTACGGTTTATGCACGTGTCGGGCATTTCCTCGACAGGTTGGATAGATCCGGGACTCTGTGAACCAGATGTGGAATCGACGTGCGAAGTGAACCTTTGGGCACCAAACTGGAGGTTCATTACGCCTCTGTCCCGTGATGATATTGCACCCCTAAGAATCATGTCGTTTGATATCGAGTGTTACTCGAGTACCGGTGCTTTTCCCGACCCAAAAAATCCAAAAGATGTTGTGTTCCAAATCGGTATGACGACACGGGCATTTGGTCAAGACGGGTGGATTGACCGCAAGTGTTTGTGTCTCAAAGAGACTCAAGCAGAGGATGTTGAATGCTTCGAAACAGAGAAAGAACTTCTTCAGGCATTTCAGAAACACTTAATCAAGGTGGATCCGGACATTATAACCGGTTGGAACATTTTTGGATTTGACCTCGAGTTTTTGATTGTTCGCGCAACGATTCAGTGTGGTCTCGAACCTGTATGGGGTCGTGTCAAGGGATCCATCGCCGAGCTCGTTGAAAAGAATCTGAGTTCGAGTGCGCTCGGAAACAATCAGCTCAAAATGGTGCCTATGAAAGGCCGATACGTGTTCGACCTTTTCCAAGACGTGAAGCGCGAACACAAGCTCGAGAGTTATTCACTCAACAATGTGTCGAAACACTTTCTGAAGGACCAGAAGCATGACATGCCCGTCAAGGAGATTTTCGGTCGTTTTGCATCTGGTGATGCAAAACTCCTCGGTGAGGTGGCCGAGTACTGTCTCAAGGATACGGAACTGCCGCATTATCTCATGACCAAATTGTGTCAAATTCAGAACGTTGTGGAAATGGCCAAGGCGTGCTGGGTTCCTCTTGCATTCTTGAGCGAGCGAGGGCAGCAAATCAAGGTGTTTAGTCAAATGGCCAAAAAGGCTCGTGAACTCAACTTTATCATTCCAACGATTCGTGTGACCAAAACAGCTCTAGGAGATGAAGATGGTTACCAGGGCGCGACGGTTCTTGAAGCGCAAACAGGAGCATACTACGGACCAATTACTGCACTCGATTTTGCGTCACTGTATCCGAGCATCATGTGTGCACATAATCTCTGTTATTCAACATTGGTTATGGATCCAAAGTATGATAACCTTCCGGGTGTTGAGTACGAACAGTTTGGACCACACAAGTTTGCTCAAGGGGTCACTTCACTCTTACCGACAATTCTCACAGACCTCAAGGCGTATCGAAAAAAGGCCAAGAAACTCATGGCTCAGCACGAAGGAACACCACTCGAGGCTATTTACAACGGTCAGCAACTCGCATACAAAATTAGTATGAACTCAATTTATGGGTTTACTGGCGCTTCTAAGGGTATGCTTCCTCTGGTCGCCATCGCATCGACTGTTACAATGCGCGGACGCCAAATGATTGAAGAGACGAAAAACTATGTCGAGGCTCATTTTCCAGGCGCCAAAGTGAGGTACGGCGACTCTGTAATGCCAGGTACACGAGTTTTGGTAAGAGACCAAGTGAGCGGAGAAATATATAGACCAACTATTGAATCACTTGCGTCTAAATGGTCTGCTTATGACCATTTCAAGAGTGGCCGAGCTGAACAATGTGAAACAATCAAGCTCGATTCTATGACGCATTTGGGCTGGAAACCCATTAATCGCGTTATTAGACACAAAACCATCAAAAAAGTTTTCAGAATCAAATCACCTTATGGATTGGTTGACGTTACTGAAGATCATTCACTACTTGATAATTGTTTAAATCTTTTGAAACCACAAGATGTCAAAAAAGATACAGTACTTTTACATTATGGTCCCGCCCTGAAAGGTGAAAATGTCGTAGAAGTTCTTCATGAGGCATGGGACGGCTATGTATACGACCTCGAGACAGCAGCTGGAACTTTTCAGGCTGGAATTGGGCAAATGATTGTGAAAAACACAGACTCTGTGATGGTGGAATTTGATGTTCAGGGTCGAAAGGGTCAAGAAGCGATTGATTACTCGTGGCACCTCGGTGAGCAAGCCGCTGAGCAATGTACGAAACTTTTCAAGGCGCCAAACGATTTAGAGCTTGAGAAGGTGTACTGTCCGTACTTTTTGTACTCGAAAAAGCGATATGCAGCGAAAATGTACGAAGGCAAGCCTCAGCCCGATGGTACGACAAAGGTGGTTTTCAAAAAGATTGACGTCAAGGGCCTTCAGGTGGTTCGGCGTGACAGTTGTCCGTATGTTCGCGAGACGCTCAAGAAGTTGCTCGAAATGGTTCTCGAGTCGAGTGACCCAACACCTGTGATTGAAGCGGCTCGGGAAGCTGCCCGGAATCTCATGCAAGGCAAGGTGCCTATGGATAAACTTCTCATGAGCAAACAGTTGGCCGCCGAGTACAAGGTTCCAACACCTCACGTAGCTGTACGGGACAAAATTCGAGCTAGGGCTCCCGGTTCCGAGCCTCAACAAGGGGACCGAGTCCAGTTTGTGATTATCAAGGGTGACGGAAAAATGTATGAAAAGGCGGAGGACCCTGCTTGGGTCCGTGAAAAGAACATTCCAATTGATTATCACTACTACTTTACGAACCAGTTTCAGAAACCTGTTCAGGACCTTCTTGAGCCGCTCGTGAGTGCAAACCTCATCTTCAACAAAAAGTTTATGGCCAAAACGGAGAGTAGTACCGAAATCGAGGCCCGTCGTGCATTCTTAGCACGGTTTACAAAGAAGGTATCGTCGACATAAACGTTTCGTGCGTTATTTCAGCATGGAACAACAGATTCTCGAACTCATTGAAGAAGAGGTGAGTCGACGAGTTGGTTTGAAAATTTCAAAGATACTTCATGTTATTTCAAAAACCTACGATTTACCGATTGAACAACTCATCAAGGACACGGCAAATATCGAGTGTATATTTTGCAAAGGAGTCCTAAAAAGTAAGAAGCGGTGTCTCAAAGAACCACGGGAAAACGGGTACTGCGGATTCCATCAGTCACAAGTTCCACTTCCACCACCGAAACTTCCACAAAGGGTCAAAGCGCCATGGGAGACTTAGAGAGTTTAAACCTAATTGAGTTAATGAGCAAATCTGAACTCCTTTTGTCAAGTCTCGCGAAATTTTTTGATGTACCAGAAAATCGAGAGAAACTTCACGATATTCTGGAACACCGCAAGGGTATTTCACTTAGAAAACTGGAATGGTTCGTGACCAATTACGCCAAAAATAACCATGTGACATATACGACGCCGACCGGAAAGATGTTTACTGTCCATGTCGCCTACAAGTCGAGTCTGGATGGATACTCGAAAAAACTCTTTGATCCGTTTTGTCGCACGGAGCGCGTCGAGTTTCAAGGGTTCACGACGACGTGCGCCCAACTCAACTTTCTGAGATGGTGTATACAGAATGGCGTTGTGGAATATCTTGAAACTAAACAAAAGGAAGGCGCGCAAAGCCACCTTGGAACTCAAGAAGAGTGTATCCATAATAAAACATGTACAAGTTGTATCCCTGTGTAATCTGTGACGCGTAGCTTGGATTAAACACGAGGGTCAGAGTCGTCTTTTGTGAATTTAATTTTGAAAAATTGAGGTACCCCCCCTGATTGTACTCTTTGGGTGTGAGACCAAATGAATATGTATAAATATTTTTTGAAGGAACTGAGAGTCCATGTTCCAGAGGTTGCTTGAACGTGTAATACAGCGACCCCTGAAACGTGCTCAGAATATCTACGTTATTTAAAGTAATCTTGGCGTTTTGAATCACATCGATATAATTCGAGCTTCCTGATGGGAACTGGAGCTGGATGCCAGTCTGGATATACTGCGTCGTATAACCATAGTTGTAACGAGAATCTGAATAAAGGCCAGACGTCGTGTCTTCATAGTTTTTGTTTCGAAAAAACCAGACGAGCGTTTGTACAGGAAACGAGGCGGTCAATTGAAGTTGTGGATTACCGGCAGAGAATGTCAGAGTCGACTCTTTCTTGACGCGATTCACGATATAACGCAAAGGTGTGTTGGTATAGTACAGCTTTTCGGCATTATCAAGTAAAATTTCTTCCGTCACGAGTTTAGGCAATACCAAATCGGTTGTGTGCGGTGCTGCCACATTACACCACCACGTGTTTGGATGGAACGTGAAGCGAACATAGAGCCGCTGGTTCCACATGGCACACAAAGGAAAGTAAGGTCGGCGGAGGCGTTCATTCCCCGAGTCGGCATGAGATTTGCGGCGGCAGAAAAAGAACTCGAGGGGGATGATATAATCTGTCGCCACTTGCGAATTTATGTTCGACCCACCGACAGCTTGAAACATACCTGTTTGCTCGTCTGCGTCGAGAAACAACTGATCGCGAACGATGTACCAATCGTCGTACAAAGTCTCGATGACGGTTTCATTCACGAGTAAATCAACCTGCTTTATCAAGGCGCGTCCGAGTTGTGGTGAATACTGATAACCAGTCGGGAGTGCAGGCATGGTCACTTTGAGATACATGTTTGAAAGAAGGTGACCGAGCTCAGTCGGAAGGAGTTCGAGCTGAACAACCTGGTTTTGATAAAATGGGTTTGGGGGAGGGAAGGGTATGACGCGTTGATACATCACCGAGTTTGTATACCTTTTGTATGAAGGGTTCCATTGTGACTTGGAAAAGTCTTGTGTCAATAAGTAATCTTCTTGAGGCCCGATGGCAAAAAGACTCAATAAAGAACCTGTACTGAATCCAAGACCTTTGATGTCGTCATACGGACCCGTCTCTGGAGATTCAAATTTAAACCCAGAGTTTAGTTCACGGAGAGGTGGAGCATTACCACCAATGACAACTGGATTAATTTCAACGTTGAATTTCTTTGGTTCTTCTGATTCAGCAGTCTGTTGAGAAAACTTACCGGGAACAAAGTTTGATGTAAACCCGGGCTCTTGAATCATTGCTGGAAACCCACGAACATATACAGACACTCGTGTATTTTGTGGTATACTCCCATCAATTGGTTCTAAAATGGCAAACTGTTGGTTGTTCAGGTCTGTATACGACACGACCCGAAGCGGACTACTAAATCCAGGAAGGTTATCAACAATCCATCCGGGCCCAAAACCGCTTATTGGAGGTGAACTGAACGAAAACGTAGTCACATTTTTAAAGACGTCATATCGTCCGTAAATTGGCGTGCTCCTTTTTAGAGCTGCGTATGCAATTTGGCCCGGTGGATAAAGAATTGTTCCTGTAGAGTACTGATATTCCGGAAGACTCTGATCTGTATCAGATTGAAGTGTAAAAGACCAAACGTACGCCTCTGAAAACGTGTCTGAAATCTTTTTTACTCTGGGACTCAAATCCAAGTTTAGATCGGCACTTGTCACGCGAAGTTGGCCTGCAAGTCCAGTTACACCTGACACAGACCAGCCAACACCAACGCCATCACGTGGAGATGTGTTTGTTGTAACATAAAATGTAACCTCTGAAGGTCCCGTCACCGTATAAAATCCATTCACGTCAACGGGTACTGGAACTGTTGTCGGGGGGGAGAGCGCCTGTATTTCTTGATTTTTACCCTTCACCAGTCTCTGGGCCCGACGTTCAAGTTCAAGAACTTTATCAAAGGCCTGCTTGGCCATCTCTAGATTTCACTCAGGTTATTTTTCCACAGTTGTACCACACTCGTCCCGTGGAGTTTTGTGTGCTCTTGTCTCTTTGCGCGGCAGAGTGCCTCGAGTTTCTCCACCTCTTCACGCGTGTATTGATACGTCTTGATGTCAAGCAGGTTTGGTCGAATCGCCTCAGCAAATCCCATACGAACCATTTGTGCCTCGATTTCAGCCAAAGGTACATTCATAACCTTGAACGAGCCTGAAATGACTCCACGGATGAACCGGGCCTTTTCGTCGAGCCAATTTATTTCGGCTGCAAGTTCCTTGAGAAGCCAAGCCTTGCGTTTTTTGTATAGCCCGAGTCGAATCTCGACGTAATCCACCAGAATCTCCTCCGGGCTCGCATACTTTTTTACTGCGCCATTTGGCCCGATGAGATACATATTGCTCGTGTGAATCGTCTTTGTCAGACCGAGTTCCCGAGTGACGTCTTCTAGACCGTCACCCCCCCAAATCCGAAAGTCAGGAGTCGTTTCTGTTGAATGGTTCTCGTACTTTTGAATCTGGCCCTTATCAATGAGGTCGTCAAGGTGCTCCTTGAAGTCCTGAATCCACTTTCCCGGTGGTAGTTCCGTCACATGGATTTGCGAACCTTCACGCGTCGCAATACCCTCCATGACCCATGTATGGTCCTTGGTCTTTGTCATTTTGCCCTTGAATCCCTTGAAATGAGGGACCATGGGCGCCATCGCCACCTGGTCCAAAGCACACAAGATGTTATGTTTGATAATCTCCAGGTCATACGGTGGAACATAACAGCTAAACCCTGTACCGATACCCTCTGCACCATTCACGAGAATCATGGGTACGATGGGGGCATAAAACTCAGGTTCCACCTTTTGTCCGTCGTCAATCACGTATTTCAAAACAGGATTATCGGCTGGGTCGAAGATTCGTTTCGTCAGAGGACTCAACCGTGTGAAGATGTACCTGGGACTGGCAGCATCCTTTCCACCCGCCAGACGGGTACCAAACTGACCCGAAGGTTCGAGCAAGTTGAGATTGTTTGCACCAACGAAATTTTGGGCCAAATTTATGATTGTGCCTTGGAGGCTGGCTTCACCGTGGTGATATGCTGTTTGTTCCGCCACGTAGCCTGATAGCTGCGCCACCTTCATGTCTTGAGTAAGACCTCGTTTCAGACATGCAAAGATGACTTTACGCTGTGAAGGCTTGAGGCCATCTGCTACGTGTGGAATGCTGCGCTTAATGTCCTCGGCACTAAAATTAGCCAAGTCCTGGTGTACAAAGTCCGTGACAGGCAAAGCCTTGACGTGGCCATACGGTATTCCCGGAGGCGGGTCGGCCATGTGCTTCGTCAGCCATCCCTTACGGTCGTCAGCTTGGGCTTTGGCAAATGCCAGACTCATAGACTCGTTCATTTTTGGATCGGAATTGAATGCGACCGTGAGCTTCTCAATTTGCTTGAAGTACTCCTTGGCCTCGGCGCTCGTGGAAGTTCCCAGACCCTTGTAGTACTTCACCGGACCGCTTGCGGTCCGTGGGCCGAAGGCCCGCCCCGAAGTCTCTTGCAGAGACTGTCTGTACTCCTCCTCTGTAAAGTACCAAACGCGCCCCGCCTTGATGACCGGCGTCACCATACTTACAACAAAGCCAAGCTCGATCAACTTGGGCCAAAACACGTGAAACATATTAAGCACGAGACCTTTGATGTGACTACCATCCAGATCCGCGTCGGTCATAATCATCAACCGACCGTAGCGCAATTCTCTTACTGAATTATAAACCTTGCCATGCTGGAGCCCAAGGATCTTCTTCAAGTTGCTGAACTCCTCATTTTCGGTCACCTGCTTTACCGAGGCATCGCGTACGTTACGCGGTTTACCCCGAAGAGGAAAAACACCAAACCGGTCGCGCCCAACCACGCTCAGACCAGCAATCGCCAAAGCCTTGGCCGAGTCTCCCTCCGTGATAATCAAAGTACACTCGTGAGACCGGTGCGTACCGGCCCAGTTGGCATCGTCGAGTTTTGGGATACCAGAAATCCGCGACTTCTTGGAACCATCTGTCTTTTTGAGCTCCTTATTCAGGCCAGCCTCACCGAGAGCTACAAGCGACGTGAGGACTCCAGAACCGAGAATGTCCTTGATGAATTTTGGTTTCAAATCAATGGCATCACTAATTTTTGATGTACACTCAGCCTTGGTCTGACTGCTGAACGTCGGGTTGACCACGACTGCACGAACAAATACAAAAAGGTTCGACTTGATTTGAGCAGGCTTGACCCCCGTGACCCTCTTGTCCTTTGAGATTTCATCACAAATTGCTTTGACAAAGCGGTCAACATGTGTCCCACCCTTGGTCGTGGCGATACCATTTACAAAACTAACCTGCTGAAAAGCACCGGACGTCGAGTGACCCACAATCACATCGAAATTTTCCGAATGGTGACGCGCCACGGGGAGCTCACCAATGTGTTGCTTGGCAAAATCCTCAAACGAATTCACTTTCAAAATTTCATTGTTAAATGTCACCTTGCATTTCGAACACCACAGGGCCGCATCCCATGCGCGCTTTTCAGCCATTTTGACAAAGTCGCATGGACCACCAAACCGTGGCCAATCGGGAACAAACCCGACGCGGACACTTACGGGTTCAGCTTTGACTTCAATGACAGGAGGCTCACACAGACTCATGTTGTTGTGCCATGTCTGGCGATACACCTTCTTGCCATCACTGATGACGATCCAAAATTTAGATGAAAATACATTGGCCAACTTTGCACCGTACCCATTTCGGCCACCGGTAACACGCTGCTCGTCATCATTGTAGTTGGAGCTGGTCAAGAGATGGCCAAATATGAGTTCGGGAATCCAAATCTTTTCCTTGTCGTGTTTCTTGATTGGCACGCAAACTCCTGAATTTTCAACTGAAATTGTTCCATCACTGGAGACATCAACTTTGATATGCGTCACCTTCTTGGGGTGAAGGGACCACTGGTCAATGGCATTGACCAAAATTTCATCGAAAATTTTTACAAGACCAGGTGATACAGTAAGTACAGAAGGTTCAAAACGTCCAGCCACACGTGTCCAGTGCGTTGAGGACTCGGGTGCCAGGGATCCGACATAGGTGTCGGGACGTTTGAGTATATGTTCAACGTGTGTGAGACGTTCATATGTGGTCATTTCATATATAAAACGTTTTTTCTTTAGTTTGTGCTAGCGAGTTCATCACTTCTTTTTCTGTAGCAGCAGCCATGCCGCACCTGCAGCCACAATCGTCCAGCCAACTAAATGATCCACACGATTCATAAGCTGAATTTGTTCATCGGCCATTTTGTGAAACTCGTCTTTGTATCCCTGAGGCTTGAATGGAAGCCAGAACATGCGACCAAAGGGGACGATGGTCGGGTCGAGTTTGTCACGGCACGCATATGCGTAATCATACCATGCGAGCGCAATATACGGAAACCAAAGGAGGAACGCAAGGACCCATAGACTACGGTGTGGGGCGAACCAGTACCCGGCGGCTAAAAGGAGAGTAAACATGATGCATTTGAGGTTGAACGAAAATGGACGACCTGGAAAGATACCACCGGCCATTCTTAATTCTATTTGCGATTAAAAATGAGAACTGCAATGACTATCAAGAGGACGAGTATGATCCAAATTTTAGGATCAAATTGGGGGCGTTCAACGGGAACGGGTTTAGAATCCGTCCAAATAGCCAAAGCGTCTTCGTAACCGAGTATTGGTTTTCCAATGCGTTCATTTACTATGTTATGAACATCGACCGACCATTTGAAAATTGCCATGGGGTCTGGAGAGTCCGGAACGGGATTCTCATCAAGAACCTGTGTGAAATGGGCCCGGCATGAAATACAGGGCAGAACGGTTTTGTAGCATTCTATAAACGTGCGAAGCACCTGAGCGTCTGGACATCCGAGAGCGGCCAGGTGGAGCGCACCCCAATAGTAGGGACCCCACTTTTCGGGTTTCATTCTATTTTTTACTGAGAATTTTTTGAAACGACAAAGACACCAATACCATTCCAAAATTCACGAATGGCAATGGGCATGGGCGTGTGTTGTCCATCGTGTGTATACATAATCTCAAACTTTTCAATAATGTTTGCCCCCACATCCCGGAGGCCGTCAAACGTCCCTTTGCGCACCTGTGGAGCATTCCAATCATCGACGATGATAATTGCTTTGTCGGCCAAGGCTGGCCACATGTGTGTAATGCCCTTATATTGATGAATCTCATCATGGTCACCATCATAGAGATAAATGTCAATTTTGTTTTGAAGTTTTGAAATATCAAATGAAAACACGTCCTCCTCGAAAACAGTAACTCGGTCTGCAAGTCCAAAATATTTCACATGATGATCAAACTCATTCTTGGGACCACCAAAGAGGGCCCAGTTTTCTATAACTGTTCCGTGACAGTTTTCGTTTTTGTAAAGGGACGAACAAAGGGTTGAACCTTTCCATGCACCAACCTCGAGATATTGGGTCGGCCGTTCCGGAAAAACAAGTGAGCACAATTCGTTATAAAATACGCGCGTTTTGTACCCTGACATTCCTTCAAGGGCAAACACCTCGTCTGAAAGTTTAGATTGCCATGTGTTTGCTACATTAAAACACTTGATGACATGCTTTACGAGGTCCATTACTAGAAGATTTACTCATTATCTTTATCATCGTCGGCCGCGGCCGCCTGAGCGTTCAGGGCCTCCTCAATAAGAGCCGCCGCGCGGTTCACTGGAACATCCTCCTCTGGCTCTGGCTCTGGCTCTGGCTCTGGCTCTGGCTCTGGCTCTGGCTCTGGCTCTGGCTCTGGCTCGGGTGTTGGAATACCATCGGGAACACGGACCCATGCTACAGGCTCGGATGAGACGCCAAGTGCTTCTGCCATCTCACAAAACCGTACAAAGTACACGCCATCAGTCACACCATCATCTGTGAAAACCCATGACTTGGGATTTGGGTCCTCGATAAGCTGACTACCAGAATAGCTCACAAACAGACCAGACTTCTTGTTCTGAAGAGAGCCATCGGAATTCTGAATATACGTTGCGCCTTTTTCGCGGAGCCGTAGACGGTAGCCATCATCAACCTCCCAGAACAGACCAGACACTGGATCCTGAATACGAAACGCCATTAATATAATAAAACATTACTTTTTACTCAAAAGCGACGAGATGTCACCCACTGCTTCTAAACCCCCTACGACTGCCTTACCTTGATTTGAGAGTCCTGAGAAGAAATTCATAAACAAAATTGCAATAAGAACTATGAGCGCTGCTAAAATTACAAGACCCCAACCAAGTCCCTTTGGTATCGGGCCCGTACTAGCATTTGCAGGATTGGCTGGGTCGTAATATACAGTCACGGTCTGACCATCACGTGAATTCATAGGCCATGTTGTCTGTAGACTGAAGGGGGCGGGAGATGGGGCAGGTGAAGGAGCTCCAGTGAGACTATAAAGAGCTGTTCCGGTACAGGTATTTGCGGAGCATGAAACTTTTGTAAGTATTCCTGTTGTTTTTTGTGTACGCGTGTCCTTTCCGAGAATAATCATCCATCCACAAATACACATACATATTGCTACTACACACGCAATCAAGACTCCGATGCGTGTACGTACTTCTCCATATGTTTTCAGTCCCGATGTCACTGCATCGGCCATTTATTATCTGTACGTATTAATAAATGTCGTGTCTTGGACGCTTCTGTAGGAAAAAGTCTTTGTCTCCAACACCCGTTCCAAATTTACCAATGGAAATGCTACGTGAAATTGCTCAGCGTGCTAGCCCGAGAACACGCCGGACTCTGGCTCGTGCAACAACTGCTATGCCTTACACGCGTCGTACAATGCCTATTGGTCTTGCAGTCACACGTGTTGGTGCGCCTGCAATTTCACCACGTCGCCCGCCAGTCATTAATCGGTCCATTGCACGCGCAAAAACTGTTCGTGGAACGAGTGGAGGGTTCCGGGGTAGAGGAAACCCAATAGACTATGTTGTTCCGGCAGCGTATAAAAACCCAAATTGGCAGTACTATATGTACCTTGGTGCTCAACACATCGTGTTCCTCAATTCACCCAATGGTCGCCCATACCTCATTGATAAAAAAACGGGTCGGCGTCGTGAAACAAATGTACAAAGAAAGTTTCAGTTGGGTCCTGTGAACATTCGTGAGTACAAACCACGCACGGCAAACCATACATGGCAGGCGTATTTGAAGCGGGCCGAAAAGGCTCGTCGGTATGCAAAGGGTTCAAACATACGGATGAGCAAATTTGGTGCGATAAACCAGAGTGTTGAACGTTTTTTGAATGGAAATACAAGTGCCCTGAATCGCTGGACGATACCAAACCTCGCATGGTGGGCCAAGGGCCGAAACTGGATGCATGGAGATGGCGAGCCCTATGTAAAGATTGGTGGAAGGTGGCGCCGGTATGGTGGTGCTGAACTGACCCGCCAAAACATCATCAACAATATACGAACTGCAGCAAGCATGCGGAACATGAATAATAATTTTAGTAATTAATTTCCCCCGCGTAACCTCAAAACAAGATGGATCGTCGATTCCTTTTGGATATTGTAATCGGCCATGGTCCGATCATCCTCGAGCTGTTTTCCAGCAAAAATAAGACGCTGCTGGTCTGGCGGAATGCCTTCCTTATCGGAAATTTTCGCCTTCACATTGGCAATTGAGTCACTGGATTCAACCTCAATTGTAATCGTCTTTCCCGTTAGGGTTTTCACAAAAATCTGCATTTAACTTTTCAAAAGATTTTTTAAAACTTGAAAAAAACGTGTGATGACCGAGCCAATATATTTTAGATCATTTCAAACCAAAACAAAATGTCTCTCACGATGGCTTCGGTGCCTGTTGCTTCGATTGCTAAGCGTTTGCGCGAACCGCCCAAGGGCAAAGGTGGCCCGCTCTGGCAAAAGTTTTATGAGGACGCATTGGCTCGGAAACACCCAATGCCTGAGAAGCTTGCTGATACGCTGCTTCGGTCACGCGAACACGCGCTCGAGATTGAGGCGGCGCGCCGCAAAGTGTTGGTGACCACAGAGGCACCCAAGCCGGTGGAGACGGTGGCTGTGAACAAAGGAACAACCAAAAAAGCCAAGTCGGTTCTGCACGAGTCTTTGCGATGCAAGGCTCTGACGCTTGAAGGTCGGCGGTGTGGGTTCAAGGCGACGCACGGGGACTTTTGCAAGAAGCATGCGGTAGAAAAAATCTGAACAGAGTGTAATGGAGATGAACTGGAACTACGTCTGGGCTGCCCTCGTTATCAACTTTCTCATCGTTTGGCTTGTCCCCCGTCTGATAAAGAAGCCTACAGGTATCAAGGTGGTTGACGATACGGTTCTGTACCTCAACTCGACCAAGAGTTTCCTTCTCTCTAGTTCCATCGTGGTTGCTCTCGTCGTCTATGGTGCCCACTATTGGGTCGATTCACAGGCGGCGAGCGCAAGTCCTTCATCACCGACAAAAGAATTTTAATATTTTCAAGTATAAATGAATAATCCCCCAAACGCATCGAGAGTGGGTAATCTTGGCGCTCAGTTGACGGCAGCCAACACGGCTCTGACAACTGCGGCCGCAAATCAGAATGTGGCACAGGGTGCCGCGGCAACGGGTAACGTGCCTGCAGCCGTGAATGTGAATAACGCCGTGAACAAGTACCAGGAGGCGGCGCGTCGGTACCGCAACATTGCGGCTACTGCTGGAAACCTGCCCGGTGTCGCCAACGCTGCAAACAAGGCAGCAAAGGCGGCCGAGGCTGCAAGCGTGTCCCGGGCTCTGCGTCACGCCGCAAACATTGCAGCAGCGCTCGGAAAGGCGTCGGCCAACAACATCCGGGCTAATGTTCCCAACACGGGTGCTGCTGTACGCCAAGCATGAGTTCCTTCGTGTATGAATGGTCCCATGATGTCACCTTCCTTTCGAAACAATCCTTTAAACACCTCTGAAGGTCTTCGCCGGACGGGTGACCCCATTGGTCATCTACTCGAAACAAAAAGTCGTTGAATCCAATGGGACCCTTTGTGCATTTTACGACCCATGGGGTCTGCACATACTCTTTGAGTCCCCCGTAATCGGTTATCACGACGGGTTTGGACCGCAAAGCAGCCTCAACGGCCCCCATTCCGACACCCTCGGAATGTGAGCAATTGACATAGCAATGAGACCCTTCATGAACCTTTTCAAGGTCTTCGTTTGACAAAAGACCGTTGATGACCGTCACACCCGGTACGCGCCATGTGACATCCTGGACGCATGTTGCCTTGAGCACCAGATGAGCCCCGTCTCCAAATCCGCACCGAAGATAGGCGTCGATAAGGCCCCGAATGTTTTTACGTGGGTCCAAGATGTTTCCAATCGTGTAAAAAACGTACGGACCTTGAAGCGCTTTTGGAATGGACAAAGGGGCTGACGCAAAGAGTCTCAGAACCTTCCATTCAATGTCTGGAAATTGCTTTGAAAATACATCTTTACAAAAATCTGATGCGACATAGAGTTTTTTGTATTTGGCCAAAAGACCATACACGGGGTTGACGGGTTCGGTTTCGCATATGGTCATGTAGATGACATCCGTACACAAACTTGCATATGCGTCCGTCATTTTCATATGGTCTTCAGTGGGTAAAACGAATGCAAACCCGCGGTCATATTCAGACCGTTTTGGTTGTTGTCCAAACTCGACATACTCGGTATCGTGTCCCGCATGGCGTAAAAGTTCAGCGTACCGATTTGTCACCTGGCCTATACCCGCAAGGAGTCGCGGACCTATGAAAAGCCACGAGGTCTTCATTTACAATCATTTTGGACCATACGTTTAACTAGGTCTGGAAAGCTAATTTTTGGACGCCAGCCGAGGACGTCCTGGGCTTTACGAGCATCGCCAATCAAAATATCCACCTCGGCCGGACGATAAAATTCTGGATTGACGCGTACAATCACGTTACCAGTTCCAATTTCACTACAAATTTCGTCTGGTCCCTCGCCTGACCAACACGTTTTGAGCCCGAGTTCTGTACATGCCCGAACGACAAACTCACGAATACTGTGTGTCTCCCCTGTCGCTACAACAAAGTCATCAGGTTTTTCCTGTTGGAGCATGAGCCACATCGCCTCGACGTAATCTTCAGCATGACCCCAGTCGCGTTTAGCGTCCATGTTCCCGAGTTCAATAGGTTTACGCGTCTTGAGCCACTCGGCGAGACCAAGTGTAATTTTGCGCGTCACAAACTCAGCCCCACGGCGCTCAGACTCGTGGTTAAAAAGAATGCCTGTACAGGCAAACAGACCATAGGACTCGCGATAATTTTTTGTAATCCAGTACCCAAAAAGCTTTGAGACGCCATAGGGGCTCCGGGGATAGAATGGTGTGTTTTCATCCTGGACCGGTTTTTGAATTTTTCCAAACATCTCACTTGTTCCAGCTTGGTAAAATTTGAATTTCGAACTAAAATTGCATTGACGGATTGCTTCGAGGATGCGAAGCGTCCCGAGTGCATCGACGTTGGCAGTATATTCAGGTTGGTCAAAAGACAATTTAACATGAGACTGGGCACCAAGGTTGTACACCTCGATGCTGTCGTACTGTTCAAACGAATTTATAATTGAATTGATCCGGGCGGTATCTGTGAGGTCACCCTCAATAAGATGAAATTCTGGATGGGTCTTGAGATGTTCAATGCGTTCATGCTTTCGCTCAGAACAGTAGCGAGCCAGACCATAGACCGAGTAATCCTTTTTGAGGAGAAATTCAGCTAGGTAGCTCCCGTCCTGGCCAGTCACTCCAGTAATTAAAGCAGCTTTCATGATAAACTAGAAAACATTTTCCTTATTTGATGACTTAAGAGAGCGACACGGAACTCGAGTGGTTGTTTACACAAAATTGTTATGAGGACTTCACGTTGAAACCGATTCAGGGGAGATATAGGGTACCACGAGGCGACCCAGGGAATCCAAGACTCCATCTGAATTTTATTTCGAAATTATTTATTAGGAATGTCCTTCATGTACGTGCTGGCCATGACGGCCGCCGAACTTTTGGGTAATGCACACCTCAAATGGTTTGCAGATGAGGGCAAACATCACAATCTCATGTTTGGCGTTCTTGCATGGGCTGCTGTGCTCTTCTTCCTCATCAAGACCCTATCGTCATCCAGCATGATGTGGACATGTATCATGTGGGAAGCGATGATTGTGATTGGAGGTGCCATCACAGCCTGGCTCTTTTTTGGTGAAAAATTCACACACTGGATTCAGTGGCTTGGGCTCCTATTTGCAGTGGCTGCCGCTGTATGCATAAACTATAACTGTGGGTCTAAATAAACACCAGCAGAGTTTATAAAGTATGGATGAAAATTGGAAGCACGTGTTCTCGCGGCTTGATAATCTGGAGGCTGAACTCGCTGAGCTGCGCGAAATAACCTGGCCTGTGTGTCAAGGGATGATTGACAAACAAACCGGACCCTTTCAAAATATGAAAGAGAAGCGTCGGTTTTTTAGGTTTTTACACGTTGACGATATCCGAAACCTTCTCAGGGCCAAAGCTCGTTTTATGGGAATTTCCCCAGAGATAGTCTTTGAAGAACTTCGACAGGTGCGGGTAGAGGTACCTCGACAGGACGAGGTGTAAGAGATGTCTTACCGTCAATATGAATTCCATTTTTGATCCAAATTTCATACGTCTTTTCATCTTCTATACGATGCGTAGCGTCCTTGGCGTGTGCGTACGTTGCCATTTTGTTCCGAACATGTCCCGATTTACCAAAGCTACTGAGGTGCCACCCTGATTCCCGAAAACATGGAAACTTCCAGCGGTTATCCCGAAGATAGTTGGGCCCTGCACGCTTGAAGAGTTCACAGTTTGTAATGACGGTCCCAAACCAGGGCTCACCTGTAAACAGGTAATCAAATGAATACTCAAACATCCACATATGGACCGAGCATACAAGGTGAGGCAGCTGTTCATACCGCACCTTAGACAGGTCTGGTATTTCATCTACGTCACTCACCATAACAATAGCCTCATTTGGAACGTCCTCAAGACCACGTAGAATACATTCACGTTGAAACTTTTCACGCGCCCATGGACTGTCATCCTTTGGTGCCTCGTCGGCTGTCACAACAATGTGTTTAATTTTGTGGAGCCACTTGGCAAAGCGCTCCTTATTTTCCTCAAAGTAAAGAGGTTTCGAACCGCCCACGTGATTTACTTCAGCCTCGACAAGAACGAAACGATCAACGTACCTGTCGAGAACCTCTAAACGAAGTTCTAAAATATCAAATTCATTATAGAACATGAAGGTATCTACCAACATTTAAACTTATAATAGAGCTTTCCCTTATCTTCAAAACTTTTCAAAATTTTCAAGTTGTTCGCCATGTGACCACCCTCCCCTGCAATATGATGAAGAGCGTCCGACTCAAAACCGTACTGAAATTGTTGGAGGGCGTTTCCAAGGTTGAATTCCTGAACAAAAACAGTTTTACGATTGATTCCATATTTTTCAAACAAATTGCACAAAATCATGTCATCGTGCCATGTCACCTCCAAAAGTTCCTTGAACTCGGGAAGAACCTTCTGAACCCACTCCGCCTTGACAAGCACAGACCCATATCCCTCGAGGACATCAAGTGGGACGCCATGCTGACGCGGAAAAACCTTTTGAAAATACGTTTCAAAATTGAACCCACTCAGACCCCAAGCACTGGTTGGATCGGTCCGCCACCACCGAAGAAGGTTCATCACCAGTTTCGAATCGTAAAATGTATCATCATCAACATAGACGATAAGGTCCTCAGGGTCGAGATGTTTGGCCGGACCAAGAAATTTCGTGCCCGGCCCGAGATCTTCACAGTTTCGGTTCACTACTAATTTTGATCCAAATTTAGAAAAGTCGGGGACTTGGCCGTCCCATTCCGGAAACCTGTTGTACTTTAGAGGAATGTTGAGCCATACCTCATGGCACGCCTGTTCAAGTAATGATGGAATGACCGCTTCGAGTTTATCAAATCGACTTGGAATCGTGGTCAAACTCACAATCACCTTCATAAATTAAACAAGTTTGAAAATTTTATCTGGAACTTCCATATATTTATCATTTGGAAATAGGACCCTGACACTTTGCAAGAAAAACGCACCATTGTGCACCTCCGTAAAGACAATGTTTCCGTCGGGCACGTGAGCGAGTTTCATGATAATTTCATATGGAAATATATCATTCTTATACATTTTGAAAATTCGAGGATACTTGGCGTCTTCAATTTTGTACACAATTTCATCTTCACGGGTCATAATTTTCCGAAGGAACGTCTCGTCCGTGCCCTCCTCAAGGACAAACGATATTGGGCGGTCACACGGTTCCCAGAAATTGAGGTTGAGTTCGGGAGCATCCTTTCGACACTTGCGGTCAAGAGGTCCTGGAAACTTTTGGGTACTTGGTTTGGCGGTGACGAGGTCTTTGCGTACATACGTACATTCAAGGTACCTTGGCATCAAATGAACACGGTCAATATACGTCCAGGGTTGATTGTGACAATTGTTCCCGTGAATATGCACCAAGTAAAACATTTCATTAATTTTTTTGATAACATCTGAATGATCCTCTTGAAGTTCGTGAAACTCCACAATGAGTTGACTGACCCGGGATAGGTCGGCCGCACGTAGAACATCCCATTCAGCCCCCTCCACATCCATTTTTAGGATAAAATTTGTTCCTTCGGGTACATAACGTTTCACATGCGTCTCAAGGGTATACAACGGGTCTTCATCCTTGGCCCCAATTCCCTCTTTGATGTATGTGACTGCTTCACTCGTGGGTGGAATATCATCAATCGTATGGTCAAAAACGTGTGCTTTAATACCCCACGCCTCTGTGAGTTCGTTTTCGAACGAGACGTCCTTGTCCACTCCATACCCAAGAATATGCGTCGCGCCGAGTGGAGCATCGATTATAACATAGCCACCGTCTTCTTCACGGCCGTAGCGTTTTTTCTCACAACCCTCGACATCAAATGGGCGAAAGTCCATCTTGGTTTAAAAAGTGGCACACCTTTAACATTAAATGTGTGGAATTTTCGCCGTTCATGGAACGGCCAAACCCATGAAAATGGGTATCCTCAAACACCGTGGACCTGATGATTCTACCTCAAAGCGCGTAGGCAAGACATTCTTCGAATTTCATCGGTTGGCAATCAATGGTGGTATGGGACCAAGTCAGCCAATTGAGTTTTCAGGCCTACACATGGTGGCGAATGCTGAAATTTACAACTATATTGAGCTTGGTGGTTTTCCAGGCGAGTCGGATTGTGAGGTGATTCCGCGACTCGCTGCCGAACATGGTCTGTTTCGAACGTGTCAAATGATTAGCGGTGATTTTGCACTCGTCATCAGTGACGGTGAGACGGTCTGGGCGGCTCGTGATCGCGTTGGTGTCCGTCCTTTGTTCTGGACACGGTCGGGGGACTCGGTTGCTTTTGCATCAGAGGCGAAAGCCCTAATTCAATTTGGAACTAAAATTGAAATTTTCCCTCCAGGTCACCTGTACGATTCAAAGCTTGATGCGCTCGTATGCTGGGCACCCAACTATTGGGACGCCCCAAGACTTGATGATGATGTCGAGTTTGTCCGAGAACACATCCGGGACCTTATGTTCAAGGCGGTTGATAAACGCGTTCATAACACTGAGCGTCCTGTGGGGTTTTTTCTAAGTGGCGGTCTCGATTCTTCAATTGTTGCGGCTCTAGGCAAACAGTGTTTGGGCAAAACAATCAAAACGTTTGCGGTTGGTCTCAAGGACTCACCGGACCTTTTGGCGGCGCGCCAGATGGCTCAGCACCTCGACTCTGACCATACAGAGGTGATTTTCACAGTCGAAGAGGGTATGAAGGTGCTTAAGGATGTCATTTGGCACCTGGAGACGTTCGATACAACGACAATTCGCGCATCCGTACCAATGTATATCCTAAGCAAGTATATCAAGGAGAATACAGATATTCGAGTCGTCTTGAGTGGAGAAGGTTCCGATGAGTTGTTCGGTGGATATCTATACTTTCACAACGCACCAAGCGTTGATGCGTTTGCCGACGAAACAATGAGACTAGTGCGTGACGTCCATCTCTTTGACGTTCTTCGCGCAGACCGAACGACGGCGGCGCACGGTCTTGAGCTTCGTGTCCCATTCTTTGACCGAGACTTGATTGATTATGTGATGGACGGATTCGACCCCGAGCTCAAGATGCCCAAGAATGGATTCGAAAAACACATTCTGCGTGAGGCAATGGGAGACCTTTTGCCACGTGAAATTGCATGGCGGCAAAAGAATGGAATGAGCGACGCCGTCGGGTACTCTTGGGTGGATGCACTCAAGGCTACCGGTGAGAATTATCAAAAGATTTTTCATGAACTGTTTGGAAAGAACCTAGACCATTTGTCACCTTACAAATGGCTTCCGAAATGGTCAGATGCCAAGGACCCGAGTGCTCGGGCTCTACCGCAATTTAATGATAAGATTGCACCACCGCCACGCAAAGCCGACGAACCTCTTTCTGACGATGATGTCATGTATCTCGTAGCAGCTTTGAACGTATCCAGAACAATTATGGCGACAATTTTGATTGCAAGTACGATTGCATTTTTCTACCCGAATTTACTTTAGGGAAAGCACGTTGGATTTCACTTCAGGGAAAGCATGTACAGCGTTGAACGAATCAGAGCTGTAATTTCATCCTGAATATTCTTCAGGTACGTATCACCCCGGGGAAGGCGAATCGCGCGAACACGAGCTAAAAGACTTTTAAAATAGGGACGGGCTTTGCGAGGGTCACGGATAAAGCGCTTGTTTAAACTCACGCGGCGGAGGCGGCCATACTTTCCCATGTACGCCTCGGCCCATGCGTCCAGAAGAGGGACTATGCCCTCATAATAGGCCTGGAGCGCCTTGTGTTCCGCGAATGATGGAGTGGTGAGATGAAACGCGTGAGCCTGCGTCCGGGAGTTCATGAGAAGACCTACGTATCGATTTGCCATTTTATTATTATGTATTTTTTAATTTTCGAATCTCCTCGATGATTGCCCGGGCCTTTGTAACCGCCACCTTCATTTTCTTTGACTGGACCGCCTTGAGAAACTCGGTCGTTGCTGGCGTTTTAACACTCTTCAATTTTCTGAGTGCCTTGACGCGTGCAACATTTCTGCGGCCCTTTTCAGGGTTTTCCTTTCCAAGTGGGTTTCTGGGCATAATTTTCTTGTAAATAAAGGACCCTGCTAAAACAACAAGAACGTCTTTGTACATGTACTTTAATCTCTTGATTGGAAGACCATATTTACGTGCAAATACAGAGTTGATTTGATGATGTGTGACTCCAGGGACGTATGCAAGAGTACAGTCAATAAAGTCATCACCGTCTGCAGTCTTGAACTGAATGACATGGTACGTACGTTTTCCGGTTGCAGGGATATACGATTTTCTTTCATAACTTTTGATTTTCAAATTGTCTGGGCGTATAAATCCTTTTACGAAATTGTACATGTAATTGTACATTGCCAATGAGTACTTTTCAACTTCTCTCTCCGTGAGTGGGTGATTCACAGCAAACGTAAAGTCGTAGTCGGACGTGCTCGCCACCTTCTTGGGTAAAGGATCAACACCACGTTCCATGAGATATAGCTTTACAGCCATACCACCGCCGAGTGAAATGACAAATCTCCGGTCCGGTACTGCAAGTTTTTTATGAAACTTACAATACTTTGTAAAGTCTTCCATTATTATAATGTTGGAAAAAATTAGAATGTGGCCTTACTTTGCAATTTTAGTTGTACTGTTGCTTCTGGTATGGGTACTGACATACGGTCAAAAAAGTGTTGGTCGAGGGTTTACATCGATAACGGGCGCATGGGACCCGCCAGTCGTGATTAATTCTGTACTCACAAAAGACGAGTGTAAATACATTATACAAAAGGCTGATTTGCTATTTACACGAAGCACAGTTGTGGGAACGGAGGGCGCTGACCCGTCCCGGACAAGTGAAACGGCATGGATTTCAAAAAATGACCCTGTCGCTAAAAAAGTTTTCCAGAAAGCATCCGAACTCACGGGGAAACCATTTGATTGTTGTGAAGATCTTCAAGTCGTCCGATACAAGCCTGGAACATTTTACCGCGCCCACCACGATTCGTGTTGCGATGACACACAGGCCTGTGTCGATTTTGAAAACCGCGGCGGACAACGCGTCGCTACACTTTTAGTCTATTTAAATGATGAATTTACTGACGGCGAAACGCACTTTCCTGACCATGGAGATCTCAAGATGAAAGCTGAGCCGGGCTCGGCAATTTTTTTCAGACCAATGGGAACTGACGAGGCCAAATGTCATCCAAAAGCACTTCACGCGGGTCTACCAATTTCGTCCGGCACGAAATACGTGTGTAATGCATGGATCAGAGAGTCAAAATTCGTGTAATGTCCTTGCCAAATATTCCATACCTTAAGCTAAAACCAAACAAACAAACTCTCTCAACACTCGAGAAAATCGTGTGTTGTGCGAGCTACTTAAACAGGTCTCAACCTGAGAAGACAAGTCAAAACATAATGGCGAGCTTTACGTCTGCCATCCTCGCCCTGGTTGAGGAGCGCGACCGCCAGTTCCTTCTGCGCGTGGCTCAGGACTACAATTTGCCTTTTGAGGAGCTCCAGGCAAAGTACCTGGAGACGGCCGAGAAGGCGGTCAAGGCGCCGCGCAAGTACACCAAGAAGGTCAAGTCTGTCGAGACGGGCGAGGGTCCGGCGCCTGTGGCCGAAAAGGTGACAAAGGCTCCTCCGAAGGAGAAGCAGTGCTGCACCGCCCTGACGAGCAAGAAGGAGCCCTGCAAGTTTAGTGCACTCAAGGGTGAGGTGTTTTGCAAGCGTCATCTGAAGCAGACGATGGATGAGAGCGAGCCCAAGGAGAAGAAGGAGACGAAGAAGGAGACGAAGAAGAAGGAGACGAAGAAGGCTGAGCAGCCGGTGCATACCCATGCACTCGACAAGACGGACGAGGCGTGTGACCTCTGTGCATCGCATGGGAACGCATTCGAGCCTGTTGAGCAGGAGTTTGAGGTGGCTCCAGCTCCTCACACGGGTCCCATCAAGACCCGGTCGGCGGCAGCGCGCCTGGCAGCAATCCTTGCAGAGGCGGACGAGTCTGATTCTGAGTCTACGGTTGGGGAGGCGGTTATTGAAGAGGAGGAGTACGAGGAGGAGGACTAGAAGCGAATCATCTCACGGATAGCATCATAATCGGCGCGCAAATGAGCAAAATCAGTCTTTTGTAAACGAACAAACGTTATGAACCACAGCGTAATCATCATCGTCCATACGAACATGTTTTCTTCCCGATGCGTCTTGAACTTGTAAATAGGTCCCACAATTTTGCCAATAAACGTCTCGTCGTCACACGTCTTGCCCGTGAGAAGTTTTTCCATCTCAGTCAGTGCGCACACAGATTGATTTGTTAGCCAGTGTAACATTATAAAAGGAATAATGAGGAGATGCATAGATAGTAGATAATCATTACCAAAAAATGGTGTAAGTATCACAAACAAAAATACAAGGTAGTGAATTATGTTTATGACCATCTTCTACTATACTGAAGGAAAATTTATGTCATGTAAAGCCCAACACCACATTATTTTCAAAAGAAACTAAAATGTATAAGCGTCCGACTCCCCAGAAGCGTGGTGTATCAGGGGCACTTCCTGTGGATGGGTATTGGATGAGCATACCGACCGGTCATCCGAGTCGCGTCGGTGAAATTGTAGACAAGATTCGAAACAGACGTGTTCCTTCTGCACCGCCAAAACCCTGGGTACCACCTCGTGACTATGAGTTTATTGCGACGCGCATGGAACATCCTGAACCTTTTTTGAAACGGTGTAGAGACTGGTTTGCCGCCCATCCTCCAAAGGTTCGTGAGCAGCCTCTTACGCCACCTATCATTGATCAGGAGCCTATTATGGCTGTTTTTGCAAAGTATGCCAAAGTGGAAGGTGGCCCGAAAATGCCCCCGGTACCCGAACTTGAAAAGGCGTGGCGGGCTGCAGGCTATCCAGAGGAGCGCATAGCCAAAGCACTTGCATGGCACGCAAAAATGGAGGCAACCACTGACGAGCGTCAGAAGGTTCTCGATACAATTTTTGCCAAGTTTCCGAGTGCGAATAAACCGGCCGTCAAGCCCAAGACGACGAAGGTGATTAAGGTTGTTAAAAAGAAGATGCCTCAGAATAATAATGAACAAACCACGTTGGGCTGATATGACAGACGATGACCCTCTTGAAGTTCCAGTTGTAATTTCGAAACACGGAATTAAAGTGAAAAAAAGTGTCGCGAGTCCCCCACCTCAAGATAAAACCAAACCTCTTGTAGAATGTAAGAAATGAGCTGTGAAGTATGTTGCGAACAGTTTAATAAATCATCGAGATCACTTGTTGAGTGTCCATATTGTCCATTCAGAGCATGTTCGGGATGCTCTGAACGGTACCTTCTTGAAACCATTGAAGATGCACATTGTATGGCATGTCGTAAAGGCTGGTCTCGTGAAATTCTCGTGAACAATTTTACTCAAAAATTTGTCACACGAGCGTACAAATTGCGCCGCGAGGAGCTTTTGCTCGAACGCGAAAAGAGTATGATGCCTGCGACTCAGCCATATGTAGAGGTTGAGAAACAGATTAGAACTCTTAGTACAAAAATTAACGACCTAAAAAAGGCAGCCGAACATGCAAATGAAAAATGGAACAGAATTAATCATACGCAACTCGGGGTTCTTGCCGTTGAACATAACTTATCAAATGAATTTGATGCAACCATTCTTCGCCATAAACTCAGTCAGGAACAGCGAAAAGTTGTGAGCAATTTACTCATAGATATTCAACACCTGGAATGGTATCAGCAACAGCTTGTGTGGCGCATGACTGGTGGTTCGTTGGAGCATGAGAAGCGCCAATTTGTTCGGGCGTGTCCGTACGCAGACTGTAAGGGATTTTTGAGTACGGCTTGGAAGTGTGGTGTATGTGAGAACTGGACATGTCCAACGTGTCATGAAGGGAAAGGTCCAGACAAAGACGCTCCTCATGTGTGCAACCCTGATAATGTCGCATCGGCCGAGCTCCTTTCAAGGGATTCTCGACACTGTCCAAAGTGCGCCTCCTTGATTTTCAAAATCAATGGGTGTGACCAAATGTATTGTACACAGTGTCACACGGCATTCAGTTGGAGAACTGGCCGGGTCGAGACGGGTATTATCCACAACCCACACTACTATGAGTTCCATCGTGCAAATGGAACTCTACGGCGCAACCCAGGTGATATTCCATGTGGAGGGTTTCCGGATTGGCACCAAATGTCACGTCTTGTACCGAGAAATTCAGTGTACTGGAATGCCATATCTGGTGCGCATCGTTCACATGGGCACTGTCAGTGGGCCCTCATTCCCCGCTACACGACAAACCTCCAGGACAATCGTGACCTACGTATCAAACTCATGATTGGTGACATTGACGAGGAACAATTCAAGAAGAAAATTCAGCAGCGTGAAAAGGCTCGACAGCGCAAGACAGATATCCGCCAGGTTCTCGAGATGTATACGGCGGTCCTGGTTGATTTGTTCCAGACATTTGCACAGGACCAAAATATCGAAAACCTCTTCACCTCTTTGTGTGGTCTACGGACCCATGTAAATACAACGTTTGCATCAGTCTCCAAGCGGTACTCAAACTGTGCCCACCCAAAAATCAGGGAAAATTTTGATGTATACTAGTAGAGATGTGGGTACTTGTGTTGACCCTTGTCGTTATTATAATCCTCATTTTACTTGTGAAAAGGACGAGTACGTTTGGGAGTGACAGCCAGATTCCAAAGACGATATGGACGTATTGGAACAGTCCTGACATTACACCCGTTGTCCAGAAGTGTATAAACACATGGAGAAAATACAATCCAGAGTATACGGTTACGGTTCTCACACCGGATAACCTTCGTAATTATCTCGATTTTGATGTGAAAAGCATAAAGTTTAACGACTCGGCTGCACGCGAATCGGATATTATTCGTCTCAATGTTCTTCAGAAATACGGTGGCGTGTGGTGCGACGCGTCTATTCTTATGACCCGACCATTTGATTTTGATACAAAATCCCAGCACGAGTTTGTTGGGTACTACATTGAGCACTATACGACGAAGAAAAAATGGCCTTGTATCGAAGGGTGGTTCTTTGCAACCATACCGCGTGGTAAGTTTATCACGGCATGGCGCGACGCCTTTATGAATATACAAAACTTTGATTCTGTGAAAGAATGGCTTGACGACTTGAAGGAACGTAATGTCGATTTTCAGAAAACACCGGGATATATGCAAAACTATTTAGCAATTAATTTAGCGGCCCAAGAGGCTATGCAAAAGAAAATGACCGAACAGGAAATCGCATCGACGTGTTATTTCATGAGTGCAAATAAAGGACCCTATAAACACATGTATGATCACGGGTGGGACAATTACGATGCAGTCAAGTCTGTGTGTGAACCAAATCAGCCGACAATTGTCAAGTTTCATCAACATGACCGCAAATTATTGGATACAAAACCCGAGTTACACTGTGTATTCAAAGGTCACGAATAAAATCGTATGTAAAATTAGTATGGACCCAAAAGTGGTCATGATCACTTTACTCGTCCTTTGTGTCGTATGGCTTTTAGTGGCCAAACGACAGGAACGATTTTCAAATGAAATTCCAAAAACCATATGGACTTATTGGGACGATGATACACCTCCGGAATTGGTATCAAAATGCATTAACAAATGGAAGGCACTTCATCCAAGTTGGCAAATGGTGGTCCTGAACCGTGATATGGTCAAGTCGTACGTTCCAGACGTTGATATTTTTAGTCTAAAATTTGCAGACACGGCACCTCGTCGTTCAGATTTTGTACGTCTCCATGTACTCGCCAAGTACGGCGGGGTATGGACGGATGCGTCTGTTTTTCCTACAAAATCTGTAGATTGGGTCAGGGAGGTGGGTCCATATGACTACATTGGATACTATCGCAAAGGAGTAACGACTCGGCCAGAGTATCCAGTGGTTGAAAGTTGGTTCTTTGCTTGCCCACCCGGAAGCAATTTTGTTTCAAAATTGAGAGATGAGATGATGACCATGAACAAACTTGACAAGGAATCAGACTATAAAAAGAATATCGAGTCGCGTGGAATTGATATCCAAAATATACCACAACCCGATTACCTGAATGTATATCTGGCTGCCCAAGCCGTGATGCAAAAGGAGATGACGCCCGAAGAAATCAAGAGGAAAATATATGTCAAGCCATCAGAGGATGGGCCGTTTAAGCACTCGGTCACAAACAACTGGGACCCAGAGAAGGCAATGAAGAGCCTGTGTACGTCTGAATTGCCGGAAATGGTGAAGATTTATGGAAACGAGCGAAGAGCCATCGAGGGTAATTCAGAACTAAAATGTGTGTACAAGGCTCTTGAATAGTTAAGAAATTTTAACACTGAATTTATATGGACAATGTTTTACTCAGGTTGTTAAACCTTCAGTGGTACGTGTATCGAGACCCAGATACAGCAGTTGCACTACTGAAACAAATTTACAATGAAATTCAGGACCTTCTGCATACAAGGACTATACGGAACTGGGGGATACTGAGTAAAAAAAGTGTCATTCGCAGGACACAATCTTGTCCAGAAATATGTATGCAAAGAATATGACAAAGACAACAATCATACGTGCAATTGAAGTAAGCCTCACCCGACCAAAAATGACGAAAAAAACATTCAATGAATTGAATCGTCTCTTTGAGGCACTTGAGTTGATTGAAAATTTTGAGGAAAATTTGAAGAAAGACCTGGATGTTGATTAAATTCGTGTCATGTCATCGTCAAATACTCATGAGAGACACCAAGAACCAGACACTCAAAGTCATGGAGATTGCTCGGGCTCTTTGGTTTTCTTACACCGAAAGCAATGTTCCTATTGACAAGCTCTTTGGCTATCAGTCACAGAACGTGATTGACGAAGGCCTCATGATTGCGGCCGAGTGGCGTGACATTGAAGCCATTGAGACTTTCTACACAATAGGTGCAAATGTCCATTACGTAGACAAGGCGGGATTCAGTGTGCTTGAAGTTGTGCTCCAAGGCCATGACGGGTATTGGCGCGAGTATGTAGAGAGCGCTGAAAAGGCTGTGCGCTTTTTGGCATCTGCGGGAGTAACCCGCAAGGATATTACACACGACTGGATTATTGTGGATTGTTGTCAGACGTTTATCGCCAAGTCCGAGTACCTTAAAGAGTTTCTGACAGTCACGAATGTCGCCTTCATCGTAGCTCGGGTTATCCGCAAGGATGGAGAGATTATCATAAACTGCCCCGGTGATCGCGAGTTTAGCACTCGTCGGGATGCTGAAGACTACTACAAGCAAGTCAAGGGGGATGATGTTTTTGTTGTTGAGCTTTGCAAGCCGTTTAATTCATAATATGTTCGTCATCTAAAAATCCATGTCCTCTCCATGCCAAGTGAGTCACTCAATTCTCAATTTCAAACCAAAAATGGACTTTACGGACTTTGACTGGGCTGCATATGACGAGATGCCCTCTCGCGAAGAGCTTCTTGGCATAAACGTCGAAAAATGGTGGAAAAATCAGTACGTATCTGAAGTGATAACACGGTGGGATTGTCGCGACCCATACAATCACTCACCTTTTCTCACAATAAAGAGGTGGCGTATCCAGCCTCACATTAGTGTATGGACATGTCTTCCTGGTGAAACCCCACCGACGACTTTTACCAGGAGGCCACTTCATAAATCACTCGAAAACCAAGCGCGTGAGGCATGGGCCCGGTGTG